CCAAAACGAAAGCGGCTGAGCTGCTCGGTGTCTCCCGCACAACGCTGCGCAATATGATGGCGGAAAACAGCAAGCCCACGTATAAGCAATATGAGGATTTTCCGGAAGGATTTGCAGCGATGTATTCTGAATATCTCGCCGGAAATATCAACATACCGGAAATGGTGCTTGCGCTCAGAAAGCCCCGCCGCGAAGTCGAGCTGCTGATCCGCCGTTACACGGCTCTGCTGAAAGAGATGGACGATGCAGACTCAGAGCCCATTGTGATTCCGGAAAGCTCTTGACATTTCTACGGAAACCTGCTAGGTTTCGCAAGGAACCGAAACAAAAATATGACGTAAAGAGCTTTGCTGGAAACTGCAAGGCTCTTTTGATTTGATGTTACCAAACTGTATCAGTTTTTCCTGAATTTGCTCTTGACTTTTTTGAGAAAATCGAGTACAATATATATAGGAACCATGAGTTCCTAGCGTGAGACTGACACGCCAATAAATCCGAAAGAAAGCTGGATTTATGGGTCAGCGTAGTTGGCAGGCAACCTAAAAACCTGAAAGATGCTAGACGCAAGTGCTAGCGTAGTTGGCGGACAACGGAAAAATCAGTCACTAAGGGGAGATGACTTTCGCTGCGGCAAAGCATCTCCCCTTTAAATTTATTTGCAAGGTGGAAAAATGAAAAAGAATGAAGCAATAAATATAATCGTCCAAGCCGCAAAATATTTCAATTTGAATTTGCGCAGAAAGAATTTCCTGATCGTCTTTGGAACTCCAAACAAACCAGAGTGTATAGAAGCCCGATTCCCTATTAGTAGCTTTGTTCATCTTACAGGTATTGTCCTTAATCAATCAAGACTCACACAGGAGCATCTTGAAAAGAAAACGAACGTGAACGAACTATTTTATGAAAAAGCAATCCATGAAAGAATATCTCCTTCTGATTTTTATTTCAAGAGCGATGGCACAACAGAATTAAAATTGTCTGTGCTGTCTCAGGCTATTGATATATTGCACAATGCCAAAATGATTGGTGATTTCAAAGGAAATCATTGCAAATTGGAGACTGATAAATTAGCTGGCAGTGTGTATTCGGTATTAGGATTTGTTCGGGCAGGAAAGTATTATGTACCCAATACCGTTTTGGCTGCGGATACAAGAGATGAGGTGATAAAACCGCAGAAGGTATTAGCGATATTAAGCAAAGAAGAAGATTTGTCTTATTCACAAATCGAATACACCGCTAAAAAGATAGACATTCAGAGACTATTGGCTTTGGTTAGCAAAACATGGAATATCTCACAATCACTTCTTCGAGAAAAAGCTGATTCTGTTCAAGAACGGCTTGCTGCAAATCATAATGAAGCTCCTCAATCCTCTGCACCCCAGCCAAAGACTAATCTCTCGGATCAAACTCAGAAAGATCAGGATTCGCATCATGTGCAGCAGACAGCAAAGCACAAGCCATTCACACTGTCCGGGGCCAAACGCTCAGCGATCGCCGCAAATGCCGAGCGTGCCGGTCATAAGGAAAAGCCGCAGCAGCGTCCTGCAACGGTTCATAAACGCGATGATGATACGCTCTCCTGATCCGCATACTATATAATTAGAACCGCCCTGTGAGTGTTTTCGCTCACAGGGCTGTTTCATTAGTCGCAGGGCTTACTGACCACGCGATCGACATACAGACCGCCGTCAATCTTTGCCTGCTCCATGACCCACAGGAAGGTGTCCATGAGATCTGCAAACTCGACGTCATCTTCGACGTAAGATGCCAGATCCTCGTCAGTCGTGTCGGGGCGAATATCTCCGTCGGCTACGCCGAGGGTCAGCCAGGTCATGATGTATGCCTCATTGTTGACCGCCCGAACCAGCAGATCCATTGCGCGAACAATCTCGCAGCGTGCTTTCATATCCATAACAACCATCCTTTCTGCCGGGATTTGCCGCCCGGCTCGGCATCTGTGTTTTCTTTGACAATATCATCATACTACATATTACGTAATATGTCAATTAGCATATTACGCAATATGCAGACAGTATTTCCATTTCATCTTTATGCACAATCACATATTGCACAATATGTAAAATTGTGGTATACTGAATGACAACAGGCATATTCAAACGATACCAGGAGGTTTTCTTATGGATAAAAAAGAACAGATCAGCTATCAGAACAAATACATCGCTGAGAAGTATGATCGTTTTACAGCGACCTTCCCAGCCGGCAAGAAAGACGTATACCGGGAGCAAGCTGCCAAGAATGGTGAGAGCCTGAATGCGTATATCAACCGCCTGATTGAAGAAGATATTTTACGGCAATCGGAAAAGTGATTGCAATATATATAGTATAGGAGCGTATACCGAAATGGACGATAAAATCACAATCGTCGGCACGAACATTGCCGAAAAAGCCACAATGATCTGGAATGTCGCAGATATGCTGCGCGGACCGTTCAAGCCGCATGAATACGGCCTTGTCATCCTTCCGATGACAGTAGTCAAGCGGTTTCACGACTGCCTGCTGCCGACGCATGACAAGGTGCTGGCAGAATACGAAAGCAAGAAAGGTCTTGCGGTCATCGACGGCTTCCTGACACGGGCATCCGGTTACCAGTTCTACAACACAAGCAAATACACCTTCGATCTGCTCTGCGCCGATCCCGATAACATCGAGGCGAATTTCCGTGACTACCTCGCCGGATTCTCCGCGAATGTGCAGGATGTGCTTGCGAAATTCGACTTTGACGCGATCATCCGCCGCATGGTCGAGAGCAACACGCTCTATCTCGTCATCAAGGAATTCAACTCGCAGAAGGGCTATCTCGGTCCGGACAAGATCAGCGCGGTGGACTGCGGCTACATCTTCGAGGATCTGGTCAAGCGGTTCTCGGAATCCTTCGGTGAGGAAGCCGGAGCGCACTTCACCAGCCGCGATGTCATCTACATGATGACCGACCTGCTGCTCTCCGATGCCGACCTCTCCAAGAACGGCAATGTCACGGTCTATGACATGGCAATGGGAACATCGCAAATGCTTTCCTGCATGGAAGAACGCATCCATGATCTCAATTCGGAAATGGATGTCACCTGCTTCGGGCAGGAGTTCAACCCGTCAACATTCGCAATCGCAAAGGCGGATATGATGATCCGCGGCGGCGATCCGAATAATATGCGGTTCGGTGACACGCTCTCCGAGGATCAGTTCAGCGGCTATCAGTTCCAGTACATCATCTCAAATCCGCCGTTCGGCATCGACTGGAAGCGCGAGCAGAAAGCCGTCGAAGCGGAGGCGAAAAAGGGAGAGCTGGGACGCTTTGCGCCTGGTCTGCCGAAGATCTCCGACGGACAGCAGCTCTTTGTGCTGAACGGTCTTGCGAAGCTGCGCACGGACGGCAAAATGGCGATCATTCAGAACGGCTCACCGCTGTTTTCCGGTGATGCCGGCAGCGGACCGTCTGAAATTCGCCGCTATATCCTCGAAAATGACTGGCTCGACTGCATCATTCAGCTTTCGACCGATATGTTCATGAACACGGGCATCAGCACATATATCTGGGTATTGAACAAGAATAAGCTGGCGCACCGCGCCGGGCAGGTGCAGCTCATTGACGCTTCACACTGCCGCGAGCAGCGCCGCAAGTCGATCGGCTTCAAGCGCTATGACATCACCGACACCTGCCGCGAGCTGATCGTCCGCGCATACGGTGAATTCCGCGACGATGCGATCTACGGCGACAAGGACGGCATCTATTGCCACAGCAAGATTTTTGACAGCGCCGAATTCGGCTATCGCAAGATCACAGTCGAGCGTCCGGAGCTGGATGCAGACGGCAAGCCGGTTCTGAAAAAAGGCAAGCCGGTTGCGGATGCGGCGCGGCGCGACACGGAAAATGTGCCGCTGATCGAGGACATTGACGCCTATTTTGCGCGGGAGGTGCTGCCCTATGCGCCGGATGCGTGGATCGACACGAAGAAAACGAAGGTCGGCTATGAGATTCCGATGACGCGCTATTTCTACGAGTACAAAGCGCCGGAGAAGGTTGAAGACATTATGGCGCGGCTTTCCGGCATTGAGGCGGAGATTCAGCAGAGCCTTTCTGCACTCTTTGGGGGTGAACAGGCATGAGCAAGCCGGAGGAAAAGCAAATCACGCTGACAGCATCTGAACTTGAAAACATCATTCGTTCGGCTGTGAAAAATGCGCTGCGCGATCTGGATGCTGAGAAAGATCTGCCCGTCAATGATGTGAACGAAAGAAATGTTGCACCTGCGTCCTTTTCACTTCTGGAAGCTATTGCAACGACTGCGCTTTGGCTTTTTGCTGTATTTACTGGTGTTGGCGTATATGTGTGCGGAAAAATTATGTATGAAACCGGTTTCAGTTGGATTGCTCTGTTATATTTGTTCGACTTAGGCTTTATTACAATTCTTGCGGTTGCCGCAGCATTTGAATTGTACAGAACAAAGAAACTGGAAGTATTGAACTCCGTTTTTTCCGCAATTATGGCTTTCTCCACGCTGCTTGTCGCAATCGCAAGCGCGGTGTTTGCTTACAAGGCACTGTAAAGGGGTGAAAGATTTTGAGAAAAATGAAAGCCAGCGGCATTGAATGGATCGGGGAGATTCCGGAGAGTTGGGAAACTACTAGGCATAAGTATGTAATGCACAAGGAGAAAAACATTTGTGAGCATTACAATGGTGAAGATATTATTTCTCTCACGATGAATGGTGTTATTGTTCGGGACCTTGATGCAGGAGGAAAAATGCCTACCACCTTTGACGGCTATCAATATGTGGAACCGAATAAACTGTTGCTTTGTTTATTTGATATTGATGTAACACCACGCTGTGTAGGCGTTATTAGAGACTACGGCCTTACAAGTCCTGCGTACAGCAAATTTGTACTCCATGACGGGTGTCATATTGAATACTATGATTATTTGCTGAGAGCGATTGATGATGATAAGGTGCTTGTTCATCTGGCGAAAAACCTTCGTAGCTCTTTTACTGAAACCGATTTTTGTGCATTACCAACAATCGCTCCGCCACTCCCAGAACAACAAGCAATCTCCGCCTACCTCGACCGCCAATGCGCATTGATTGACAGCGTGACGGAGAAAACAAAAGCCTCGATCGAGGAATACAAAAAGCTGCGGCAGGCGGTCATCACGCAGGCTGTGACAAAGGGCGTGCGCGGCGACAGACCGATGAAGGATTCCGGCATTGAGTGGATTGGGGAGATTCCGGAGGAGTGGAAAGTTTACCGAATCGCAAACCTCTACACAGAGCGAAAAGAACAGGGAAACGATGAACTTCCAATTCTCACGGTATCTATCAACACCGGCGTTTCTGACCGTGAATTAGCAGACGATGAAACCGCGAGAGTGTTTGTCCGGAGTGAGGATAAATCCAAGTATATGAAAGTATGCCCCGGCGACCTAACATATAATATGATGCGTGCATGGCAAGGGGCTTTCGGTGCTGTTCGTGTTGAAGGCATGGTCAGTCCTGCTTATGTCATCGCAAAGCCGAAACGGGATATTGACAGCAGATATATGGAAGCGCTGCTCAGAACCCCTGCGGCAAAGGAAGAAATGAAGCGCTATTCTCACGGCATAACAGATTTCAGACTCCGCTTGTATTGGGAGAAATTCAAGTGTATCAAAATCTGTTTTCCGTCTGTTGAAGAACAGCGCGAAATCGCAGATTACATTGACGCAAAATGCGCCGAAATCGACGCGCTTATCACCAAAAAAGAAACTTTCCTCACCGAACTGGAATCCTACAAAAAAGCCCTCATTTATGAATATGTCACGGGCAAAAAGGAGGTGCCGCAGGCATGAATGTGCATCTTGATGCCAAGAATCTAGCGGATGTCATTAAGTCGCTGCCCTATAAGGCGATTCTGCTTATCATCTCGATCATATCTGCATTACTGATTTTCTTACCGGACGCTGCGTTAAAGAAAATGTTTCTTTTGGACTTTAGAAATAAAATAGGAACATTTCTGGGCGTTATTTTCATTTTCTCCATATGTCTTACTGCTTATTTTTATATTTCAGCTTATATTCATGAACGGCGAATCAAAAGTGAATTGTCGGGAAAGAAAGCAATAGCAAAAATAAGTGAATTATCATCTCTTGAAAAGCAGATTGTATGTTATCTGTATCATAATCCAGAAAAAACAACTTTTTTGCCAAGTTCTAACCCAACTATTGCCAGCTTAAAGCATAAACTCATAATTGCTGAAACAAGCAATGTTGGCTCTATGTTAGGATTAGAACAGATTTATCCATTTCATCTTCATCCGTGGGTTATAGAAACAATCAAAAAGAAACCGGATATTCTTCGTGGAATACCCCATGGTCTACCGACCATATTTGCAGATTATCAAGATATATATTCTATTCCAATAATGTAAGGAGGTGTCGTAGCCTTGAACACCACCGAAAAACAGTTTGAATCCGACATTCACGCCGCGATGCTCGCGGGCGGCTACACCGTCAACCGCGACACCTACGACGCGAAAAATGCGCTGTTCCTTGATACACTCATCCGCTTTGTGCAGCGCACGCAGCCGAAAGCGTGGCAGCGCTTCGAGACGCAGAGCGGCACGCCGGAAAAATTCGCGCGCGCCTTCCAGACCGCTGTCGATACAGACGGCGTGCTGTCCGTCCTGCGAAACGGCTTCAAGCATCGGGGCATCCCGTTCCGCGTCTGCTATTTCAAGCCGGAATCGGGGCTCAATCAGACCGCGCTCGACAACTACGCCGCGAACGAGATCACCGTCAACCGGCAGTGGTATTATTCGCCGGATTGCCGCAATTCCGTCGATATGGTCATCGCCGTGAACGGCATTCCTGTGTTCGCATTCGAGCTGAAAAATCAGTATACGGGGCAGAATATCGAGGACAGCAAGCGCCAGTGGATGTACGACCGCGATGCGCGGGAGCTGTGTTTCCGCTTCAACAGCCGCATTCTCGCGTTCTTCTGTGTTGATCTGCTCGAAGCCGCCATGACGACCAAACTCGACGGCAAAAGCACATATTTCCTGCCGTTCAATCAGGGCAGCAACGGCGCGGGTGAGGACGGCGGCAAGGGCAATCCTGCCAATCCTGATGGCTACCCGACTGCGTATCTCTGGGAGCGAGTATTCCAGAAAGACAGCATGATGGACATTTTGCAGAAGTTCATGAGCCTGAAAATCGACACCGAAAAGAAACTGCTCCCCGACGGCAGGGAGCAGGTCACGAAGAAGAAAAATCTCCTGTTTCCGCGCTTTCATCAGCTTCATGTCGTGCGCAGTCTCATTGCAGATGTGCGCGAAAACGGCGCGGGGCATAACTATCTGATTCAGCACAGCGCAGGCTCTGGCAAGTCCAATTCGATTGCATGGACGGCATACCGGCTCGCTTCGCTGTTCAATGACGAGGACAAACCGGTCTTTTCCAGCGTGATTATTGTCACCGACCGCCGTGTGCTCGATCAGCAGTTACAGGAGACGATCTCCGGCTTTGACCACAAGCTCGGCGTGGTCGAGACGATCGACGAGAAGAAGAATTCCCGCGATCTGCGCGACGCACTCAACAGCGGCGTGCGCATTATTGTCACGACCTTGCAGAAGTTCCCTGTGATCTATCAGGAGGTGGACAGTGCCGCGGGGCGCAATTTCGCCGTGATCGTGGACGAGGCGCATTCCTCGCAGACCGGCAGCTCCGCAATCAAGCTGAAAACCGCCCTTGCCGATACCGAAGAAGCGCTCCGCGAATATGCGGAGATCGAGGGCAAAGCCGAGGACGAGATTGACCGCAACGATCCCATTTTGCAGGAGATGCTCACGCACGGCAAGCATCCGAATCTGTCGTTTTTTGCATTCACCGCAACGCCCAAGCCCGAAACGCTGGAGATGTTCGGCGATCAGTGGGAAGACGGCACATTCCACCCGTTCCATATTTACAGTATGCGGCAGGCGATCGAAGAAGGCTTTATCCTCGATGTGCTGCGCAATTATATGACCTACAAGACCTGCTATCAGATCGCAAAGAATACGCCGGAGAATCCGGAGCTGCCGGAGAGCCGCGCAACCAAACTCATCAAGAAATATCAGCAGCTGCACCCGTATATCATCAGTCAGAAAACAGCGATCATCGTCGAGACATTCCGCGATACCACGCGCCATAAGATCGGCGGCAAGGGCAAAATGATGATCGTGACGGATTCCCGTCTTGCTGCGGTGCGCTATTTCCATGAGATCAAGCGGTATATTGCCGAGCATCACTATGAGGATATGGACGTGCTGACGGCGTTTTCCGGCGCGGTACAGGATGACGGCGAGGAATACACGGAGAGCGGGCTCAATGTCCGCAAGGACGGCAGCCACATTGCCGAATCGCAGACAAAGGCGGAGTTCCACGAGAATTTCAATCTGCTGGTTGTCGCGGAGAAGTATCAGACAGGCTTTGACGAGCCGCTGCTGCACACGATGATCGTAGACAAGAAGCTGAAAGGCGTCAAGGCGGTGCAGACGCTCTCCCGCCTGAACCGCACCTGCCCCGGCAAGGTCGATACCTTTGTGCTGGATTTTGCCAATAAGCAGGAGGATATTCTCAAGGCGTTCCAGCCGTTCTATCAGGAGACATTTTTAGAGCAGGAGGTCAACACCGATCTGATCTACCAGACCGAGAAAGAGCTGCTGAATTATGCAATCTATAGCAGTGAGGATATTGCGGCATTTATCAAAGTCTGGGAAACCGGTCAGGACAGCGCTGCTATGGGCAGGATGACAAGCGTGCTGAAACCGGTCGCTGACCGCTATCATGCTAAGAATCCGGAGGAGCGGTATCAGTTTCGCAGAAAGGTGCGGCAGTTGATTCGCTGGTATAACTATGTCACACAGGTTGTCCGGATGTTTGACGAGGAAATGCACAGGGAGTTTCTGTTCCTGCGCTATCTGATTCATCTGCTGCCCGCAGACGAAAAAGGTGTGATTGATCTGGAAGGCAAGCTGAAATTGGAATACTACAAGCTGAAAAAGACTTTTGAGGGCGAAATCAGGCTCCAGAATCTTGACGGCGAGTATGTTCCGGCAAAGCAGAAGGGCGCAGCCGGTTCGCAGAAAAAGAGCACCCTTGACGAGATCCTCGAACGGATCAATGAGAAGTACAAAGGACAGTTTACCGATGCGGACCGCGTAATTATCGACGCGCTGCACCAGAAGCTGATGAAGAACAAGAAGCTCGCTGATTCCGCACGAACAGCCGATCCGACGATCTTCACGGAGAGCATCTTCCCGTCTGCATTTGAGACAGCGGCAATGGACAGCTATACGGAATCGCAGGAGAGCTTTGCATCGCTCTTTGCCGATCAGAGCAAGTTCAATGCGATCATGAGCGCGCTCGCCGGTGTGATTTATCGGAAGATGAGAAAACAGCCTTAATTGATATGAACTACATGTAGCGCCTTAGTATACCTGAAATAACAAAAGCCTGAAAGGAATGAAAAAATTATGGGTGTTATTGTTAGTGCAATTTTTTTAAAAGTATTTGACATGGCTAAAGAATTCATCGGCGGAAAAACTGAAGATGAAATAAAAGACAAGATTGCAGCAGCAGTAAAAAGCCGTACTTTGAAAGAAAAGCTCAAAAAAATACTCGAGCGTGAGAAGCAAGCACTTGACAAGAATACAGCAGACGCTGATTTTATGTTTGAAAATTTTCAGAAATCTGTTACAGATCAAGTTCTAAATGAAAAATCTCTTGCTTTATTATTAGATACAGATTCAGAAAAGCAGGAGCGTGAAATGCGCAGAATCTGTAACCAATGTGCTCAGGATGCTGCCGCCAGAGGCGATTCTGCGAAAGAAAAAATTCAGGAAATTGTAGGCAAGTGTATTCAAGAGGTACTCGAATCAATAGATGATCCCAATAAAAGCATAAGAGATACACGAGATGCAGTGGGTGAACTTATAGAAGAAGCAACTGATAAAGTTACTAAATACGTTGCAGAATCCTCTTCTGAAATAAAGCGTCATTCCGACGAGGCAATTCGTCACATTGATGAAAGATTCAATGAACTCATTACGCTGCTGATGCAGTCCCAAATCCAACAGACAGCACTGACATCCGATAATCAGGATTATTTAGATCTGTTTGATCATAGACTATTCCTCGAACCGGAGACTTCAAAGATTAAACTTCGGGATATGTTTATTCCTCCGCTTGTTGACAAAGGCGAACAAAAAGCAGAAGATTGCATTGCTGATTGGTGTGAACAGGGAACAACACCGTGTATGATTTTGTATGGTGATGCTGGCATCGGTAAATCAAGTCTGGTTGCAAAAATTATTTCAAAGGCTTGTGAAGTTAGTGATACTATTGAACATCCAAATGACGCTCCCGTTCTTGCGGTCGCTCTTAGGGATCACTGTGAATTATTCAGCAATTTGCAAGATGGTTATTCAGCAAAGTATTTACTTTTAAAACTATTCGGAACAGAGTGTATTTCAGATCTTCAAAACAAATTACTGATACTTGATGGCTTTGATGAGCTCACTGTATTAAGTTCTGGTTTTGATGAAAAAAAAGCAGAGAAATTCATTAACAGTCTTACGCGCTCATGTAAAACAAATATGCGTATACTGATTACATCCCGGGAAGGGTATTTTAATAGTAAAAACTTGACAACCATTGTTCAGAAAACACTTTGTTGGGAAGCAGAGCAGGTTGCGGATTGGTGCTTATTATATGGCCGAAAGAATTCGGAATATGAAGAATGGTGCCGTGATTTCCCGGAACAATATCGAAAATTGCCAAAAGAAGATGATAACGATAAACGTTATGAAATCCTATGTATCCCTTTTATTCTATATCTTTGTTGCAACAGTAAAATTGATCTTAACAAGAATAAGACCGTCTGCAAAATATATGATCAATCATTTAGAAAAATACTTCTTCGTGCGCACAGCAACGAATTGACAGGAAATGATCGTTTTCTGACTTCTCAATCTGATCAGCAACGCAGACTGGTTCACTGGCAATATACAAAAGAAATTGCGTATCAGATGTTTTTGAATGACACGTTGACACTTTCTGATGCTTGTGAACATAATGATAAAAGATATATTGGATTTAAAAATGCAAAAGAACGAACCATAATTGTTCTAAAAGAAAACTATGGAATAATAATCGACGAAACTGATTTACATCCTCAGCAATACCTTTCTGTATTCAGATTTGCTAAGAACAGCGGAAAAGAAGGCAAAGCCGGTATCACTTTTGTTCATAAGACAGTATATGAATACTTTACAGCGTTAAAGCTATACGAAGACTATTTTGCCAAATTTAATTCAGTATATTTCGAAAATAACAAAACAGAAAATGGCGATTATGCGCCCAAGGCGATTCAGGAAGTGATGAATAGCTTTATTAAAGCTTTTCGATATAAACCAATCCTTAAAGAAGATAATATATTTGATTATTTATGTGGATTTGTTGATCCGCCATTTGAAGGAGAAGAAAGTGACCCCGACGATGCAAAGTGTTTTGACTTTGATCAATTTTCAAAAGCATTTTCAATGGGTACGGTTCAGCACTACTTATCCGATTGTGTTGTTCCATCACAAATAAAGGAATATAAAGTGCCAAGATATAAAGAAATTCCAATATCAGCACAACTGAATCTTGCTTTTTGCAATTTTACATGGTTTCTGACCGGACGCGGTTATTCTAATAGCGATAAAAACAGCATGGGCATAGGTGATTTAGTTAGTTCGCGTTATCAAAGAGTGAATATGCAAAATTGGATGTTACCTGACGCTTTTTGGGGAAATGTTGATTTGAGAGGTGCTAATTTGACAGGTGCTAATCTCGAAGATGCACATTTAAGTAGTACTTGTTTAGCAAATGCTCATCTGGATCATGCTATAATGAAAGATGCAAGATTACAAGGAGCTAATCTTACAGGTTCCACAATGAATGATGTTCAACTGTAATATGCAAACTTAAGTAACGCAATTCTAAGAAGAGCTATCATGCAAAATGCACAACTAGAACATGCTGACCTAGGTGGAGCGGATTTGGATGGTGCTTATATGCAACATGCGAATTTAGAACATGCGCTACTAGAGGCAGCCCGTTTACAAGGCGCATACTTAGCAAATGTGAACCTCACAGTTGCTGATTTATATAATGCTCATTTAGAAATTGCAAATTTGGAAAGTGCTTGTTTAGACGGTGCTCATATAGAATCTGCTCACTGTGCAGGAGCCTGTTTGAAAAAAGCTTCTTTAAAAAGAACTGAGCTAGTCAATTGTGATTTAAAATGTGCTGATTTTCAGGAAGCTATTTTAGATGATGCTAACTTAGAAGTATCTCATTTGGAAAAATCCAACTTAAAACGTGCTAGATTAAGAGGTGCTAATCTGAAAGGCACTAATATGGAAGGCGCCCACTTGGAAGGTGCTCATCTGGAAAGCGCTCATCTGGAATACGCTCATCTGAAAGGCGCTTATCTGGAAGGTGCTAATCTGAAAGACGCTCATTTGGAAGGTGCTCATCTAGAAAATGCTCATCTAGAAAATGCTCATCTAGAAAATGCTCATCTGGAAGGTGCTCATCTAGAAAATGCTCATCTGGAAGGTGCTCATCTAGAAAATGCTCATCTGGAAGGTGCTCATCTGGAAGGTGCCCATCTGGAAGGCGCCAATTTGGAGGGCGCTTACTATAGTCCATCTAATACTTAATTCCCTAATGGCTTCAATTGTGAGGAACATGAAATGATCCCATGTGAAGATTAATTCCATAGATTTATGAGAAAAGTAATTAAGAACTTGACTGCATCAAGATAATCTGGTAGAATTGCGATATAGGCAAACATTCTTTTCTCCTGCAATCATAACACCGTGGAATCGCCCTGTGAACAATATCACAGGGCGATTTCGTATACCAAAATAAATTGGGCTCCAATGGAGCCCAATTTCCGGAAGTGATTTCTGCCGTGCCAAAAGCAGGATTTCAGCAGGCTGTGGTGTCCGTAAATAATTGGGCTCCAATGGAGCCCAATTTCCGGAAGTGGTTTCTGCCGTGCCAAAAACAGGATTTCAGCAGGCTGCGGTGTCCGTAAATAATTGGGCTCCAATGGAGCCCAATTTCCGGAAGCAGTTTCTGCCGTGCCAAAAAGCAGGATTCCAACGGGCTGCGGCGTGCAAAAAGAATTGGGCTCCAATGGAGCCCGATTCCAGCCAGCATCTCAGAGTGCCGTTTCATGCGGTTTCGCGGCAGTATTGTCCTCCTGCGGAAAGCAGATCAGAAAATAGTCACATTCATCGCAGCAGCACTCAATGTCCGCGTGCGTTCCGTTTCCTGGACAGTCTGATCCGTTCAGCGACGGCACAAGCGGAATGAGGTCGTGATTCTCACAGTCCTGAACAGTCTTATCCACGGCTCCATCCCTTCATCTGTTCGCCCGGTTCGGTTGCATCCTCCGGATCCACGATCTGAATAAACTCATCAAAGTGATAGAGAATCTTGCTTGGGGGCATGAAAAACTTATCTCCGGAAATTCGGACTCATTGGTTCCGATTATAGTCTGTTCACAAAGTCCTTATGCGAGCGCAGCAAAGGGGGATATTAATGAGATTATTGAATATTAGCAAGATTCACAAATATTAATTGAAAATGTAATGCTGTTATGTGTAAGCGTATAAATCTGAAAAATGATGTCAGATTATGCCGTTTTTCAGACGGTACTATACAGAGGGGCAGCAACACAGGCTGAACTGCTGCATTCATGTAATGCTCTATGATCACTTTCATACAGGGTATCTGATTCATTAAATATGACCTCAAGAGTTTATCCAGCATAATTTTATTTTCCGTTTATAACAGCTATTGGCTGTTATTATATCACATTTTATATTATTAAAGGAGTAGTACTATGAAAAAACAACTTTTGAAGCGCATCACAGCACTCGGTATGGTCGCTGCACTGTCCTGCGGTATGATCGCCGTACCGGAGACCTTTTCAGGATTGAAGGACACCGTCGCTATTACGGCGAGCGCAGAGGATGACATTGCAAACGGGACGCTCGGCAACATGACATGGAGAATCAACTCCGTCGGAACTTTATTTATTAGTCTTGAAGGTGCGTTTGATACCAGAGTGATTCCGGACTTTACGCAGGGCGGTGCGCCGTGGTACAGCTACAGAGACACGATCAAGAAGATCATTCTTCCGAGTGCTCTGCGCGGAATCGGTGATAATGCATTCTATAATTTGCAGAATTTAGCGCTGGTGCGTAACGCTAGTGGCGCATCATGTTTTCCGGTCAATCTGCGTTACATTGGCAAATATGCTTTCGGAAACTGCAAAAAGCTGAAGGGTACCACCGGAACCACGTTGAAATTTGGAGATGCAAGTGGCATGACAGGCAATCTGACGATCAAGCAGTTTGCCTTCGGAAATTGCTTCCAGATTGAGAAGATTGATATTAAGAGCAATTATTCTGTGACGGTTAATGAGCATGCATTCAGCAAAATGAATGCGCTGAAGAACGTTGATCTGGATACTCCGACGCTGACGCTGGGATATCGGACATTCTATAACTGTAATGCTTTGGAAACGGTACGCCTTGATATCAATGCGACTGTTGATGCTGACGCATTCTATGGCACGGAATACGCTGCTTATGCACAGGCTGTTTCCGACAGTAGCTCGGCGGCAGCGCAGGCAGCAAAGTTTGGTGCATTAGTTAATAAAGAGCGTGCAAACAGGGGATATGCGCCCTTGAAATATTGTTCACAGGTTGCAGCGGCAGCACAGCTTCTTACTGATGAATATTGCCCGTTGCAGACTATTCATCCTCCTGTCAATCGTCCTGATGGCAGACCGCAAGCTACAGTATTAGAGGATTGTGGATTCGATTTAAATAATACTGGTAAGAAAATTACTTTATGCTGTTATTTCCATGAATATAATGCGTTGCCGCAGCCGCAACAGTGGAGCGATAGATGGTGGATGAACGAGCGCGATTTTGAGTACTGCGGCTGTGGCTTTTCAGCCGGAACAAGTGTTGATTATTGGGCATATATTCCGATTCAGCCCGCAACCTCATGTAATATCACGCTCAACGGCTATGTTGTTATTGCACGCTAACCCCTGACACCTCATTCTGAATCAACCGTGAATTGGGCTCCAATGGAGCCCAATTCCAGCCAGCATCTCAGAGTGCCATTTCATGCGGTTTCGCGGCAGTATTGTCCTCCTGCGGAAAGCAGATCAGAAAATAGTCACATTCATCGCAGCAGCACTCAATGTCCGCGTGCGTTCCGTTTCCGGGACAGTCTGCTCCGTTCAGCGACGGAACAAGCGGAGTGCGGTCGAGATCCTCACCTTTCCGAACAGTCTTATCCACGGCTCCATCCCTTCATCTGTTCGCTCGGTTCGGTTGCATCCTCCGGATCCACGATCTGAATAAACTCATCAAAGTGATAGAGGATCGAGATATCCTTATTAGCGTATTTCTCGCCGCCAAGCTCCACAGCCGTTGCACGGTCACAGCACCGTACATCCGTTTTTTCATCAATCCACATATTCATAATACTCATCCTTTCCACGGCAGAATCTGCATCAGCCAGTCGCTGGCTGCCGAGACTCCGCTGATTACATAGTCGATCACATTCGGCAAAATGTAAAGGATGCCCGCACATACGTACATTGCGATCCATACAATCCAGTTCGATGTAATCAGTTCCTTTTCGCCAATCAAAAGCATCAGCAGAAGCAGCAACGTAATGCCTGATGCCAGAAGTCCCGCCGCAGCCACTGCGATTCTTTCAATCACAAACGCTGCAAGATTCAAAATTACCGCTGCGAAACGCAGCAGCAGTCCGATCAACATAGCCGGAAGCGCGAAGATTCCGCGCATAATTACAACGAAAGTGTACATGATCCGTTTCTCCCTTCGGGCTGCCCGCTTAACAGAAGCAGATCTCTTTTCTCACGATCTCCCGCGCACTCTGCTCATAGTTGCTGCGAAGCCGCATCTGCTCCAGTACGTCCCCGGCTTCACAGGCAACCAGATAATCGCGCTCCGTGTTCTGCATCTGCTCGATGATCTCCAGCATCATGTCCGTGCCGCGCTCCTGCACACTGTCCAGATACTCCTGAAACCGCTTTTCGTCGAGGAGCTGTTCCAGACGCTCCGGGCATTCGTCCATCAGCCAGCGCAGATGCAGACTGCCGAATTCGCCCGAATGCACATACTTCTTTTCGTAGCCCATGGCTGAATCATACCCGTACCAGAGCATTTCGCCGCTGCGCGGGTCAACCTCATACTTCCAAAGAGGAAAATTCTGTTTGAGTTCTGCATCCCAGTTCATCTTCTCAGATGTGTACTTGTTACCGTCTTTCAGCATCGTCGTTTACCTCCCAAAATACTGCTTCAACGCTTTTTCAATCGTTTCCTCGATTTCCTCCGGCTTGGCATCTTCTTTGAAATACTGTGCGAATTTCGCTCTCGGCAGCTTGAATGTCCCGGATGTCTGCGGTTTGGTCTCCGTCAGGATCGCGAGGATCACGCTGCTGCTCAGACTGCCGTCTGCGGAAAACTGCCTGATCCTGCAAGCCTGCGACAGCGTCGGACCCGTCTGTTCCGCGACAATACAATCCAGCAGCCACGCCTGTTCTTCCGCATTCAGATAGGACAGCTCAACCGCCGGTCTGAATCCAATCTGCCGGGTATCGACCATTTCCAGAAGCTCCGGCAGCAGATACGTCAGGCGGATATACCGCTTGATCTGCGTTGCACTTTCATTGGATTCTGCGGCAAGCTGTGCATCAGATCTCTGTCCCATTAAATTCGGACCCATTGGGTCCGAATTTTTTTCGGACGGTCTGCCCGCCTTCCGCTTCAGCGCATCGAGGCGCATTTTGTACGCAAATGCTTTCTCGCTCGGCAGGATTTCCGAACGCTGGAAATTGCTTTCGACCATACGCAGAACCGCATCGTCATACGAAAGCTCCACGATCTCACATGGAATTTCCGTCAGACCGGCAAGCTGTGCTGCCCGCTTGCGGCGGTGTCCGCTGACCATCTCATAACGGTCGCCGGCTTTCCGCGTCACCGTTGCCGGTGTCAGGACACCGCGCTCCCGGATGCTTTCCGCGAGCTGCATCATGTCTTCGTCATCCCGGACATGGAACGGATGCTCGGGAAAATCGTCGATCAGCGCGATCTCAATGTCGATGATCCGCTTTGCGACGGCTGCTTTCCGCTGCTCCTCCCGCTCAGATGCCGATGCGAAGATATCCGTCAGCGGCTTGCAGGCACCGCTGAGATCCAGTTTACTCATTCGGCTGCCTCCTTTCCGTTCAGCAGCTCGTTTGCCAGTGCCGTGTACGCTTCCGCTGCTTTGCTTCTCGGTGCGTATTTCAGCAGGCTGCTGCCGGTCGCAGGGGCTTCGGCTGCCTTCGTGCCGGTCGGGATTCGGGTATCAAATACACGGATGCTGCTGCCGTAGGCTTCGGATATCGCAGACGCGATCTGTTCGGAGAGGTTCGTACTGTTAAACATCGTGAACAGGATACCCTCGATTGCCAGATTCGGATTGATGCGGTAACGGATGCTGCTGACCGTCTGGAAAAGCTGCTGCAAGCCCTTGATCGGCAGATACTTCGTTTCAACCGGAATCAGGATGCTGTCCGCTGCCGCCAGTGCGTTGACCGTCAGCATACCAAGCGACGGCATACAGTCGATCAGGATGAAGTCAAACTCGTCTTTCACCTGGGCGATCACGCCGGTGAGGATGTATTCCCGGCTCATCGTGTTAATCATCGTGACATCCACGGAAGCCAGCTCGATATTTGCCGGAAGGAAGTCTACGCCTTCTTCATGATGCCGGATATAATCCCGCGTATCATACTGCTCACGGTTCATCTCGCGCAGCATCACGGTTGCCAGCGTGTCCGGCTCTGCGTCCGCATCCCCGATGCCGAGGCTGACGGACAGGCTGCCCTGCGGGTCAGCGTCGATCAGCAGCACGCGCTTGTCGGCTGCCGCCAGACCGACACCGAGATTGACTGTCGTCGTGGTTTTGCCGACGCCGCCCTTCTGGTTGCACAGGGCGATCACTTTCGCGCTCATTGTCTCACTCTCCTTTGATTCAGAACGGTACGTCTTCGTTGGCACACATTTCCTCGAATGCTTCCAGATCCACGCCGGAACCTGAATGAACCGAAGATGCCGAAGCAGCGCCTTCCGGCTTCGGCTTGCTGCCGGTGAAGAAAATCTCCTTTGCCACGATCTCCGTCTGCGTGCGCGGCTTTTCCTCGCCTACGACGGTGTACTGCGTATTCCGCAGCGTGCCGGTCAGAAGGATCTGATCGCCCTTGTCGAAATACTTGCAGACGAATTCCGCAGTCGAGCGCCATGCGACCACGCGGAAGAAGTCGGTCTCCTTTTCACGGTCCTTCCGGTACGGTCTGTCAACTGCCAGATTGAATGAGCAGACCGAAAAGCCACCGTTCACTGTAAAATTCAGCTCCGGTTTTGCGGTCAGCCGCCCCATGATCGTCACCTGATTCATACTCATTGCTGCATTCCTCGCTTTCTCCGGCTGTGCCGGTTCGTTGATTTTTGATTTGCCTTCGCAAATATTATACCACTGTTAGCGGGCTATGTCAAGTATATTTTGGGAGAGTATTTTTCATTTTGGTGATCTGCACAAATCGGTCATCCGAATTTTGTATACCATCACAATATCTTTTCCGACCGCTTGACATTTGAAATGAAATGATTTAGAATATCTTTACAAGCTAATTTCCCTATAAATCCGGAGGCAAAATCCCATGAAAAGAGAAGTAAAAACATTTACTTGTGAGCGCTGCGGGCAGTCATTTTCGTCTGTTGCCCATCACGCACGGTACTGCTTTGACTGCCGCAAGATAATCCAAAATGAGCGCGTCAGACGCGGCACACAATACAGGATCGGAGACCTGAAAACCTGCCCGACCTGCGGGAAGGAATTTGCGATCACAAGCCCTTCACAGGTCTATTGCAGCGCGGAATGCAAGCCCAAGCGGAAATCCTCGTCTGCGGAAGTCGTTGCATCGCGCAGGAAGAATTCCGACACGATCACGTTCTATCTCCCGAAGGGCAGCAGGGCGGTCTTGCAGGAAGCCTGCGAGCGCCTCGGCATGAACCTCTCCGATATGGTTCGTACCGCGCTGCGGGATTACCTGGAACGCGAGGCAGAAGATGTCCTGAAAAAATTAGACACGCCGGAGTGAGTGATTACTCCAGCGTGTCTTTTGTTTTGTTCTGATCGGTCTGATTCAGATATTCGTCAATCGTCGCTCTGGCTCTCTCCAGTTCCGCGATCTCCTCTTTGCAGGATTTGTATTCCTCGTTGAGCTGCAGGCGCTGCTCAGTCAGCTTCGCGCGCTCCTGTTCCAGCCGTTCGATTTTCGGCACAGAATGCGTCGGAAAACGCTCCTGCATCTGCTTTTCCGCAGCGTCATACTGCCGCAGTTCCTCCGCGTGTTCGGCAGCGTATTTCTTGCGGAAAGTCGCCGTGAAGGAAGCCTCATAGACCGGACGCAGTTTGCGGTATCGCCGGATGAGTGCAATGTCATCCGATACGCCGTCGATCTTCTGCTGGGTGGCATTCAGATCCGCAACCAGTTTCATGCGGCGGTCGAACTCATGCACAGCGCGGTCGTTCAGATCGTCGGGGGACGTCAGACCGTGCGCGGTCAGGAAGTTTATCATGCGGGATGCTTCCTGCATATTGCGCAGCATCGCCCAGCGTTCCAGCCCCGGCGCTTCGGCAAAGCGCGGCTGCGCGGTGTCGATGAGTTTGGTCTTCGGCTCATAGCTGATCTCTCCGCGGATGAATGCGGCATAGTTTTCGATGCGCTTTTCAATCTGTTCCGGTTCGTAATACCAGCCGAGTGTCCGGGCGCGCGTCCACTTCTCCTGACCGGCTTCGGTCAGACGGAATTTCAGCGAAATGCGGTGATCCGGACGGTACTGAAATTCGATGTTCCGCCTGCGGCATTCCTCCCAGAAATCCGCCATACTGCCGCTGGACATGATCGCTTCGTCGATGCCGTGCCGCAGCCGCTTTTTCCACGACGAGCCCTGCTGATCGTGCTGCCATTCATACCAGCTCTTGCCTTTCCGCTGATCCGGATTCGGTATCACATAGAGCTGCTGCTCACGGCAGATTTCGTCACTGATCTGCTGCAAAACCTTCCATGCGTGCTTGCCCCGGTTCTCGTTGCTGTTGAATGTCATGTGATTATCGAAACTGACGTTGTTGAAGATCAGGTGATTGTGGATGTGATGCTTGTCCACATGGGTCGCAAGCACATACTGGTATTGCCCTTTCAGGAATCGCTCTGCAAGTCTGATCCCGATTTCATGTGCCTGCTCCGGTGTGGTTTCCTCCGGAAGAAAGGACTGGATCAGATGCTGCGCAAGAACGGAGCCGTTTCGCGTTCCGAGCCGCCGCACGACGGCAAAATCCTCTGCGGCGTGTTCATCATCGCTGCACAGAAAGCTCGATACCAGAATCTGATCTTCGGTCTTGTCCGGATTGACGATGTAGCGGATCGCTTTCTCTACGGTTGATTTGATAGCATGGTATTGAGTGACTGCCAAATTTCGTTCAGCTCCTTCCGTGCTTCCTCAATCGTTTTCCGGTCATCTTCGTAATACTGATTCGTGGCGTTCAGACGCTTCGCAATCTGGTTCAGGCTGCCGCGGATGCCGGCAATGTCCGTGATGATTTTTTTCAGAGAATCTTTGTCCAGAATCCGGATTTCCTTGCTGATCGAAGCGTAGCGGATGTATGCGCTGAGACTTCTCGCGCCCATAAATTTCTGACGGTATTCGAGGTAATCACGTTCGTCCTCTGTCAGCCGGACTTTGACATTGACGCTGCGGTTCTTTTTTGGAATTTCGTCCATCGGGTATCACTCCGTTTCTGAAAAAATTTGCTGCTTCGCTCCGCGATTTTTTTGCGGTTTCCGCAATTCGTCATCCGGGGGTCTTAGGGGGCGGACGCCCCTCTAACAAGCAGCCGATTTTTGCAAATCGGGCAGTTTGTCCCACAAACTGCATTGCTTGCTATTCCAGCGATGCCCGCTCCGCGGTCATCGGCGGCTGTTCCGATTTTTTCAGAAATCGGATTCGGCGGATGCCGGTTTTTCTTCCGGAAAATGAAATCAGGAGATTGCTTTTCCGTGAGAGATTTCTGCCGCCTGAGTGGCTGCATACCCGCCGGATTCGCTGACGAGCGGGATGGTTGCTGCCCTTCCTTCCGGATTTTTCATATCATACACGATTTTTTCTTTTTTGTCAACCCGGCGTCTGAAAATCATTGCTGATATTCGGTTCCCGATGCCGGCTGACAAGGAAAAGATTTATAGTTTGTTCATAATTATTTCTCCAAAAATGAAAAAATCCTCTTGACAAAAAAATCGAAATATGCTATATTGGGTAGCAGAACAGATTTCGACTGGCGGTGATGACATGAAAAAAATCACCGCGCTCTATGCGCGGCTGTCTATGGATGACGAATTGCAGGGCGACAGCAACAGCATCGTCAATCAGAAAATTATGCTCGAACAGTTTGCCAGGGAGCGCTTCTTCGCAAATACGGTTTTCTACGCGGATGCTTAGACAGCGTATAGGATACAAACAAATAAAAGGTCAACTGCCGAAATATCGCAGAATTGCGAGAAATCCGGTAGTTGACCTTGCTTTGTTATTGGAAGTATCCGTTTTGGATGCTGATAGGTTTTCTCTCACCTTCAAATGAAAGATTTTCCACGAACAACACTATGCAAATGAAAGGTAAGGCTTTTGTTTGAAGGTGTAACCACCAATCATTTTCTTAGTGCTGTTTGTGAAATAAATGCCGTAGATACGAGAAAAATAAGATGTTAGTTTCGTTACAGAGTTAATCCCAAGTTTTCCACAAACAACACTATGCAAATGAAAGGTGGGCTTTCATTTGAAAGTGCGAGCTTTCGTTTGAGGGTAACGATAATTCTTTAGTAATTACTCCTCAATTACTCTCGTTTATGTATTCGTGAATCTTATTGTAGTAGTCTTCAACTGCTGATGCAGCATACTCACGCGCATCTTCTTCACATGCCTGCTCATAATAACCGCAAAAGTCCTCAGTTCCGGTTATGTAATCTGCAAATTCGACCTCATATTTCTTTACTCTTCGGTATACTTTAAGATCTCTGTACTGATCATCACAAGAGTTATACATATCTACAAGGCAATGCTGATATGCATGATATGCCTCATGACATACGGTATCCACCACTTCACATGGGGCGTCATACATCAGACTTTTAACACTGACTGAGATAGTGTGTGATCTGTCCGAATAATTACCAAGAATAGTGTCTCTCTCCATATCTGTAGCCACAACATTCAGCTCATGTGGAAGCCCAAGGTATCTGCATTCAATATTGGCTATGGTTTGTAGCACATCGAGTTTCTCCTCAAATGTTAGGCTGAACCACTCGCTGTTATCTAGCCTCGATAGGCAATCTATGTTATTGGCTATAGTTGCTTCTTGGCTGACACTCGGTATTGTCGACTTTGCTTGTGAAACACCTGACGTGACCGTAACACTAACACACGGAACAAGCATTAATATTGCCATTCCGAGCGCAAGAAAGGCTTGGCTTCCCCTTACGAATGTGAACACTCTCTTAGGAATCATCTTGTAAGCTGATACCCCTTCTCGCCTATAAGTAATCAAATAAGTGGCGTATAGTCCAACCGAAACACTCAAAAGTGCAACGATAGTGAGAATCAATGATTTCAATATTGGAAAATATGAAACTAAAGTGTATAAGCCATAACCTGCTACAATATTCATAACAATACTGACAGTATTCATTCTTGTCTTTTTTTGAGTAGAATAGCCAACTGCCAAACTTACAATGAGTAATAATAGCAGTAGCAACATAGATTTTGCGAACGAAAGCCCTTCGATACTTCTGAACAGCAATGCCTTATACCAAAACCAAGCGATGAAGTACCCATAAATATTGGTAAAGATAAATCCAGAAGCACTATATGTGTTTTTCATAGAAAGCCACTCCTCTTCACACATAGAGTCGAAATCAAACCAGCAGGTCATCAGAGATCATCTGACACACCATATTTCGGATGGCGTTTATACGCTTTCTTACTTGTATCAGCGATATGAGTAACAGGATTGACCACTTGCCAAGTAGTACGCTTCTTCTTGTTCAGCTCACGCTTCGCTTTTTTGCTCATCTTTTCATACGGTACAAACTCATTCATACTTGTCACTCCTTTGTTTTCAATAATTTGATTATACCATACAAAACCTGAATACTCATCATCTATGTCATAAACAAAGATAAAAATTGGGCGGCCAGTTCTTGACCGCCCTAACCATATCACCCCCAATTACACCCAGCAGTTCGATCCGCCATCGATGGACCAGTAAACGCACTTGCCAGCGTTGGTGAAGTTCCATCCCGGATTCCACGACTTATGGATTCTGACTTTCACCTTATAGGTGCTGTAGCCCTTGGGAAGAGTAAACGTTCCCCTGGATTTATCATTGTAGGTGCCAATGTATCTGCCATCACCGTACACCTCATAGTCGAACTTGCCGTAGGTCCAGTGTCCGACAACGTCAAAAGTGCAGATTTTGATTTTGCATTTCTTGTTTGTATTGTTCGAGTGGATAGTTGTCTCTCCTGTCCAGTTATAACCGTTGAAGCACCCCCTCACAACTCCGTTCGCCGCCTCAGCAACGATAGCTGTGCTGCTGCCGTTGGTAAAGGGGAAAGCCTGTGTTGCGGTTCCCACAGTCAGGGTAAGTGCCATCATAACGCCCATAATAATCTTTGTGATTTTTTTCATAATATCAACCCTTTCATTTTATAGCCTTAGATTATTGTCTGCTTGATTGAATGTATTTATCACACAATCATATCTACCATCACCCTTTCGAGAGCAGTCCTCTGGTTGTACGGATGTTATCATTCCGTATCTTATGTATAAATCATACCACAATATCAAGTTGGATGCATCATCCATGTCGTAAAAAAGTTCATTCTTCATCAGAGGAGCCAAATAATTCATCAAATTTCGCTTCAAGCTCGGCCTGTATTCTTGCTTCATCGGATTCGCTCGTAATCTCGCAGGGAACGACCTTGAACATGTTTTTTTTACTCTTATCGTCCCTTATTACCGTCTTACGAAGTTCGTCCACAAACCTCTGATGACGTTTCTTGAAACTTATGTTCATTGTTATCTCATCTCCTTCTTTTTATCACCCTGCAGCATCATCAACTCGATATATTTCCTATCATGGAATGTATCATACCGCTCGGTAAATATAGGACGTGATCCACGCCTAAAGCATATAAGAGAGCCAACAGGCTGCCATAATACCTCATCAACAGGAATATTTGCTTTCAGTGATACAAGTTTGGCGGTTTCATACTCATTACAGCCTAAGAAAATTGTGGTGTCAATATTATTCATTATTGTCTTACTGCCGAATTCACCATATGCCTCAACTAACTGCGATTCGCTCTGAAGCAAAAGTAAGAAATCCATGTTTGCCTCTCTTACTATGCTTGTGTATTCAGCAAAATCCTTTACCGCGACACCTCCGACAGCAAAGTCATCATAACACATGCTTACTCGAACAGGGAGTCTATATCCCGGACTATGCTGCGCCTTGGTAAATAGCGAACGAAATATTTGACCATAGAACAGATTTACAAATGTATATAAAGCTGTATTCATAGCAGATGTGGTGATGAATAAGGCTGTTCGCTCTTCTCCAATCTTCTCAATATCTATGCACTTCTTCTTACTGATTTGGTTTCTAAGCCCCGATGTGAAGATTGTAGAAAGCATCGTTTGAAGACTTGATATGATACATGAAGCTGTCTTGGTCGAGTCTAAGGTGCTGAATACAAGCCAATTATTTGCACAAAAACCGTGGGGGTCTCTTTCAACAATAAGATCGAACTTGTCATCAAGAGTTGTTTCGATATGACTACAACCGGGTTTTATACGAAGAAGGTCAGCATTCCGCAGCACATCGTCCATTGTAGCATCTTCTTCAAAGATCATCGTCATGCTAATTAAAGCATTTAACAGATTGATGCTAGTCGAGTCCCAATAGGGATCCGCCTTGGAGGTCGCTTTGCGGCTGTCACTCATTACCAGCGCTGTAGAAAGATGAGCAATATCCTCTGTTGAACAGATATATGCAATCGGATCATAACACATCTCGCTTTTTTCAGGCTGTTCAAAATTCATATCAATAACATTATATCCCATCTTCTTATAATAAGGAATAAACTGGTCTGCAACTCGCCGCTTACTAAGAGAGCAGATTACAGAACTCTCATGTGTATGGAGTAAGAAAGGAACAATTATACTAACACTCTTACCCGCGCCGGATGATCCGATCACAAGGGAGTTATTGTTCAGCCCAGTCTCATCTGGATTCCTACTGAAGATCGCATCTTTGCCTGCTATCATCTTTTCACTCATTATCGTTCGCCCTTTCTGATAAGATCCTTCATATCGGCAATTCCATCTGCCAATCCAAAACTGATGGCTTCTGTTGCATTGAAGTATGTGTCCGTTCGAGTGACCGACTCGATCTCATCTACGCTCTTGCCGGTACACATAGAGAGAATATCATTAATGACTCTGGATGTCGATATAAGCGAGTCGGAAACTGCTTTGATCATTGAAACATTGCCTTCAATTCTCGTTGCCGAGACAAGAGGCTGATGAATCATTAGCTCTGCATGCTTAAGCATATAGCGTTTAGAGCCGGCAGAGAATAAGAGGGCTGCCATGCTGAACGCTCTTGACAGACACCAAGTTCGGATTTCCAACCCTGAGCCCTCCATTGCGTCGAGAATTAATAATCCGGCATCGACTGCTCCACCGTTACTGTTTATCACGATGTCAACAGGAAGATTGTGGTCTTCCGCAGCAAGAAACAAAAGCGACTTGCAAGTCTCAACTGCTGTATCCTGTGTGATCTCACCTTCGATAAAGATGATTCGCTTCGTCAGCAGATTGCATTCAATCGGCATAGTGCTGTAGCCTGTTGCGCTTTTCATAGGAACATTCATGATCTAGTCCTCCCATTCTTTTTATCAGGAAACAAGCCTTTCGGCTGTTTCAATCTCACGAGAAATCTCAAGAATACTCTTCAAGGCAGTTTCAGGAGACATCCTTTCTGTACGCTCTATCGCAGTCATTTTCCGAATCATATTTGCTATCCTGCAGTCAAGGCAACTCGTCAGCTTATTGATGTCGCAGAGCTCTATGCTGGAGAGCTTGTCTTCAGAAGCTAAGAGAGGGTTGACTCCTGTAAACAGCCAGCAGATTACTAATCCCATCTGAAAAGCATCTGATTCCATATAGAAGCGGTTCGTCTCCTTTTTTGCATAGGCAACCAGTTCAGGGGTTCGGTAATGTCTTGGCATCGACGCACTGGCATGAAGTATATCTTCACTCCGTTCCGTATCAGAACAGCAAAGGCTCTTGATAAGACCAAAATCACCAAGAACGATTCGTGTTCCGTCAGTGAAAATGTTCTGTGGTTTAATATCTCTATGAACAACACTCTGTTCCTTTAACTGCGATAATGCCATCAACAGCATGTGTGTAAACCGAACCTTCTGCTCATACGAAACGACACGAGCAGACATAAAGCTGTCAAGTGTATGCGGATAATACGGAGTCACAACAAAAGAGTAGCTTCTGTTGGCAATACGCATTTCACCTGAGTCAATATAGGAAAGCAGATACTGAGAAGTTTGGCGCTTGAGAAAAGACTGTTCTCTCTGGAAACGCTTCATTCTTTTATCAAGAAGATTATACTGGATTTTGAGTGCGTAGTATGAATGGTCGTGCAGTAAGTCATTGCGTTCCACTTTGAACACAGCACCATTCTTGCCGGTATTGATAAAACCGATGATCCGGTATGAAGAACCGCTATTCGTACTCAGAACATCACCAACCTTCAGAGCGTGTCCGAAGATATTGTTCGTGTTAGCACTTTTCATGATTTCCCTACCTTTCTTTAGACATACTTATTTTTTCAAGCAAAGAATGTATTTCTTCTTCAGTGATATGTCCCGTAGTTGCAATTTGGCTTACGCAGCACGCCGCAACAATGTTCCCGAAGATGAGTGAAGATTCTTCGGAGATTCCAGCCAGTTTCGCTGATATATATCCTGAAGTAAACGCATCACCTGCGCCACGCGAGTCGGTTTCGCTATGATGGCATATGGCGGGTGCACCCAAGAGCTCTCCTCCAATTCCAGCTACTGTTCCAGCCTCACCTAGCGTAACGATTACAGGAGCAGACGAATTCCTTGACATCTCTGCACAAAAGACCGGGAGAAGTCTCTTGCTGAGCGAGAACGCTCTCATAAACTCATTTTCATTGCATTTCCGGATAGCTCTATTATCAACATCAGCAATATGCTTGCGAGAGTCGATATAGATAAGCAGCTCAGGATACTTGTCTGCAAGTACAGCAATATGCTGTCTCATACGATGTGTAACGACACCGCAGTCCACAGAATCAAGCTGGTCAAGGAAGATAATTGCATCAGGTTTTTCTAATTCTACAAGATCATCTATAGCCAAGATGAGTTTTTCTTCATCACAAACGCTTGTACGCTGAAAATTCTGCACAGATGCTTCGCCATCTTCGACATAGCCGTTTCCGCAGTCTCTCATAATCATGGTGTAACTGGGAGTGCTAAAGTGCTCCAGTACAAACAGATTATCTGTGTTGATACCGAGCTTACGGAGATCATGCTCTAAATTGAATCCATCGCCGTCATCACCGCGATACCCTACGGCATAGATGCTACCAATTCCAAGATTGGCAAGATTCTTTGCCACAGTGCCAGCAGCACCAGGACTCGTTCTTGTAGCTCGGATTACATATGCGGGTTTGCCTGTATACAGCGATGCACCAGTGTCAGAATCCTTCATATATACATACTTGTCCAGGAAATAGTCACCAACGACAACGACCTTCTTGCCTGCGTTTGATGAATTGATGTTCTTGCAGATATCGAGCATTTCTGTATACTTCATAAAGCAATCCTCCTTATTCTATGCCGACTTACGATTACTTGTGGTTATGCTATCTCGTAATCGTACTCCTCAACTGCCTTGATTTTGCGCTCACTTCTCTTTCTTTTCCTTGAAGCTGTAAGGTCGATTCCGTTTTCCTCCGACATGTACTTGAACATTCGGAGGATTCTTTCGTTGAGTTTCTGCTGACGAAAGACCGCAGTCTTGCTGTATGCATCTTCCATTCTTCTGCCAGTATGGTAAAGAGCATAGATTTCTTTGGAGTAGTAGTTCGTTGTAAACAGGTACAGATCGTACTCGTTGTTGATGCGCAGGTAGAACTCCATCTTCCCGTGTTCATTGTTCTGGCAGAATACCATAGCGTTCATCTTTTTCATGGTTGCTCCTCCTATATCTGTTCCATTGGGTGTCGGTTACCTTCTATATATATTAAACCACTTTTTCGCTTTGTTCTCAATTTCTATATAGTATAAAAAGATGAAAAGCACAGACACGGGTTATTACTGCCCTCTGTCTGTGCTTTTATGAGAAATAGGATTTGTTATCGTTTATTTTGCTAACTTGAAGAAGAACGGTCTGCCTGTATTAGGGAACACTATTACTTCACCACAATCGAGAGATGTCAGAGCATCTTCACTTACGATTGGTACGCGCTGAATTTCTGTTAGCACATTACATAATGCATCAATGTGAGTGATCTCGCAGTCCTCGGAACCAGCTCTGCCCACAAGATTTTCAATGGTTTCCTTGTCGTGAAGATTGAAGGCCACCACATTTGAGAAGCCAGCGAGTTCCTCTGCTGCCAGATCTGCTCTACCATCATGCATCTTCATGAGTTGATTGTAGTTTTGGAAGCCGCCATAAAGTCTGCATCCTTTTGAGCGCCCGATTTCTTTTAGAGCATCGAGATACTGGAGACCTGATGAGAGAAATGCATATTCGTCGAAAATGAAGTTGGTTCGTGTCATATCGCCCTTCTTTACACATGGTCTGGAAAGAGCTTCCTTCATAGCGAGATCCAAAAGAAGGCGAATTATAGAGGCAGAAGACTCTCGTTCATTGAAGGAGTATTCGATGAATAATTTGTGTCCGTGCCCGTTACGTACAAAGTCTCGAATTGAGAAACGGCTGTCAGATGTACAGAAATTCGACCCCTTAACAAATATTTCCATCAGTACTGTTCGCATCTCCATCTTGATACCAAACGACGTAATATTTGTATTTCGGCTGATCAGATCCTGTACGCCAAAAAGATCGGTGTGCTTCTTTACACTCTGCTCGATCTCGGCATCAGATACAGACAGTATCTTCTCAATTAGTTGATTTGTAAAGGGTATCTTACCATTAGAGGATCGGAAAATGTGCAGCATCTGAGAATAGAACACAAGCATAGCAGCAGTCGGAAATGCTTTGTTATCGCTATGGTCAATTGCGTCCACAAAAACCATCTGTGCGAGTTCTTTCAAGGCTTGGTTTGGATGTGAGTCCAGAACGGCTTCCTTGAGCAGCGACCAGCGCACCTGATTAACCTTAGGGATATTTGGAAGGTCATACATGCTGAGAACAACATCAGTTGACGGATCAAAACATGCCTCAAGATACTCACCCTTGAGATCAAAGATGACGGTAGCACCTCGCTTGTTCTTCGCCAACTCTGCAATGCATTTTTTGATAGCTGTCGATTTACCCGTGCCAGGGCTGCCAATGAAAAGCGTTGAAAGATCAGATAAAAGCAACTCCCTAGCGATACCGTAGTGATCTTCGCCCTTCATCCGCACAGCAACTGTTTCCGGTATCGTTTCAGGTACTGCATAGATATCTTTGCTTCTAATAATCATAATTTACCTCCTTACAGCGTGTCTGCTGCATCATCGGTATCGCTCATCACATCTGCATCACCATCGGACATATCGTCATCGACAGTATATGCATCATCCAAGGTATTACCGCTACTCAGATCAACGCCGTCAACGTCACCGTTTCCAGGCAGTGATGCCGCTGCTTGATTTCCTTCGTTCATCTGAGCGTTGGATGTACTTGTCCACCCAGGACCGTAATCAGATATATTCATACTTTCAGCCTCCTCAAGTATTCCATAGTATTCATCCCGACTATACCCACTCCCTTTCGCCGCATCATATGAATCGGCTGCATGTTCAAGCCCTGTGTCATCCTGATACTGACTCATATCTGTATTTGTAAAGGAGCTATGGATATCTGTGGTTGTGCCATCAGGCATAGTCTCGTGGTCGTTAATCATATAGGCGTCTGGTCTGTTAGGATCGTGAGAGCAAAACGCAATTCTCTCCGTTTGAATCTCTGCACCATTGCGGACATCCTGAGTTTCTCCGCGTTCTACAGCACGGACATCTCGTGTGTTGACCTTACCGTTTTGAGCAGAGATATTTACCTCATTGGATGTTCCGTTCTGAGAGGCGGGGACAAGATGTCCACCATGATCGTCTGGCTGTCTGCTGTCACCACCAGCATTACGTTGAATGGATGCATTCCTAGATGCCTTATCATCCTGAATATTACCACGAGCAATTGTCGTGCCGCTGTCATATACATCGTAAGTATAGCCGTTATGCTCTTCACTACGAATTATATCACTCATACTTCACACCTCCATTTTGTTTTACAGAGCATCATTCGTCATATTCTCTACGGGGGTTCGATTCTCTTGATAACAGTGGGCATAGTAACTTCTCCTTTACTCAATAGGAATCGGAAATTCATATGAATGGTTTCTTTCAGCATAGATTTTTTCAAGGCGCTGCTCTATCCTGGCGCACCTTCTCTGGTCACTTGGATGGCTGCTCAAAAGGCGCTCAGTGAAGGTCAGGGGCTTGCGTAATGAGGTGTCCATCGAAAGAAAACTGATAAGGTCCTCTCCATAACCGGCATCTACCGCAAAGGCATCACTGGCATACTCCTCGCTTCTGCTGATAGCCATTTCAACAGCCAAAAGCAGAGTCACGATCAAGTTACATACCCCTCTCTTTAGCGGGATGAGTAACTTGGCAAGAATCAGCCCAAACCATCCGCTGTTCTTCGTAAAAATACCTAGTATCGCAACGAAGAATATGATAATAAACAGAAGGTAAAGCCCGGTAAAGAGGGAAAGGGAAATACCAGTTATAAAGAAGTTGGCTCCTAAAAGCATACTAAAGTAGGAATGTCCGCATCTATAATGGTTTAACTCATGCGCCAGGACGGCACGCAGTTCTGGACCATAAAGAATCGGTCGGTTTACAACGATGGCTTTACCGCAGTTATATGCGTTGTGAGTGTCCTCGTCTGCGATGTAGAGTTTGGCGCTATTCTTTATTTTATAACCACACGACTTCGCCCTCTCCTCAACTTCGCGATAAGCTGCCTCCAGAAGGTCTGCATCAGCCTTCCTGCATTTGGTGATATGCGTAGCTCCAGATTTGAAGAGCGTAACCTTCTGCCAGATAAAGAGGATTACGGGAATCACTGCGGCAGTAACGGCTGCCACAATATAGTCCTCAGTGAGCATATAGGCGAGGAGAACATCGATCAGATACAGCCCCGCAAAAGAAATCCTTGAAAGCATAAGAACTCTCCTTTCAGTATAGCGTTATCGTGGAATAAGCATTTCCCTTCGTATTTACAATGATTGCCTTGTTATCAGGCATTGAAGCCACATATTCAGGACGAAAATATGGGATCTCTGCAGGAACATATTGCGTTCCTTCTGTATAATTTCGACCGGTAAGCGTATCGAATACGGTGTTTGCTGTCAGACGGCGGTCAATAGTTTTGCCATAATGCTCTTCGAGCACACGTCTGGTGCCGAAAAGTCCACTGATTGCTACTGAAGATTCGCCATTATGTGCGCCAAACACATTGATCTCGTAGAGTTTCCGAAACTGCTCGTACTGCTTGGTGTCACTGAAAATGTCATCTGTGATGTAGAGCAGGTTGTATCTGGTGTGCGTTGTGACACATGATGCCAGATCAAAGAGATTATCTGCACAAGGTACCTTGCCAGTATAGATAATCACATTCACGGGGTAATGAATATCTGCGATGTCCTTTCTGAGAGTCTCCAGCATTACCGCCGTTTTATCTGCATATACCGAATTTACATAGAGGTGACACAGTGTGTGTGACGGAAGCTGTTTGATGGAAAAACCACTTTCAGGTGCTGTTCCCAAGGTGAAATCGCATTCCGACAGGATGTTGTCAATCAATAGGTTCCCTTTGGCTGAACGCTGCAGCATCGAGAGATGCGACTTCATATCTGATGGTCTGATCTTCTGTTTCCTCACCAATTCTTCAAGAGCTTCACCGATCCGTTCAACCGAATCATAGTGACGGTTCATCTCCCGAAGGCTCTCAAACCGAAGTCCGAGCTGATCGTTGATAGTTTGGAGGAGTGAGATGTACTTGATGATCTGAACGGTCTGATCATGAGGATACCCAAGGGTGGCAGCCTTTTGCTTAATGTAGCGAACAGCCTGTCCCACATCACTTCCATAGAATGAATCATATCCGCAGACATCTGAGTCGATATCGAATGATGCCACTTCATAATTTGAGCCACGAAAGACCGCATCCATATCATGATCCGTGAAATCTATAACGATCACAGATGTGTTTCCAGTTCCGTATGAGCTGGCAATGAATCTTGTTACAACCTGATTCCTTATCACGCTACAATTACCACTGATCAGGCAAGATGCATTTGCAAGCTGCGTGAGCTTCTCATTGGCTGCATTATAAGGAACAATCCTTCTTCTCATCATGTGTGCTCCTTTCCTGGAGACGCTGAAGCGCCTCCCTAATAATTGGCTGTTAGTTCCAAATGTTATTAGCCTGCTCTGAATTCAGAGCAATAATCACCACCTTCCTATTAGTAGCTGCGATAGGCTCAACAAGCTGTCCGTTCTCGATGTCATTCGTAAAGAACGGGTTTGCAGGGTCATAACCGAATCCTTTGATCCTAATGTCTGTAGTCACTCCCGCATCTCTTAACAGTCGCTCAATCGCTCGTCCTCTTTCCTCAGAGAGAGTAACCGATGATTCTGCCTCACCGTATGATGCTGTAGAGCAAACGAGCAGAAGATCAATGTGGTTGGTTTCTACAGTATCTGCGAAGGAAGCTATTTTCTCTCTTGCTACGGACTCATCCTTGATTTCCGCAGTCCCAGCTTTGAAGGCAATGTCCTCTTCACCGATCGTAACCTCAAAGTCAGCAGGGAGAGTATCAGGGACATTTTCGAGGGTGATTTCTCGGATACTGCTTCCGTCATCGCCAATAGCAACGGGAGTGACGTTCGGCGCTGATTCAAAGACTGATACCGAATCAGGGAGATAGTAATTCATGCTAAAACTGCCACCGCCTGTCTCGACAATACTTTGCCAGAGCTCGGTAAGAAGTCGCTCTTCCTTGTCTGTAAGTGTTTCCTGATTTCCCGCCGTCTTCGCCATGTAGAACTGAACTGAACACCCAGAAAGATCTGGAATCGCATATGAGGTCTTCAGGTCTTCCACAGTTGCAGCAACGTCCAGCCGGTCGAGCGAAGACAACTCGGTCATATCAAGCTTGCCCGCGGTCGAAAGACCATTGGTGTATACGATGATGGTAGGAGAGTCTTTTCCGGCCATATCCTTTGCGGCAAGATTCAGCGCTTTCAACAGATCAACCTCATCTGTCTTAGGTGTCCAAGTAGTAATACTCTCAGATACTTCGACCGCCTTGCTGTTGACTCGGCGATTATAGTTACCTGACGAGAGGTTCTTTCCATCAATGAAGATGGAATCATGATACCCGATGAACGGATCACCGTCTGCGATGATATAGCTGAAGTACCCGTTTGACTTGCAGGCATCTGCGATAGCAGGCTGAATCTCCGCCATGTCAAGGCATACGGAATTGGAATTGGATGCATTCACGACAGCAACATTGGCAGGATACTCTGCATCCGTTATTGTTGTGTCGCCACACCCACAAAGTGACAGTCCCAGCAGTGTTGTCCCTGTAATGCACAGCATTGCTTTGATAGTATTGATATTTTTCATGGTAGGTTCCTCCTTTAGGTTGTCTTGGCTTTACCTAACACTATTATCATAGCAGATAATTCTGAAATTGGATACTTCTATGTCATACAAAAAGATATTAATGCGGCAGCCATAGCAGTTCTACAACTGCCGCTCAGTATCATTCCTCCTCTTCGCAAGTATCTTTGTCATCCTCATCATCCACAATGGGTGAGGGCTGCAGGCTATCAAGGACATGGCTCGGAAGTACAGCCTTGGAGAGTTCCTTTGCCGACTCGCTGTCGCCGAGTGCTGATGCAAACTTGTTCCTTGCCTCTCCTTTAGCTCGAACCGCATATGCTTTGATCAGCTCAATAGTAGCTAAATACTCATCATGATCCAGTTTTTTAAGATCGATACTCTCTCCCTGACTGAGTTCCAGCTCCCTTCCCCGTGCGCGGAGAGGAATAAGGATCTGCTCGTTGACATATGCGGCATTACGCTTGTCCCAGTGCGACTTCTGAATAGAAAGGAACAGCATGGCCAATGTAGAAGCAATAGGAATGCTGCCGAGAATCACATTAATCATGGTAGAAGAACTTGAGGACAGCTGAACAACCGTATTGCTCGTAGATACATCACCTGTGCTGATTCTGAATGCGACCGACAATGCCGCTACAAGAGCGATAATTCCCGCAAGTGCGATACCGAAGATGATTGTTCTCTTCTTCTTCGTCATATACTCAAGCGTGGCGGGAAGCCACTGCGAGTAGAGATCGAGGACTGCAACGATGCCAAAAGAAGTAATCAGGGAAACAAGCATGTTTCCGTTCAGCACAGCATCATAAAGAGACCACAGCGCTACGAAGTCAATGGCTGTTCCAAGTACGACAATGAAGGTATAAGCGAATGCCTTGCAATAGAAAGGCGTCCCAGCCATGTACTTGTTAATTTTGTTAATGCGCTCATTTGCGCAGTTTCTTGCGTTTTTCATCGTTAATGATCCTCCTTCAATTCATTGTTGAGTTCTTCTGTTTCGCGCTCAAGAAGTTCAATGACCTCTCGGAGCTGATACAGATGAGCCTCTTTGGTAGTGGCGATTTCCATAAGAGAATGCTGGTGCCTTACACGCATAAGCCTTATCTTACGCAGAGCGATGTGTGCCTCTGCATCAATAATCGAGTCAAGAACATCACCGTTCTGCTTTCCATCGATATCGATGCTGTTGATCGCCTCCTGAATTGTTGCCTGGAAGCTAGCAAAGAAGTCGGCATATTCATCTGGTATGTGGTATGCAGACTGCGACCACGAGCTATTGTTGTCAAGCCAGTCAATATATGCATATCTCTTATGCGATCTAGCGTCGAAGTCGTGGCGCTGATCATCGATCTTCTCTCTTTTCTTGCTACGCATCTTATTCACCCTCCTTATCTGTGATTCCTGCAAATTCCTTCGCCTTTGCATGGATTGCATCATCGATAACAGCGTTCGTGGATTGGTATGCAGCGTAAGCGCTGTTCTGCTCTACAGAATACAGTGCCGTCAAAATCGCCTCGGCTATCGGTTTCTTGGAAAAACCGTGGGCATATGCAATTGTTTGCGCTTTCAGCTTATCCACATAGGGCAGTAATGATTCTCTCGCCTTAACCGCTTCCTTGCGAATCGAGCCGTCAAGTGAGATCAGCTTTGCTCTGCGCTCCTCCAAGAGCTTTCTCGCTCTTTTCTGCCCCATGCTTTTCCCGTTTGGCGATTCAGCATCATCAAGATTACTCATGATGATCTGCGCCTCGCTCCGGTACTGTTCAGTACTTTCTTCGAGTGCCTTCATCATCAGCGCCGCGTAGTCGGTAAATGCTGCGATGCGCCTTGCGATGAAGGCGGCATCCTCAACCTCTCCCTTGTTGCGCTTGAACCAGCGGTCAAGCACCCCTGCCAGATAGCAGAAGAACAGGACAGAGTTGCGAAATCTTGGTTTCTTATGCTTTTTAGTTTTCATAAGTATCCCTCCATATCAGAAGCGTGTCGGCATATCGGTGTTCCATGGTTCCATTATAAAGGATAGGAAAACAAAAATCAAAGAGCTTATAATACAAAAAGATAAAAAAAGAGACCTGTCATTACAACAGGTCTCGAACAAGTTATAGTTCATGAAGTATTCGCTCAATTTCAGTAAGTTTTTTCAGCTTATGGGCTTTGGTGTCAATAATATTTCCGCCCATATACACATTATCAGATTGTGCCATAACATCAGCTTCGCATAGTATCAAAAGATCCTTCCATATATTTATTCCATGTGATGAGGTAGGAAGATGTAGAGCGTTACGCTCAATGTGGTTGGCGATATTGTCGGTTGATATTTCAACAAGATATGGGTTTTCCTTATCATAAGGTTCATCAGGCAAAACATACGATATGAAATCATCATGATGCTCGATATAGAAGCTGATAAGTGCTACCTCTGTTTTGCCGAAGCCTTGACACGGTAGGATTTGCTCTACAAGCTCTGCTGATTTCTTCGCATGATGATAGAAAACAAGCCGTCCCTCTTTTTCTGTAGCAACATATGGTTTTCCTATATCATGATAGAGTGCAGCAACCTTCAAAATATCTGCAAAGGTCTTTACATCATCTATTCTTGACAGAACCCCACTCACTGTCCGAAGTGAGTGTTCCATCAAGTCATAACAATGGTGCGGATTATTCTGCTTATATTCAACCATATTAGCGGCATCTATTCCCAAGAGGATGCCCACCATGCGTTTATGCATATGAAGCCAATTATCCAAGGGAAAGTCTAACGAAAGAAACAGGTCTTCTTTACCAATCATATCGGATCACCTGTCTTTCTCACGATTCCTAAAGAGCTCATTTTGCTTTTCGATTCTCTCCATTAGTTCCTTATAGATGAAATGATTCTTGTCAACGATACGAATATATGGTCCATAGCTCATTAATCGAATAAGAACATCGATCTCATCATATTTATGATAGTAGAGCGTAAATCGATACAGTTTTGTTTTAGGGTTTATCAGTTCACAGCGCTTCCGCCAAGGAGCAAATTCATTCAATAATCTGTCTGGAATATTCTTAGTGTCAATAAATTCAACTGTTATTTGTTTACTTGTATTTTGAAGAAAATCCGATAGTATTTTCTGATAGTCTTCTGGGCTAAAGGTGCTGTCACAGGGGGTGATGCCCGTTATTCCGTCTATATTCATTATACGAACACGTTTTGAAGCGTCATCTACAACATATAGCCTGAAACGATCATCGCGCTTTGAGTATTCAATATGAAGAGGACAGTATGTTCCTTTATATTTTCTCCCTTTTCCGTCCGTATATCTGATTTGCAAACGAACACCCTTATGTAGCGCAGAAATAAGTGCTTGAAAAAATTCAGCATTGGGTTTATGACCTTTAGAATGATACCGATCAAATACTACAATATCTGATACATTTATGGGTTTGATACTATCTGGTATCAAAGCAAGAATCTTATTTATAGTATCTGAAGACAGAAACAGATTCATTTTATCGTCATTCAGAATAGTACATAACCATCGAAGCTCCCAGGCTGTAAGTGGAATTACATCAAAAAACAAATCTGGTTCCATTTTTTGAACAGCCTTATATTTCATGTGATATACATAATCTTTTTTATCTTCAGGCGCGCCCTCGACCCATGTATCGTATTCCATATATCCGCACTTGATAAATAGAAGGCGATTTAATGCGGATAGTAGATTGTATTTGCTTTTAGAACTTACAAATGAAAGTCTTGTGTGTAAACCTATTTCTTGTTCTCGCTTTTTGTAACATGACTCAATACATTCTTTAAGTGCATCAGCAGATAAACAATCAGAGTGATTTTTGCCTGATTCATATAGAGATGATAAGACATCACCGAATAGCATAAAATAAACTCCAAAGAATGGGTTGAAAAGAGAATCGCTGATGCTTTCTTTGATTCGCGTAAAGGATGTTCCTTTTGGAATAAACCAATTAGAATTAAATGACGTATCAGGCTTTAAATCTTTGAAATGACTATCAAGTTCCTGATATTCATTTACTTCATCAGATAAATGGAATGCGTCTGTATCTATTCCGGAACACTCTACAATTCTAGAATAGAAGCTTCTGATCCATGGCCGCATTTCCCTTGGGTCTGTCACCTTAATTGAGAAAACAATTCTATCTTTTTGGATAGTGATTGTACCATGTCTTTTTTCATGATTCAACCTATTTATTATATAGTATTCCGAACCATCTGGATTATATTGAATGACAAGCCTTACCTCTTTGAGAGGTACAGGACTTTGCGCATTATTCTCCTGTCTGTCAGTTGTTGAGACTCCCCAAGAATAACGAATACCTGTAAGAGCATTTGATATTTCTTCTTTAATTTGTGAATTCTTTAATGAGATATCTTCTCCGTTCATTTTTATGTTATCGATAAGTTCAAGAGCAGTAATCAGATCAAGCCGAATGTTAGAGTAACTATGGTTATGAGGTGCATAAAAAGAGAGGTATTGCCGTCCGTTTGTTTGACTCGCTCGTATTTGTAAAGGAAAACATATAAGATGTTGCTCTTCACCTGACATTGGGTTGGACTGTGTGATTTTGCACCACAGCTTATCCTCCATTGCCTTTAATAGGTCAATTATAATATAGTCATTAAGCGATTGAGCGAAATACTCATGTTTAAATCTGAATATACTTCTATCAGCTTTATGCGCACGAGATAAGAAATATGTTCCGTATTCGCCAAGCACGAAAAATCTGGAAAAGAAATCTATCGCATCAAAGAACAAATCGGCAGCATCTCCGCATTCAGAGATGATATACTGAAGTGTAATCTTGCTAAGTTTCCACTTGACATTTCGCTTGTCAGACGAGACCTCTCTTAGTAAATGAAGATTCTCTCTTGGAGTTAGATACTTTCTAACTATCTGATCTTCTTCAAGAAAGCCCTTAGATACAGGCGCACAGAATGCTGCAATTTGTTTATATGTCAGTTCTCGGCGTTCGTAGTTTTCAAGAAAGCTGTCAAGTAAAGAAGTGATGCTATGCGATATCCCATCTGAAATCTTGCGTTCTTCTGAGATTATTTCTTCAAATCGATCTTTATCAATAATTTTCAAAGCTGGCAATGAATCTTCACCTACAGAGAAGAAGTTCTCTGCAAGTTCATATTTCTCACTAAGCGCTAATACAGTATTAAAAAAAATAACCAGATCAGCTTTAGTATACATTGAAAAGCGATAAACTCTGTGAAACGGATTGCACTGCTGTGACTGCGAATCAGCTGAAATAAATGCAACCTTACTTCTTTCGGTTGACCATTGAAAATACTGATCTTGACGAAGAATATTTGATAATCTCACCCAGTCTTCATCAAGTGTCTTACGGGTTCCTGAAAGCGTAGAATAATTCATAAACCCATATGTATAGTAGTTGCGGAGTGGATTTCTGAATTTTTCGATAAATTTGCTTTTGATCATCTCTTCATGTGTTTGATTTGTCGGCATAGGAATCACCCCTAAAAAGGCGGTGGAAAACTTGTCCCTTTTATTAAGCCAAGCATTCCACCTCAATTTGTTACTCTATTGGTTCTTTTACAAGTTTAATCAGCCTCGTGAAACCTTCATCATCGAACAATTCCTTTGTAAGTTGCTGTAACTCTGAAAGTGTAATCAGTTGCCCCTTATTTCCATGAGCCGATGGATTTCTGATGTCTCTAATATTAGCGATAAAGGCAGCATGCAAACGCCAATCACGAGCACTGCCAAAAGAACCGTTTGCCAAATCAGCGATATTACTCGTTGTATTGCTCGCATTATTGCCGTGGGAAACATTGATCGGAAATGCAAACGATCCTATTGTTAACTTCTGTTTTTGGGATTGCGGAAGTCTTCGGATTGCCCCCCATGTGTATTTTTCGCGAGCATCCTTTCTTAAATCTGTTTTTACATCTACTAATACTTGACTATAAATATCTGTGTGGTATTCTTTCAGCATGCTCTCAATCAGCTTACAGTACATGATAGAAACCGGGCTATAATCAAGAGTAGACAGATCGCCGCCAATGCTTCCGTTAATAAACATTTTTTCAAGTTGTGCTGCTAATCGAAGAGAATCAATAAAGCACGATGGAATATTATATCTCTGATGGAAAACATTAAATTCTTCTTCCGAGATCTTTAGAATATCCCAAACTGCGGGTAATTCTGTTTCGGTCTTATCAACAGCAGTCTGAAGACTTTCTTCCATATCAGCAGCGTATCCATCAATAGCATAGGATAATCTCGCATCCGAAATATCAGTTTCTTCAGAGTTATGCGGCGGTAGATAGGCATTGAGTCTTGGCAAATCACGCAATCCGGTAAGTACCTTTTGAGGATCACCGTTTGCTGTTAAAATACCGTTCAGCGTGTTTGTGATGTTTTTTACACTAATTTGTATTGTTTGATTTTCTATGATAGTACCTGTGTTAATGACGTCAACAGCAACACGTTTTCTGAATTCGGTCATCTTTTCGGAAGGTATGCTTGTGTCAAGATATGCCATAGATAACAAATTATATTTCGCATCAGGAGACAGACGATCAAACTCTTCCTTAGCTGTTGATAATGTTGACGCTTTATCCTCTTCAAGTTCAAATTGTGGATCCTCTGGAGGTGCAGCAAGTCTATTCTCAATCTGCTCACAGCTCATTTGATTGATACCAAGAAAAGCATAGTAATAAAACACCGTTGTGAAAGTGTATGCGCAGACAATACCGCTCTCATCTCGCTGCTCACGCAAAATCCCACGCTTCACTGCAATTTCGATAGAATCACCGATCGTATTTGCATACAAGTCTTTCAGACGCATAGAATTGAAAACAGATTTCGGAAAACTTTCGTTGCTTGGATTCTCCCTCAGCCATTGCGCAATATACATCAGGAACAGCATGTCCGTTTCTTTATCAAGATTTTTGACAACTGCATCGTAAATGTGGATGATTCCTTCTACAACACTCCCATTTGTAGTTTGCTCATGCTTCTGCCGATTCAGCAATGTTTGAACCGCCCATGTAATATCTGAAGGGAAAATAGTATTTCTATTCGTGAAGGAAGAAGCATCCCTGCATACTTTTCTCAGAATTGTATTGCAAATCTCCTTTCCGTATAAGGCAATTCCGCCTGTATAAGTATACAGCGCATCAATCGCAGAATCCGAATAACAAATCAAGTCTTTCGGAAATTCTTCTGCCTCGCAGATCATTTTCCTGAATCCATCTCTCGGCAGCGGACCAACCAAGATGCCGGTATCTGGAATAATCTTTCTCCAAACCGATTTCTCTGTTGAGGTCATCTGTTTCAAAAGCTCGTCAGATCCGCACAGCACAAGACGAACAGCATGCGGATATTCCGGATCCGAAATCTTCAAATCCGAGCAAACTAAAGCAAAGGCAGATGTTGCGGACTCTATATTTTTCCATTGACGGACTACCTCTTGAAATTCATCCATCAGCAGCCACAGTTCTGTTTCATTTTTGCGGAGAAGTTCCTCAAGGTTTGAATATCGATCCACCAAATTCGATTTCTTGTCGCTTAGTACAGACGTTATTTGTTTTTTCAGTTCTTGTGTTAATTCTTCGCCGACAACGGCAAATCTTTTTGGCTTATCAATGCTGTGGATAATAGAGTCGCAGAGCAAATAATCAGATACCTCTGAGGCGTTTGAATAGTCTAAAGGTGTATCGTCGTAGAATTTTATCGTATAATCGCGTTCTTTGAAGGTTCTTTCACCCGCTAGAAGAATCGTTATAATACGTTTTGCAGACGAGTTTGGGGCAGTTACATTTTGTTTACTCAAAAAACGTCTTACCCAATTCAGCAGAGATGTTTTTCCGATTCTTGACGGTCCATACAGAACTGTCAGCCCTTCCTTTAATGACTGACGTAGCTTTTCCTTATCATTTTCCCGTCCGAACAGCATTTCTTCATCTGTAACCGCACTGTCCACATGATACCATTGCTTTTTCTCCGAAATCCCAACGCTTTCCTGGTCGTGATGAATTTGCAATGTCTTTCTGAATCGGGAGTATAGTACTTGATTCAGCCAAGCAGATACTGTGACATCAACAGTTGAAAGATTTTCCAGTTGAATTGGCAGTTTGACGCAGAAGCCGCTAACATAACCGTGACGAAGTTCTGTAATTGTATTATCCATTCCGATTATGATTTCGTTCGGATTATCATTGAAACTCAAAGTGATTTTAACATGATTATCGCCCAGATTGTCAAGATTCACGGTACTGTGTCCGACATTTAGGATTTGTGCATAGATGCATCCATCCGAACAAGAATCATTCACAATTTCAATATGAAGTCTAACATCTTTTTCAAGCTGTTTTATTTCGTGCTCAACTGCTTTTTGCAGATATCCGGCGAATCTAGAATAGAAGACTGTAGCGATATTTAAGGACTTCAGTATGATAAGGCGCTGTTCAAGAGAAGTGTCCTTATGCAAGACCTTCTGTAGCACCGGTATAATCTGCGCCTTCACAATTTCAAGTTCTTTGGAAGTCTCGTCATCCTTGCTGATACAAGCACTGATCAGGTCATAATATCTGCACCAACAATTTATGTCAAGACCTTCTTGAATCAGCTTGTCCATAGTTTTCTTGCTAATTGAGTAAAAATTGCGTTGAGTGGAGATACTCAGCACATTGATGGTGCTGTCAAGATCGGCTAGAATGATGATACGAGCTTCTGGAGTAAGCTTATTTTCATTTTGCAGCATTTCTATACCCACGATATAAGCCACTTCTAGATAGGAAGGCATGTCGCGCTTAGTATTTGTTTTAGACATCACCATGAGTAACTGGATGCCTAATTCAGTTTTCTTCTCCCCTTCGGCAACTCGATATGCCGCATAAAGCTCCTCCATATCGGTAACCTTTGGCTGAGGGATGTTCAACATCCTAGAAACCGCATTAATAAACTTATATTTGCTGCTTTTAGCCGTTCTGTAACTTGAATCACCATCAAGACTCGGAGGAGCAAACATTTCTGACATATCTGACAGCATATACTGCTTCAATGCTAAATATGACTTGTGCCATGTCTCCGGCAAGTTCTTGTCAAAGTCAAGATCGTCAAAGTACATTGCCAAGGATTCAGCATCTTTACTGATTGCAGCCTGAACACAATGTAAAAAACGGTAAACAGTTTGTGCTTGTGGATGCTCGGTCGAGATATAATTTAGCACGTACAGATAACGATCACTTGTGTCACCTTTTGCAGAAAGCGAGTACATCTTTTCGTATAGGCGCAACGGGAGTTGCACAGATGCAAGTAGCGGAATGAGCATCTCACGGCATTGGTCAAAATCCTTAGTTGGAACTTTCAGTATCTTTGTTACGCATGTGCTGGCCTTTTCAGATTGCACCACTTCTACTAACAGCTCATACGATTTTGTATCTGAGTGCATTTGTAAATATGCAAGAACATCATGAACCGGTTTAGAAACCCCTTCGGACAGTTTTAACAAATAGTCGATTTTATCAGGATGAAGAATATAATATTTCAAGGTGCTGACATTGAATTCACGATAAGCAACTTCAGAAACAACCAGTTTCATTGCGTTCGGATTAAAGCATTCAACATCAGAGAGGAGGTGCATGGTACATTCGTCAAAGAATTCACAGAAGTCTCCGTTTAGCAATGAAAACAGCATCAATTTGTGCATTGTATTCATTTCGGTTGTGCATTGTAAATCTTCGGATTTACAAACGAGTAACATGATTGCTTGCTTAAAAGGAATATATTTTGTTTGATAGCTCAATTCCTTATGACCAAAATATTCCATACTGGAAATAATTGATCCGTCATCTATCTCATCGACATGATTTGAACCAAGAAGGCAAAGTGCCAGCAACGCCTTTTGATATCTTCTCTCGATATAAAAAAGATCAAAGTCGCTGTTATGATAAACCTGATACAGATAGGTTTTATATGAGAAATATGCAAAAATATCAAACGCATCCCAAGCCGTTAGTTCTGCATAGCTACAGCTAAAATAGTTAGAATACAGATCTTGATCATAGAGTACAGAGGCGATGATAGAATACACGATCATTTTGTAAGGTGCGGAATATGTTTCCCTATCGAATAAAAACAGGTTTTTCTTGCTTGGATAACAGGACAGAATGGTTGCAATATCACGCTTGATACGAATAATGTCATGTTCGGACTGATTCATCCAGTTCGGGATATAGCCTTGCGTTATTTCATCAGAATACCCATATAGGAAGCGCACAACAGAAACGAGGTTGCTTTCAACATACCCGAGCGCATTCCAATGCTCATTTCGAAGGATATTTCGATATTCAAAGGCATTTTCAACCTTATCATACACCTTGCACAAGTGACGTAAGATAGCGATTCTTCCTTCATCGTAAACAAGCAATCTTGACATATCGATGAGGCTGAACAAATCTTCTTGACCATCTATGCACTCAATAAGATCAAAGTATATCTCCTCATGTGATTCATTAAACTTATTTGCACAGATATTTATAAAATCTTGAACAGAATAATTAAGTTCACGCGTTATAGGACTGATAGTTATTCTCGTTTTGAAATCATCACTTTGTATCATTGCGTCATGTATTTTGTGAAAAATGATTTCTGAATCTGCATTCGCAAGAAAAGGACATATCATATTTAGATAATTAAAAGGGATTTCATCAATCGTGAGTGCAATTTGACTCTCCGCCATTTGTATGACAATTCCTGTAAATTCTGGCGTAGCCTTCATTTCTAAATAAGAAATGGCATTTGCGCAAGCGCAAATTTTCCATGCATTCAAGTTAGGCTTCTTAGTGATGTGTTCAAAGAACTTTCTCCATCTTTGTGGATCTTTTGCGTTCTTAATCAGATATTCGTAATTCGAAGCAAATGAATGCGTCTGCTTTTTCGACAGTCCTATTTTCTCTGGTAGTTTAAGATTTCCACACCAATCAAGGAAATCGATTAGCTGTTCAGTCGACAGATAGATAAAGGACTTTTCAATGACCGAAAAACGAGTCATAGTATCGTTCACTACTTTTGTAAACCGATTTCCGAGCCATCTGCGGAATTGTGTATATATGTGGCTGTGTCCTCTTTCCAATGTATCCTTATAGCATGCATACAGGTAAATAGCGTAAAACGGATTGTTCAAAACACAGTATAGAACAATCATTGTATTAATGACATATGTTGAATTAGCTGTATAGTGTTTAGATGTAAATGCAAGAGCTTTCTCCAAAGACCATGCGCTGTTAAAAATGTTTCGCGTTTGCTCAGAAATGCCACAGTGTTCGCATATATCGATTGTTACATGTAGAATATGATCTTGAAGATTATTATCGATTACAAATGAAAGAGCTTCTTCGTAATAGTGAAGGAAAATTAAAGAATCAATATACTTTACAATGAGTTGTCGATTTGTCTGCTCCGGACTGCCATTAAACACGTGTTTGAATAATCGGCAAAAGGCTTCGTAGGCGTGAATAGCATATAAGTCATCTAGAACATCCTCCACATGATCCGGTGCGCTATCAATGATATCACAACCCATTACCCAATCTGCATACGCATCTTGCAGTTTCATTTCATGCGTATAATCAAACTTGAACACATCAAACAGACTAATCAGCACAGGCGATGTAACTTCTGTCACAGGGAAAACATCTGACGTCTGCTGTGCATAATAGCTATCTGAAATATTCCTCCAATGTCCCCAGTTTTCTTTCATATCCACAGTTAATACTGCTTCTGATATATCATCAAAAGATTTTTTTGCGTACACTGCCAATCCGTAAAATGCATCATTAGTGCTGAGAAGATTAATAATCACAGAAAAAGAACCAAGTAATGATAAGCGCTTTTCTTGCTTAGTAAGATCTCCTTGTGTTACTCGCAAGCGCAGAATCTCATCGACACTTGCTTCGCAATCATATTTCAGTGTAAATGCCAAGATCTTTAGAAAAGCAGGTGAAAGGACATCAACAAATCCAATCTTCTCCCAAATTTGCGCTACAATTTTCTGATACAGTTCTTTGTTGATATTCGTGTCAAAGATTGTGCGGTATTCCTCTTCTGTCAGCGTGTCATAGTGATTATACACCTTAAATAAAAAATGAAACATTGGCTCAGCAAAAAGGTGACTAATCGGAGAGATCTCGTTGAGCGCATTGAGGTCAACAAAAGTCGAAAACAACTGGGTTAAAAAGATTCTGGAAGGACAATCAAATTGATTCTGTTCTTCGCAAATAGAAATAATAGAAGGCAGATACAACCAATTTTCAGGCGAACCAGGTATCAGAGATGCTCCTGACTGCGGACGGTTCACACGCTTTATCATTCTGCACAACTCGTTCAGCTGCTCATATTTTCTACTTGGGTGGGCTATGATATAAATAAACAACAGATAGGGATATAATTCATTCCAACATGACTCTGCACGCTCAATCAATCCTATGTAATCAGTATTATGCGTTTTGGCGGCTAAATATCCAATGGAATTGAATAATTCTTTTGCTGCATTAATTTTATCTTTTTTCAATCGGAACGTGCGGGGTGGGATACTTGTGGAGAGGCATTCTTCCAGTGCAGTATTATCTATTACGATTCCATTCTTGTATTTTTTTACAATGTCAGTGCCCAAAGGTGCTTCAAGCAACGTTTTTTGGAACGAATTTAGTGTAAACACAGCTTCTTCATCTTTGGTAAGTAAACGTTTAGCACACGTTAATGCTTTGGTAAAGAAGAAGGGTGGGATGTCAATAGGGCGATATTTCGTAAAATGTTCAGATGATAAGAATCCGTAATAATCGCCTGACTCGTAAAGCGGAGTTAATACCGAGGCATCGTCAGACGAGAAAAAAGAGATTTCCTGTCCGCTCGCTATAATAATGGCTGGATAGTCTTTTCCCCCAATATATGCATGCGTTTTCGACACGAAATCGGTTAAATACTTTTCTACGAATTGTGTCAAAGAGTCTGCATACAGTTTATAATTATCCAAACCAAATCGTTTGAAAATTGTTGGTAACTCGGAGGATAACATATACCCATTATCCCTGATGATGGTGCTGATTGTCTCAGATACACTCAATACTATATCAGAAGGCAACATTAATTCACCACTATAATTATCAAAGCTCTCAAAATCAACACGCCCTTTTTGTAAAAGAACCCGCTTGTAATACCGTTGACCGATAACCACATCATCTTGTATCTCTAATCCATTCAATTCTTTTTCAACGAATTCAGAGAAACTTGAGGGGAGAATGGAGGCATCTATATTGTACTTCTCAAGCAATCCTGTCACAAGTGAAAAGTCAGCAAACCCTCGCTCACCTATGATTTGGAGAAGTTCAGATTTCATATCTTCAATAGCTGCTGCTTTAAGTCTACTATCAACGGATGTAATAATACAGGGCTGAGTTTTCCCATCTATGTAAACATTTGTTTCAACTTTGAACTCAGTGTTGAAATATAAAGATATAAAAGCTGTAATAGATTCAGCAAATCGATGATAGTCTAGGATGCCAGCTTTTTTCAACAACGCTGGAAAATATGCCCCCTTGACATAACCATATTCCTCTATGTACTGTTTGATAATACTCACAGTATTTTTAAGAGCTTCTTCATCCAAATTGTTGTTAGGCAAAATTATACAAGGCTGATTTTTTCCGTCAATAATAACATTATTTTCAACTCTAAATTCGTTGCTAAAAAAGGATGAAATAAATGAGACGATAGAAACCGCATACTGATGAAAATCGTTGATCCCTGCTTGTTTGAGCAGTTCTGGCAGATATGCTCCTTTGATATAGCCATGTTCCCTGATGTATTGTGTTAAAACACTGACAACCTTCTTCATTGTGTCATTATCCAGATCTTGTGATGACATAGGGGATTTTCCAAATGAAAGATTTGCACTTGCTTGCGCAGAAACAATCGCGCAGGGACAAATTTTGCCATTCACCCTTACATCAGATCTTGATGTGTATTTGGGGGCCAAGTATTTTGAAATAAATCCAGTCATATTTTGGGCGTAGGTTTTAACATCTTGTACTCCATTACCTTTTAATAACTGCGAAAATTCTATTGCTGTTAAAAAGCCTTTTTGCTCAACAATTGCATCAACTTCAGCAATAATATCTTGGACGATATCGTTCGATAATTCAGGATACTCTATTTCGGCTTGACGAATTAATTGCGCGTACTCTTTTCCCTCTAACTCAATGATATCAAATTCGATAATGAAACCAGGGCGTACATAAACTGAAGGACTAGAAAAAGAATATTCCCTGCCATCCTGAGAAGATATGATCCCCTGTACTATCCCATCAATCTTAGACACCGTTATTACTCTTCCGATCATTTTATATCCCCCTATCAACTGTTAAACCATTTTTGCCAATTATCATCTTGAATTGCATGAGATGTTTTCTTTTTAGTATCAGCAGTTTGAGCTTTTTTAGCATCGATTGTTTGAACCGTTTTAGGTCGTTCAGTTTCTATCACTGCGAACGCATAATTGTTCGGATCAAAATCAAATATATTTGCGGAATATCCGTTTCTTGTCATCTCAAAGATTGTAGCGCCACTATCAATAGCCTTATTGAATGCATACAGAATCGTTGCTTCAATAAGCTTCCTTCCAATCTCATTGATTGGGTGAGCTATATCCATAAAGCCACCTTGTTTTTTGGGCTTACTCGGCATTGCTATAAAGAATCGTTCATTTGCATATAAGACCTTAATATCATTAACAGCAAATACGCCATCAATAACTATACTTGCTACTGCCTTCATTTTGCTATTGCTATTGGACTCAGGAAACACATATATCTTCACCGAAGTAATAACCATAATCATTCTCCTTGTAAAAATAAAAAGCAAATCGTTTCGACATATAGCCCTGTGTTTTTCTTGATATTCATATTAATTATAGCACATTTCGACAATAAAGTCAAGATTTCCAAAGCGAAAATATAACGGTTCTAAACAAAAAAATTCTGCTCATTATTATGTTTTGCGTATACTGAGAATCAAGTATTACATTCAGTTGATATCACATATGGAATATTAATAATAAAGAGGCTGCAAGTCACCCTGCAACCTCTGTATTATTATTCTCTGTCAGTAGTTATTTCTTTCGCTACCTAGGGTTCGTTCGTAGCGGCGGCACACTTGTCATCAGTGCAACAATTACTCACCCCTAGATGCTTCTCAATGATCCTCATTATCTCCTCAGCTCGTTTTTCACCGATGCCCTTAACGCCCTTGATATCTTTCTCCACTTCTCTGAGATCAACGGTAGGCGCATCCTTTCGCAGCTCGTCAGCATATCGCACAAGAAACGCCTGCAGTTCCTCACGAGACATCTTCTTAATGGAGCGATAGGTATCGCGGTCGATCATATTTTGGCTCATTGTGGTTATCATACTTCTTACTGTGTTTAATCCGATAGAGAGCATCTGTTCAAGATAAAGTCATCTGCTTAATAGCTCTTTCCACGCTTTCAATTAGCATCGGTCTCCGCATCTCACCGACCATTTTATCAAACTCGTCACCAGTCGGCTCACCGTACATGAGGTTATCGCCATCGGTGGTACGAAGCCAGACTAATGCTTTCTTTAGTGAGGATAGTGATGTAGTATCAAAGCCTTTAGATTGCAGGAAGGTTAAGTTTGCATCGTGTTGTGTGGGCATCGTGTGTTTTCCTTTCAGCTCAATCGCCAGTGTACTTCTTTAAGAACGGCGTGAATGCCTCTCTGAGCGCAACTACCAAGTCAATGGCTCTACTCATCAAATCTCTGTAATTGCTTTGATCGTTGAAGTTCAACTTTGGAATGCAGGTGCAAATTGTGCAGGCTTTTTTGTTTTCCAGTTTGTCCCAATCCAAAGACATACCTGCTGCAGTTTCAATTTCTGTTTTATGCTCAAAGAAATAGTCGAACATTTCCTTACTGTCATCAATCCACAGTCCAACCCTAATCTTGTGGTCTTTATGCACTAAATCAATGGAGATATGGCACTTTGATGATCCAACAGCAACTGTGTACCAGTGATCGGTGGAGGGCTTATGCTTATTGAAAGGTTTTCCACGCTCATCAATAAGATCGTTCAGTCGCGTCCAAAAATCAAGACGATACTTCTGTGTTTCATTCAACTCGCCCTTTTCAGCGAGTGCTTTTGCGTTCTTGACAAAGTCATTCGGCTGTTCTATGATTTTGAACATCGGTGCCGGATCAGAATCACCGATTCTATAAGCATGGATTTCAATCAAAAAGAAGGAGATATTGTCATCAGTATGGTTATTCAGCCATTCAATGGCACTTGCGTGCTCATCCCTCGCAGTCTCCACAATCCAAACAACAACGCTGGCATCCAGACCGGAAGCATAAGTGATGATCTTTCCGAGATGGTCGTGGTTCGTCTGTTCAAGCTGATTTTCAATCAGAACAGATTTGCCAGTAAGTTCATCCTTGCAAATGATATCGCAGCGATAGCTGCCCACGAACTGTTCTGTGTTCACATCGGTCAGCGAAAGGTTGAGAACCTCTCCGAGTAACTTGATGTTTTCTTCTTCAGCAAGCCACTTTGAGAAGTCATATTGTTCATGCGCCCATACATCGCGGATATCAACTTCGTGTAATTTTCCGAGTTTCATCGAAATCCCTCCAGTCCCTATATACGATTCTATTACATTGTTTTCAGCATTTCTGCAAAATCAGCAAGGGTATGTGCGTTTTTGATTGGTTTATCCATAAATACCATAAAATAGCTGTATTTCGTTCCAGTTTCGGAGGCACTCGATGCCCACCGTTTACCTAATTCCAACTTCGTATCGCTATCATCATTACCAAGCTGTTCGCCCTTAAACTCAACTACAAGAATCCGGCCAGACTTCATTTTCACTATGAAATCCGGATAATGGTTGATGAAGGCATTGATCTTAAAGCCTTTTTTTCCTATGATTCTGTGCCACCACTCGACACTGTCCGTGCTTGCGAACACATCACGCAGTTTGGCTTCATCATCGTTAAGGTCATCGCATTCTGACTCATACAGAGAAAGCGGTATAGCGGAAGTCGCATCTGAGGGAGTAATGATGTCCGGAAACGCATATTCTTCCTGACAGCAGATTTTCCCGCTGTCAAGCCACTTATAAAACATTTTCTCTCTGTATGCATCCTGCAACTTTTCAATTTTATCCTTGATACGCAGAGCATAGGTCTGGAAAGAGGTCTCAATCACAGACAGCTCGTCCTCAGTCATATTGGCTACGACTCTGTGAACATAGGCTTCAATATCAGATGCGGCAAAGGCATTATTCTTATTGATGATATGGCAGATATTGCGTACACAGCTTGCAATTTTCTCCTCCGGAGCCATTCTTGCGAGCATTTCTCTGAGGTAGTCGCTTTGAAGCTGGGATGCACGCTTATACTTCGGAACTGCATCGCCCTGCTCTGCAACATCGAATTCGTACATTTCTCCTGCTGACAGCGTGAAGTTCACCTCGGCATCCTGCCCACTGAGAGTAAATCCGTCAAGCAGTGCATCCTTTTCAAGTTTTACTGTATCGCCAAAGAACAAGCTCTGTGCAGACTGGATAAAGAACTGCGGAATACGAAGAGCCTTGACCTGTTCCGTATACTGCGGTTGGATGTGATATTGTTTCATCATATTTCCTAATTCGCCCCCGATAAAACCGGAGGACTCGCTCTGTTCTGCTTCTTCCTCGTACTCTTCAGACTGCTTTTCAGCGTGAGAGATCATAGCTTCGATCTCGGGAGAAGCAGATGTTGTGGCTGTAGGTGTGAATGTGAGTGAATGCTTATCTGCGTCGGTCGGAACAATATCCGAGAAATCATCAATATCGCTCTGCACAGGTTCATCTGTTGCAGGAGGTGCCAGAGGAATGGACGGCTGCTCAGCAGGAGTATCCTCGGGCTCATCAGCCGCAGGAAGTTCCTCTTCACCAATGCGGTAATCTTTGCTGCTGAAGCCTGCGCTGTTCAGTCCCTTAACAATATTGTTCAGGGTATCACGGAAATCATTAGAAGAAGTCAGAACGAAAGACATATTCAGTAGCTTAGACTCGTGCTTTCTTGCATACGGCTGACGAAGGATTCTACCGAGAATCTGCTCAACATCGACTTTGGAGGTTTTATTGGCGAGCGATGCAAGAATATATGCAAATGGACAGTCCCAACCTTCTTTCAGAGCATTGACGGTAATGATATATCGAATCGGGCAATCACGGTTCATAAGGTCGGTTTTGCCAAGATCATCAACCTTTGATGTTTTGATTGCAATCTGTTCTTCGGGAATATCATATTCCATCAGCATTTGCTTGACTTTTTCAAAGGTTTCGCTGTCGCTGTTTGTATTTGGCTGTGCCTGAAACAGAACGATAGGACGGATATATTGTCCTCCCGCTTGTTCTTCTGCAATTGCTTGCTGTTCGAGTGTGTTTCGGAGCTTGATAGCATCCATAATCACGCTCTTTCGGGATGTACGGTTATACACGATAACAGGGAGCTTGACCATGTTTTCCTTTTTCAGCTCTCTTGCATTCACATAGGAAATGATGTTGCTGTTCTTGCGGGGTGTCGCTGTCAGGTCAAGCACAAAGGACGGATTCAGGTTTTTCAACATCTCCACGCTGAGATCGGAGCCTGCATTGTGGCTCTCGTCCACGACCACAACCGGCTGCAAATGGCGCAGAACCTGAATCAGTGCCGTATCCGGTGTATCTGCCAACAGAGCAGAATCATCCTTGAAATACTCAGCAAAGCGCAGGAGATTTCCGTTTTCCTGATACACCTTGCGGACATCCTTCTTCTTGCTGTCAATACGGAGAGAGCCATAGCTGAGAATGCAAACTGTGAGCTGTTCCCGTACTGTATCGGGTGAGAAATTCTGTCCGGTCAGCAGCATTTCCTTTGTATAGACACCGACACGCCCTGCAAAATCAGCATTCAGCCGCTGACGGTATGGGTGGTCGATGCTCATGAGATTCTTTGTAGTTTGGACAAGGATAGGATCAGACGGCACAAGCCACACAACCATTTTCAGTTTGCCCTGTGGAAGTTCATCAAAGATGCACTTGACAGCAGAGCAAGCCATGAAGGTCTTGCCGCCGCCGGTCGGCACTTTCATGCAGACGTGCGGAACACCTGCTATCGCATTCTGGTATGCCGGAACGCCGCCGAGTCCGACAGCAATATCCTGCTCCCGCCAATAGTGCCGCCATGCCTTGTTGAGGTCGTTGTCATCGTTCAGGATAGAAATATAGGTAGAGAGGTCACGCATGACCGATTTCTGATAGTTTTTCAGTTCCATGCTGTACCTCCTTACAGTCTTGTGATGTCACGCGGAATCTTTTTGAATGTGATGTGATAACGCTCCAGCTCTTCTTCGCTGAGAATGCAGCGGTCGGCATAGATCACATAGCTTTCCGCTTTGGTCTTGACCGTTGACAGGAAAGCGTGATCGAGTGTTGTTGCGGCATTTTTGTCATAGAAGAAGTAGTATGCCGTGTCAAGATAGGAGCCAAGATAATGCGGCTCGTCCTCTTTATTGGTTACAGGCTGTTTTGTTTCTGTGAAATAGACATAGCTTCTGATTTTGTCAAGCGGTACATTTTCATTGAGGTATTCACCGTCAAGGAGCTTTTCACCAAGTTCATAGAAGGTGAAGCCGCCGCCTGTTCCTTCGACTGCCTTTTTGCCGTCACCGTAGCCGTCAATGACACGGCGCACACGTTCAGCGGTGATCGTTTCAGCATAGTCACACATCTCGATTAGAATAAACTTGCGGTTACCGCCGTCAGCTTTGTTCATGTTGAGGACAGCGTGTGCAGTTGTGCCGGAGCCTGCAAAAGAGTCGAGAATGACAGAATCCTTGTCGGTTGCAATCTGCATCACTCGTTCTATTAAACGAGTAGGCTTAGGTGTATCAAAAATGCTCTCATTATCTGAAAGTATGGACATGATCTCTTTCTTAGCTTCATCTGTGTGTCCTACTTCATCACTAGGCCACCAAGTCCACGGAACAGCTCCTTCGACCTCGCTCAAATATCTGATAGTTTGGGGCTGAGAATCTCCATTCTTACCAAAATATATACGACCTGCTTCCAGTAGTTTTTTGAACTCAGGCTCTATGGTACTCCAACAACGTCCCTTGGGAGGAGTTACTATTTTACCGCTAGGTGTTTCTATAGGATACATTTGATTTGGCCGAAATCCCTGTGCTGTCATCGGAACACCGCGCCAACGTCCTTTAGGATCGTTATTCGGATTTTTATAGATTTGCGCTTGTTTTTCGTCGAATCCTATTTTATGGCGTGTGTTTTTGAATACTTCGACATCAGAAGCATATACAAGTAGATATTCGTGCGCATCGCCAAAAGCGCCTCTGTTCTCACGAGAATATCTTTTTTGCCAAACTACAGTTGCTATATGATTGTTTCTTCCAAAAACTTCGTTGCAGATGATCTTTAGTTCTTCAATTTCATTTTCATCAATAGAAATAAAGATTACTCCTGTTTGTGGATCCAATAGTTTCTGTAACAGTTTCAACCTTGGATACATCATGCACAGCCACTTATCATGCCGTGACAAATCTTCACTCTCTGAACCGACAACCTGACCAAGCCATTTTCGGATACGGGGATCATTGACATTATCGTTGTATACCCAGCCTTCGTTGCCGGTATTGTACGGCGGATCAATGTAGATGCACCGGATTTTTCCTTCGTATTCCGGCAGCAGACTTTTCAGCGCCTCCAGATTATCTCCGTGGATAATCATGTTGCCTGTGTCATCACCATAGGTATACTGCGGATCTAACACACGGTAGGGTACGTCCATATGATGATTGATAACCTTGTCTTTTCCGATCCAGTCAAGTGTCGGCATTATGGTCACGCTCCTTTTAAATTGTATAATAACTCAATATATTATTATAGCACAATTGCAGTCCATTTTCAAGCCTTTGTACTGCATTTCGTGCGAAAAATACTCCTGATAACTTCAACGGAGCTTATAGCCAGCATACTCTATCGTTCTCACATCAACCCATAAGACTCAGCAAACTTCGCAAGATCCTCCGGTGGAGTGTTCTTTATCATCTCTGCCATATACAGGCTGCCGAGCGTTTCTATATCATCAGGCGTAATCTTGTAACCGCACTCATTATGCACCATATCAAATACATGGTGAATAATCGACATAAACGGCATCTTCATCTTGTTCAGTTTCTTCTCCAAATCCTCCCATTGCTCTGCCTCGCCACCTTCGCGTGAGTTCATGATTGCAGATAGATAACGGTGCAGCAGAGATTTGGACAGAGGATTTCCAACCTTAACCTTCTTAGCGATAGAATGCAGCTCCTTTGAAATCTCATTCAAGTGCAGTGACGGCTGCTGATAGACGAGATCCTGAACAATTTCAGCAATAAATTCACGCCAGATCGCATAACCGGCATTCATGCGGCCGTCATTATATTCTTCAGAGGGTGTTTCCGGTGTGCCTGCACAGTATAGGTCATAGAAGCGCTGACCAACTTTTCCTGCTGTCTCGATTTCGTGTGTGGTGCAAAAGATATGTGCCAGCTCATGAACGAGAATAATCTTGTAATAGTCTAAATCAGCCAGCTCTTGTGGCGGATCAACACGAATCATCAGTCCGTCAACATGGGCAGGATCGTCGATATCAGTTTGACCTACGAATGCCTCAGCAAGAACAGACTCAAAGTCGCTCATGATGCGTTTTTCGGAGTGAAACCCGTATTTTTGAGTGAACTCATTATAAACTTCCACGATATTATCCAGCGTACAGAAAGCGACCTTGATATTGTCAAGGGAATAGTTTGTGTCGAGATAGTCGTTATACAGCTCACAGGCTTGCTGAAGAAAAGTCGTGAGCGTTTCCTCGATATCCGATGTTGCAGATTGTTTGCTGCTGATTTCAATGTATTTATTCATGACTTTACCCTCTGGAAAGAATGCATAGGGGTCTAATTTAAGAACAGCGCAGATTGCAAGTGCTGTTCTGAGTGTCGCCGTTTCAAGGTTTCGTTCACCACTTTCGATACGCTGATACTGACGAAGCTGAAGTTTGGCGGCTTTTGCCACTTGCTGCTGTGATAGCCCCAGCTTTTCACGGCGGGTGCGCAGTATCTCCTGACTTGTGATTCTGTCATCATATACGAGTGGGAAACTGATAAAGTTCATGTAAGGGCCTCCTTTTAATACTATACGACCAGATGGCGAACATTAGATAACAGCTGTAAAGTAGCATACTTTGCACCAGTATAGCAAAGAAGACCGTGGTTTGTCAATAGGCAAAATAAACAAATCAGAAGGACAATTTTGATGCAAAAAAGAAAAAGGCTCTGTCGGAGAATGAACACTTCAATACGGTGTGTTCTCCCACAGAGCCTGTTATTATCCATTTTTCTCCAAGCACATCTCAGTCAAATCTTTCTAACATATCTCCTAAAGTCGTTGCTGAATTGAGTGCGTATCAATTAGTGTCTCCTCAATAACCCGTTTTTCTCAGATTCCCTCCGAAATCAGCTTGAAAACGGTATAAACCTTGGATTTGTGGCATTTTTCTATCAGTTATATCATGAATAATGCAGTAAAATGCTGCCGATTTCAAGTCGCCATTCTAAAAAGTGCAAGCTTTTTTGCGGATTTGTTTCAAAAACCTTGCACCTGTCTCCTCTAAAACGATGTGATTTCTTCGTATCAGCGTTAGTATTGAGTTGTTGAGTAGACACCAATTAGAAATCGTTTTTAGGTCAGAGACGCACCCCTATGGTAGTACGATTTTTGCAACAAGGGTATTGTAATCTCATCATTATCTTTTCCCTGTCATCATCTGGAAATGCTGCTCCTGATGCATAACTTTAAAAATTCGCTCAAAAACGTCTCGAAGACTATCTACGCTTACCGCAGAAGAATCATAGTATAGACCATCATTAAAACCGATGGCGCCAACATTTAGCATGGCTATCATAGCCGATGCTGCAATATAGTCTGTTCGATCTTCTGTGCCGTCATCAAGCGTCTTCACAAACTCCTTTTCATTCATGTCCAGGAGTTCGTGTCGCAGATTGCCGCTTTTAAATCCTACCATTTGAATAAAGTAGTATTCGAGAATTTGTCGCATTATCATCATGAGTGTTTCCGAGTCATCAGTGTAACTATATTCGTGCCAGAGGGTATCATATGTATTACGAACTGGGGAACGATTAATCTTACTTCCGCCTGAGAATTTCAGTTCATCCGTACACTCTGCAATACTGGTCTGATTATCCTTGCTCTTTTTGATTTCAAAGAACGATGCGCATTCATAGTCACTAATTCGGTTATAAGTGATTTCTCGGAAGAAGTAGGGGTTGTGTGTCATGCAGAAGAATTGGCGGATGTGATCGTCACTTCCAGTTTTAGTCATATCGTAGTTATTATAGCAAACTGCGATCATCTCCCGAACCAGTGAGGCAACAATAAAGAGTGAACTGCTGTCCATTGAGGATACCGGATCATCAATGATTACTATCTTGTCTACGACCTTTCCTTCATCCGACTGACTGCCCATAACCATGTGGTAGAAGTACAGGAAGGCTATAAAGTTACGCTCGCCTTCGCTAAGATTCTGTTGCACAACTTCTGGATTTCCGCTGTTATCCCTTACAAGTTCGTATACATATTTTGCGCCGGCTTTTTCTTGCAAGTAAAAGCCGCGGAATCCGGCATTTTTGATTGCCTTGTTAATGTCGTGCATCGCTTTGGTGGTATTGACGGTCTGACTGTTAAGAAATGCAATATGACGCTCAATCTCATTTGCGTTATCTATGAGCTGCTTCGCCTCACCATTGGCTTTTCTCCATTCTTCGCGATCAGATTCTGTTTTTTTCTTCCAGTTTGATATTATGTCATCACATTCTTTCGCCAAAAGCCCCCAGACCATCTTTGTGCATTTTACAGTTTGACCGGGAATGTCAGCAAGAACCGCCATATACGCTTTGATCTCAGCATTAATTGCTTCAGTGAGGTCATTGATATATTTTGAAGTTGAAATAAGACTTTCTATAATGATTGATTCGGCAGGGTTATCCTTCTTTTTCTGAAGCAAAACAAAGTTTCTTTCTATTATTGACATCAGAAGTTGAGCGTGCTGCCTGTAGTCATCTAATTTGCGAGACGGAAAAGGCGCTTGAAGGTTCCTTTGAATCACTTGCTTTGTATCGTTCATTAAATTTGTGATTTCTTCAAAATAAAAATCCAAGTTGGAAAGATCCTTCTTGTACTGTTCGTCATAACATGTTGCAAGCATTTCCTCAAAATTTTCAGGAAGCATTCTTTGACAATAAGGGCATTTCCCGTCTGCTTTATCATGGAACTGTCTGTGTCCAGCAGCAACCCAGTCCATATTACCCAAAGCACGGATAAAAGCAGCAAATTCTGTATCAGATCTGCTAACAATCGATTTTCGCATGATTTCGCTCATTGGCTCTATAACAGATGGAATGGGTTTGAACTCTGAATATGATTGCTGATTGGAATCAGAGATAGTAAGATAGAGGTTAAAGCATTCTTCTTCCGTTGTATCCAAAGGTTGTGTTTCCTCAAGTTTTTTTACGAACTTGCTCTTGTCTTTCATAAATCCTGTTTGAGTTGTAGGAAACCTCTTTCTTATAGCTTCGGTTTTCTTCCAAACAGTCGTTATGTATTCTTGCTCGGCTTGTTCATGATTGCTTTTATTACTTCGGCAATAATATAATTTGATCAGTTTGAACTAAAAATCAGGAAAGGACGCAACAGCGTTCTTTTGACGGATTTTCAAAAAGAAGAGCCAATTGTTTAATTGCCGAAGTAATAACCTGATCAGCAGTGGATTGTGCTTCTCTTGCACGTTTTACAAGCTCGGCTTTTATTGCAGCTTGATCGTCTGCCTCTTTCTTTTTTTGAGCATTGATATCAGAAATAGTGAACACACCCGGAATATTACCATAGCTTTGAATGTTCGCCTTAATAAAGTCTTCGTTATAAACAAGAATCTGTTCATCTGAAAGTGCCGCATCGCTCCATGTTAGTAATGCCGAATGATTCTTGAAAGATCTGCCGAGGGTAGATTTGCCAGTACCGTTTTTGCCATAGAAAAAGTTGAGCATGGTCGGTCGGAATGTTACATTGTGGTAAGTTGGGGCATTGATTGTGATGTCAGTAATGTAGCGTCTGATTTTGTCGCTCATTAGAATTCCTCCTTATTTCACTTCAATTCCTTTGTCTTTGGTGATCTGTATGAGATCACCACGCCTTATACTCCAATGTTCCTCGTCAAGCTGATTCCTGACATGAGCTGAGATAAGATGAAAATCCTGTATATTGTTATTAATCATTTCCTGCTGGAAATATTTAGTTGTTTCAAACACTTCATAGTTAAAAATGATCTTTCCAGGTTGCGGCTGAATTTTCGTCAGCCTGCCAAGAAAAGACGGGCAATCTTGAAAGGCAGTCTGGAATCTTTCATTTTTCACTGTGAAGAGACATGGCATTTTCAGCAGTTCGTTAATGTGCCGGTCAGATAGCGGCGAATAGTATTCCTTAAGCTGTGAGTCAGTGTACTTCAAAGATAATTCTGCACTAATTGAAAAAGAAGAACCAGAATAGTCTTCGTTATTTAGTACGAACAGATGGAAATGTGAGCGATCAAGTTTAATCCATTCTACGCTGTGCGACTTATGCTGGATTGGGGTTTGTTGTTGCATGGCTAATGAAATAGCCTGGACGAGCGTTTCAGGGCATCCTTCAATAACCAAATTTCCCTGCAAATTACCTACCGCAATACCATTGTCGGAAGCAGTAACAGTAGTAGGAACTTGAAACTGTGTCGGAAGCTGAGAGTCTTTGGACTTTACTATCTCATTTTTCATTTATACCTCACTTTCCGGGGAATACTCCCGCATCCTGCATTACTTCAAGTAAATCCACCTTTTTTATAGTCCAGTGTGTCCTTGTCAACTCAAACAAGTGCATAGCAAGATCGGACAAGTTATCCTTCAGAAAGGAAAACGGAATAGGGAAAAATCTCTGGAAATACACCTTGACACCGTTGTCTTGATCCCTGACATCCTTAATAAAAGCAAATACTGCTTGCTGTTCCTCAGTGCCATCACGTTCCATTGCGATGATTGCAGGCAGCTTTTTTATTTTTTCAACGATCTCATCTGACCAACCGCAGAACTCATTTTTTACCTCGTCCGTTATGTACTCGGTCAGAGCACGAGATTTATCCACGAGGATGTAGTTTTTTTCAAAAGGGTCATATCCTATTATCAGGTTGAAGTACCTTGGACGGGATGCGGTCTTGATTCCGTCAGAAAGGAACAGATTAATTGTCGGAGAAAATGAATCAGTGTATCCAACTGCAATTCCGTCCCCTTCGGCATGAGCAGAGAACGATGTCGGAATAGCGCCTTCTTTTTTTACGATGTCATTACTCATTCTTATTTCCCCGCCTTCCGATTACAAGTCCGCCGAACACCTGTCCGATAGCGATACCATTATCCTTAGCCACAACATTAAACTGAGCTACGGATTGCTGCTGTGTAGCCGGTTCAGTAAACGGAGCTTCATAAACTTCCACTTTGGGCTGCTCTTCGTCGGTCACTTCTTCCGCTTCAACTACATCGTTCTCAGTTTTGTCCATTTCTTCCGTCTGGTCCTCCACCATGATTTCATTCTTCACTGTGAGCTTCTGCGATCTTTGAGTGCCGATATCTGCTGTGATTATTCGCGGACTGTTATCACCAGCTTCCTTAGTCCAGGCCTCATATGTATTAGCTCCTTCTTTAGTGTCGGGATGGCTGAGCAGAATATTATTCCAAACTGAAAGCAGAAAGTTTTGAAGTACGATTTCCATGACGGTATCAAGCTGTGCTTTGCTTACAATTTGACTGCCGATATCAAACTCACCGTCAATACTGTCATCTTCAAGTATGAGGTCAATCATTCCGGCTACAAGAAGTGCCATTGATGACTGGCTGAGATCAAGATACTTCTGACAGAACTTGTCCATTTCATACAGTACCGTTTCTTTCTCATTTATAAGCCGTAAATTCAATCCATTCTTATAAGCAGCATTATCAAACGGAAGATAGCTGGGGCTGTTAGGCGGACTGCCAGCCAAGTATTTTGAGAAGTACGACGCGAGTGTCTTAGGGTTGTTAGGTTGATATGCCGGATTAGCTAATTTCAGAAGATCTCGGAGCATATTTGGCTTGGTAACACCGTCTTTGCTGTCTCCGTACTCTTGCTGTGTGGTCAATGTCTGATTTCCAGAACGCAACAACAGTAGTAAAAACGTATTGCCTCTTAATCGATTCAAAGCCAATCACACCTTTCAACTAAATAAACAGAATAAACTGCATAAAGCACATTGCAATAAACTCAATCAATGATTTAATAGCTTCAGAGGCGAAACCTCTGAGGCTAATTTTATTACCTCAGCTGTCTCTTTCATTATACCACAGTCTCTGTGAAAAAGCCAGAGGCAAATAAAAAAATTGGAGGAAAATTCTATGAACAGTATTGAGAACAAAACACCTGCCCACCCCACCGTTTACATCTGCAGCCCCCTCCCCCCCGTTTCCACCGATCCTATCTTCCGTGCCAACGAGCTGATCGACAATCTGAAGCTCGCCAAGGACGCGGCTACGTTCGCAACGATCCGCGGCTGTGATCCGATCGCCCCGCACCTCTACTATCCGCAGTTCCTGGATGACAACGATCCGACTGAACGTCAGCTCGGTATAGAGCTGGGGCTGAAGGCGCTCAGAAGCTGTGACGAGCTGTGGATCGTAAGTAACCGGATCAGCTCCGGCATGAGCGCCGAGATCAAGGAAGCGCAGAAGTGCGGTATCCGCGTGCTGGTGTTCACGAGTGCTGGCTTTAGGGTATATACCGGCAACGGCGACATGACAGACAACTGCCATGTTGATACCGCTGATGGCGTGATTGACTGAGAACGATACACACTCCTATATAAAGTAAGGACCGGCAGTGGCCGGCGGAAAGGAAATTATTATGGCAAAGAAGAGAATGGGTGTTTATAATCGCGGAGTAAATGGTATGAAGAAGAACAATGTCGCAGCAAAGTCGATGGACAAGCCGGCCTCGTTCAATGATAAGCTGTCTCTCAAAGAGCTGCTGACGTTGGTCAGCTCCACAAAGGGCGTAGCAATCCCGACCCGCAAAGCACTGAAGGCTACATTTGAGCCGATTGCCGTCTATGTCACCCGAAACTATCAGGTTTCTATCTATCAGAACGGCTTTGCACTGGCAGAGTCCTGGAAGCGCCATTCGGTATTTCGTGTGGACGCATGCAAGGACTATCACTATGACACGGAGCATGAGACACTTGCGAAGCAGAAGAACAGCGCAACCAAGCCGGATATCACGTTTGAGGAATTCCTCGACGAGCCGTGGCCGATACGGATTTCTCTGACCGCGGGGGACAAGCTGGAGGAGAATAACGATACGGCGGCACGCAGAGCAATTTCTGAGCATCCCGCAATTGCATCTGATGTTCAGCAGTATAATCGCTATGTTCACGGTGAATCAGTGGAAAATCAGGTGATTTGGAAGATGAGTACGTTGGAGGCACTGAGTACATTGACAGAACGGCAGCAGGAGGCGATGCTTCTTTATTATGTAGAAGGCTATACACAGCAGGAGATCGGCAGAATGCTTGGGATTTCCACAACCGCCGTAAAAAACAGACTTGAAAGCGGACTTCAGAGAATCCGCAAGCATATCTATGCGATGATGGGCTGAGATATAGCCTAAATCCATCAAAAGCAAACTAAAAAACATACTGAAGTCAGGGCGCGCACTGGCGACAGGTGCTCATATAACAGAACAGAGTTATAAAACCGGGATGGGTCTTGGATTGACCGCCCAATGTACGGGATAACTCTGTCTGCTGAGACATCTGCTGCCGTGAGCGCCTTTTTGTGGTGCTGTGCGTAGCTGCGTGAGCATCTGCCGCTGGATGTGTTCCTTGCAGAAAGGAACGATTATGGAAAACAAGAATACTTTTACAGCACAGACTGCTCTCGAAATGCCCGTTGCAACTCCGACTGCGGCTTCGGTGGAACTGCAGCCGATCACGGATAAGACCACACTTGGCGCACTGCTGAAGATGCTTGATCTTACGCCGGGACAGAGAAAGCCTGATAAGACTCCCACACCGAAGAAACTGCGCACCACAGTTGAGCCTCTTGCGAATATGCATGACTGCGTACTGTATCGTAACGGTTTCGTCTACTACAACAATGGCTGCAATCACACCGTCCTTTGGCTCCCTTACTGCGTAAGTTTCACCTACCACTTCAATCCGTTGAAGGATACAGAAAAGGACACTTTGAAAGATAAGGATGAGTTAAAGGATGGGCTGTTGGAAGAGAATCCGTGGGTAACGGCCGCTACATTAATTGCAGAGCATCGCATTGAGCACCACATGGATAACAACGCCGGTATCGGTCACGCTGACATACCAGATTATGCCGAGGACGAGGATGAGACCAGCATAGATTCTTATGTAGCTAAGGATTACCGTTGCATGGAGTTCATGTGGCACGAGGAGCCGATTAACGTAAATCCGCTTGATGCTGTCTGCCGCAAGGAAACCAAGGAAGAGGTTCTCGCGGCACTGACAGATAAGCAGTTCGAGGTGTTCGTGCTTCATTATCGGGATGGCTATACGCAGAGGGAGATTGCGGAACATCTTCATATTGATCAAACGACTGTCAGAGATAGAATTCGTGGTGCAATGAAAAAAATAAAAAATATTTTATCCAATACCCCTTAACGGGTGTCTCCCAGACTATATAGTAGAGGCTCATGACAGACCTCCCGGATAAAGCGGCTGCGGACAGGCTACAGCCGCACACCGATTACATGGTCGAAAGACCGCACAGAAAGGAAATGTTTATGGAAAACGCAAGAAACACAAAGAACCTCCGCAACGCCCGTCGCCTTTCCGCCGAGGACTGCAAGCGTTTGAACGACATGATCGTCGGCGGTGCGTACAAGCGAAACAAGCGCAATAAGCTGAACGAGATCGAGGCAGCAATGGACAAGCGTGCCGCAGATATCGCTCTTACTGTCAGCGACATGTTCAAATTCATGGCGATGTCAGCAGCGATGCTTCCGAACATGGAGCTGGACACCGGCATCATGCGTCTGAAGATTGATGACGGCGGCGTGTTCTTCGAGATCAACGATCCGTACCGTATGCGCAAGACGATCCGCAAGGACGAGAACCGTGGTGAGGAGCCGGATGAGGCTTTCGATGATGACTGCGATGATGAAGAGGAGGGTCTGCTTTATGACGGAGACTAAGAAGACACCGGAACAGCTCCCGGTACAGACACAGAAGCTGATCAGCGGCATCAATCTCATCTTTGCCGGCATCGGTGAGATCCTCAGCGCAATGGAACCGGATATGGCTAAATCCCTGCAGGCGCTTGCAAGCATGGAAACTGCAAAGGATGCACTGGGCTATGAGGAGCTGCCGACCGGTGAGGACGAGCCTGCTGCTGAAGCGCCTGCACCGGAACCTGAAAAGAAGAAGGCGGCACCTAAGAAGAAGGCAGCAGACAAGCCTACGGAGCTGACAGTTGATGACCTCATCAAGGTTGTCACCGGTAAGATCAAGCAGGATCGCGCCAACAAGGAAAAGGTGCTGGGTCTTCTCAAGACTTACGGAGCCGCAAAGATCAGCGATGTTCCGGCGGACAAATACGAAGCCTTCCTCACCGACCTGTCGCAGATCTGAGGTGACTGAATGCCGGATGTACACGCGCTGTTAAGCGCATCCAGTTCCAAGCAGTGGCTGCACTGCCCGCCGTCAATCCGCCTGCAACAGAACTTCCCCAATGTAAGCTCCGTCTATGCCGAAGAAGGCACGTTTGCGCACGAGGTCTGTGAATACAAGGTACGCAAGTATCTGAAGGAACGGGTCAAACGCCCGCAGTCCGAGGAATACGATACTGAGGAGATCGAGCAGATCACCGATGTGTATGCGGAATTTGTCATTTCCATTATTGAGGAGATGAAGGCAAACGGCTGTGAACCGCTGGCATTTGTCGAGGAACGTGTGAATTACAGCCACATCGCACCTTCCGGCTTCGGCACCGCAGATATGCTCATCATCGGCAAGGATGCTGATGGCAAAGGTCTGCTTCATGTATGTGATTTCAAGACGGGAAAGGGCGTGTTTGTGGATGCAGACCACAACAGCCAGATGATGCTCTATGCGCTCGGAGGTTTAGCCGCCTATGGCTTTCTGTATGATATTGAGAACGTCCGCATGAGCATCATCCAGCCCCGTCTGGATAATATCTCTACGTTTGAGTGTACCCGTCAGGAGCTGGAGGACTGGGGCGAGAGCATCAAGCCCATTGCAAAGCTGGCATACGAGGGCAAGGGTGTGCAGCATCCCGGTGACTGGTGCCGGTTCTGCCGTGCGAAGCCCGTCTGCAAGGCTTGTGCCGACGAAGCACTGGCGCTCTGCCGCGAGGATTTTCTCGATCTGGATGCCGGTGCGCTGGACAGCTCCGCAGAGGAAAGCGATATGACAGCACCCTATGAAGCAGACACGGAGACCGCTGTTTTCAAGCAGCCGGGACTGATACCGCTTTCAGAGCTGGCAGAGATCCTGCCGACACTGAACCGCATCAGCTCGTGGATCGAGGCAGTCTTTGCATTCGTCAGCGGTGAAGCCATCAACCACGGAGTGCCGATTCCCGGCTACAAGGTGGTCGAAGGCCGCAGTAAGCGTATCTTCACAGATACCAAAGCTGTGGTCGATGTTGCCGTACAGAATGGCTACACCGATCTGTACAAGCAGACGCTCATCACGCTGACCGAATTCGAGAAGATGATGGGCAAAAAGAAATTCAATGAACTGCTCGGTGAGTATGTCGCCAAGCCGCCCGGAAAGCTGGCACTTGTGCCGGAAAGCGATCCGCGTGAGCCTGTTGATCTCACCGCAGCACCCGATCAGGAATTTGCAGTCCTTCCCGATGAGGACTGACACACAATCAGGAGGTAAATCTATGGCAACCAATAACACAGCACCCGCAACCAAGGTCGTCGTTCCGTGCCGCATCTCGTTTGCGAATATCTGGGAACCTAAGAGCATCAACGGCAGCGAGGAGAAGTATTCCGTCTCCTGCCTGATCCCGAAGGAGGATAAGGCGACGCTCGCCAAGATCAAGAAGGCGATCGAAGCCGCAAAGGAGGCGGCGAAGGAGAAGAAGTGGAACGGCAAGATGCCGCCCAATCTCAAGATGCCGATTCATGACGGTGATATCGACCGCCCCGATGACGAGAACTACGCCGGTCACTTCTTCTTCAATGCCACTTCCAAGGATGCGCCGCAGATCGTTGACCGCAAGGTACAGCCGATCCTCGATCCGATGGAGTGCGGCAGCGGTGACTACTGCAATGTATCCGTCAACTTCTTCGGCTTTGCGGCATCCGGCAACAAGGGCATCGCAGCAGGTCTCCAGAATATCCAGCTTGTGCGCCACGGTGAGCGTCTCGCCGGTAAGCCTTCCGCTGCATCCGATTTTTCGGAGATCGAGGGCGAGGAGGAGATCGACATCTCCGCAGAGGACGATATGGATTTCCTGAACTGAGATGCTTTGAGGGAGGCATGTCCTCCCTTTACATATTTGCAAGAAAGGAGGCAGATGGACATGCGCAGAAAGAGGCTTCAGATCGATATCGAGACCTATTCCGATGTTGATCTGGTGACTTGCGGTGTGTACCGCTATGTGGAGGGTGACTTCCATATTCTGCTGTTTGCCTATGCTTTTGACGATGAGGATGTGCAGTGCGTAGACCTTGCCTGTGGCGAACAGCTCCCGCAGGAGGTTGTGGATGCGATCCATGACAGCAGTATCATCAAAGCCGCATGGAATGCGCAATTTGAGCGCATCTGCTTATCGAAATACTTTAACACACAGCTCAGTCCCGATGACTGGCAGTGTTCTATGGTCTGGGCGGCATCATTGTCCCTGCCGCTGAAGCTGAAATATGCTGCTTTGGCATTAAAGACCGGTGAGCAGAAAGATGATGTCGGTGAACGGCTGATCCGTTACTTTTCCATTCCCTGTAAGCCGACCAAATCCAACGGCGGCAGGACACGCAACCTCTCGGAACATGCACCGGAGGACTGGAAATTATTCAAATCCTACTGTATTCAGGATGTAAGGACAGAGCGTGATATCCGCTACCGGCTGGAGAAGTTCCCGCTGCTTCCGCAGGAATGGAACTACTACCACATGGATCAGCGCATCAATGACAGAGGTGTCCTGATCGACAAGGAGCTGGTGCAGCAGGCGATCACCTGTGACATGATGCTTTCCGAGGAGATGACGCAGAAGGCGTATGCGCTGACCGGGCTTGAGAATCCGAATTCTGTATCGCAGCTCAAGGCCTGGCTGGAAGATCGCGGCATCGAGGTCGATTCCCTCGGCAAGAAAGATGTAGCATCGCTCATATCCGATCTGGACAAGCACAGTATAGATTCAGATGCGCTGGATATGATGAAGCTCCGCCTGCAAATGGCGAAGTCCTCTGTGAAAAAATACCAAGCGGCGGAACGTTACATCTGTCAGGACGGCAGGGCGCACGGTTTGTTCCAGTTTTCCGGAGCGAACCGCACGCAGCGATGGGCAGGACGCGGCATTCAATTGCAGAATCTGCCTCAGAACCACATCGCAACGCTTGATGAAGCTCGTGAGCTTGTAAAGATGGGCTGTTTCGACATGATCGAAACGCTCTACGGAAATACGCCGGATATCCTGTCTCAGCTTATCCGAACGATGCTGATTGCAAAGCCCGGACACATCTTTATCATCGCGGACTTTAGTGCGATTGAAGCGCGGGTGCTGGCGTGGCTTGCCGGGGAACAATGGCGGCTCGATGCTTTCAAATCCGGACAAGACATCTACTGTGCGTCGGCATCACAGATGTTCGGTGTCCCAGTTGTGAAGCATGGCATCAATGGTGAATTGAGACAAAAAGGTAAGGTTGCGGAGCTCGCCTGCGGATACGGTGGGGCTGCCGGGGCGCTGATCTCAATGGGTGCATTGGATATGGGACTGAAAGAGGATGAATTACCGGATATTATATCATCATGGCGTGAAGCCAATCCGGAGATCGTCAAATTCTGGTACGCGGTGGAGAAAGCCGCCATCGAAACGGTCAAAGATCACACGGAGCGAACGGTCGGCAGGATCGGATTCCGGTTTGCGGCGAACACCCTCTGGATCGTTCTCCCGTCCGGCCGCAGTCTTGCCTACATCAAGCCCAAGCTCCAACCGAATCGTTTCGGGCGTATGGCACTGACCTTTGAAGGCTTGGGTGCCAACAACAAGTGGGTGCGGCAGGAGACCTACTCGGGCAAGCTGACCGAGAACATCACACAGGCGACTGCCCGCGATCTGCTTGCCGAAGCCATGTGGAGGATGGAGCAGGCAGGACTGGATATTGTCGGACACGTTCATGATGAGGTCATTCTGGAAGTGCCGGAGGGCAGCATCACCGTGGACGAGGTCTGCGGTATTATGAACCGGAATCCGAAGTGGGCGGACGGCTTGCCTTTGGCATCCGCAGGATATACCGGACTTTGGTACTACAAATCGTAAGTTTACGATTTGTAATATTATCGTGTACAAAAAATTATCCTCAGCTTTTTCTGAATACGAGCAAATTCACTCGGTTTCAAAATAAAGTTGAGGATAATTATTTAAGATGAATTGATTAATGGTTATCTGAGGCCACAAAGTCTGGCCATTGTTTCCTCGTCATTTATGATAGAAGTAATCTCTTCCATATCTGCCGATGGAGCGGGCTGAACCCTTTCCATTGCCTCGCGCATTTTGTCTATAGATGGCAGAGCATAGATTCTCGTTGTTTCTATCTGCTCATGGCCAAGAAATGTTGCTATCATCAGAGGATCCACACCTTCCTGATAAAGATTGGTAGCTCGTTCAGCTCTGAGAAGATGCGGATACACTCGCTCTGGAAGCCTTCTTCCTTGATCTCGTAATTCATCTGAATACTTTCTGACAATTCGTCTGATTGTTGCTGTGCTGATACGATCCAATTTGCCTTTAATAACGGTATAGAAAAGCCATCCTTCAGAATTCTCGGTGGAACATGGATGATACAGACTAATGTATTTCCGTAAATGTGTAGCTGTATTTTTGCTTATTGCTACATCGCGCTCCTTACGTCCTTTACCATGTACATGAATGCAGAGAGTTTCAAAATTAATATCATCGAGATGAAGAGTTGTGAGTTCCTGTACTCTAACAGCCGCATCATAGAGCAAAATTAGAATGGTACGGTCACGAATTCCGAAACGAGTTGCTGGAGGTTGAGCAAGAAGGGCTTCCAGATCCTCTTCAACAAGTAGATTCTTTTCGCGTTTAGGAACCTTCTGTGATCTTACTTTTGATACATTGAGAGCAACTGATTCCAGCGACACATCATTGTCCGCACAATACTGCACATATGTTTTAATCGCAGACAGTCTGACATTACATGTCGAAATTCCATTGCCGTTATCTTTAAGATACGCTATAAAGTCAAGAAGGAAATCTTTAGTGCAATCCTTAAACTGAAATTTCATGATAGAAATCTTACGGTAATTCACCACATATCTGCGAAATGCGGACAAGGAATCGGTATATGAACGAATCGTCTCTGGGCTTTTCCCTAACTGCTTATCTAGATAGGTTGTAAAAAAGGAGAGTGTTCTCGAAAAGAAGCAGTCCTTTCCCAATGATTTAGCTTTCATACTGCACCTCCGGTATAATTCGATTTGAAATTGTGTCTTTCCTGTGTATAGTGTCAAGGGCTTCCTGTGCTTGATGATAGTAGTATAATGATTCATGAATTGAAGCATGCCCTAGAAACTTGCTGAGGTACGGGAGCATTTTTTCTGGATCAATTCCTTCCGCAATCCATCCATTGATTCTGTCAACAACAAAAGTATGCCGAAAAGACTTTATCGTAGGAGGATTGCTCAAATCGGAAAACCGAGTAGCCCGCCACGTTCTCAGAAAATAATCTCTAACCGTAACAGGATCAATACTTTTTCCTGCTTTGGTACCAGGAAAAAGAAGTGTCTCAGTGGGGCATTCTGATAAGATATATTTTTTGTACTCATCAAGCATTCGCATAATATCATCGGTGACCCAGAGCTTTCTGTCCTTGTCACCTTTTGAGTGATAAATATGAATTGATGATTCATTAAAATCGATATACTCCCATTTCAACGCTAATGGTTCTGACAGACGCATTCCACAACAATAATATAGCCTGAACAGAACCCTACATTCTTCCTTGAATCGAGAGCCAGTACTATTCTTAGCAGGCTGTAAATTGTCAAGTTTTTCAAAAAAATCTATGCGTTCATCGTTTGTGAATATGTGTGGATTCTTTGAAGTGGTTGCTTGTGTCAGTTGAGGAAGATATGCATATTCTCCAAGAGACAGTATATATTTTGACAACTGCCTGATCACGCTTACTCTAACATATCTTGCATTTAGACCCTCTGTTTCGCGTTGAATTGACCACGCATCAGATATTTCTTTTGTTACTGTTGTCTCAGAATAATCGTTCTGAACACAAAAGGTATCAAATTCCTTCAAAACGTCAGAATTCGAGCTGTACGCAAATCCTGATGCACGCTTTTCAGTTATCAGCCCTATTATGTGAGGTGCGAGTTTACTTGAATATGCATAATCACGTTGAGGCTTCACTTTTCATCACCGTCCTTTTGATTGGAAGACAACAAAGCTTTTCATTCACAATATCCGTTGCCAGATATCTATTGACACTGCTATAATCTGAATGCCCCAAGGAGTCTTTTATCATGCTTGTATCGCTTCCTGTAGCCAGCAACCTTGAAGCAAAAGTTCTTCTTAAAATATGGAATTTACTGCATTTTTCATTAGTTGCCCTTCGTAAAGCATCACGACAAATATGTGTACTAACGACATTGTTAAACGGGCTTTCATGTGAGAGGAAGACGTAGCCATTAGGCACCTTAGGACGTCCTTTAAGAATGTAATTTCGTATACGTGTTCCAACTAACAATGACATTGGCAGAACGATAGGGCGGTATGTCTTCTGCTGCGTGATAGATATTTCCATACTTCCCCAATCTATATCGCAGTATTTTAGACTAACAATGTCTATTCCACGGAACCCCATATAGAGACCAAGTGATAAAATCGCTGCATCACGTATTTCAAAAGGTGTTGAGGCATTTAAACAGTAACACTCTATCATTTGAATTTCTGATTCCGAAAGTATTTCTACAATCCTTCTGGAAGCTGCGTTACGTGACGGAAGTGATTTTGAAAAATCACTTTTTGTATAGCCGGCTGCAAATAAGAATCTAAGAAAACTCTTTACATCATAAAGATAATTGTTTTTTCCATTGCAAGACGCAGCGGCCATTGCGTTGTTGTATCCTTTTACTAAAGTTGGTGTAATTGATTCTATTTCATGTACGCCATTCATTTCAATATATCGCATGAAAGATACCGCACCTGAACGATGGACTTCGATTGTTGATCGTGAGAAATTATCCTTTTGTTCTTCGGATAAATAATGCAGTATGATGCTTTTAAAGTGGTCACTAAGTTTTGCCATATTAGTATCGGATTTGTACTGGTGAGGAAGTTTTCTCACGATGAATACATTTCCATGAACTAAGTAGAACAAAAATTTATCCATGCAAGATTTTCTGGCACCAGAAAATCCTTTGAATGCAGGAAACTTCTCCATCATGTTCACCCAATATTTAGAAACGGATGGCGTAAAATCGATTTTTAATTCAGAGAGCAGTACGTATAGCATCTGTAGGTGAACGATATATTTATCTCTCAGGTTTTTTTCAGCGTTCGTATTTTTTCCTTTTAGGTGTTCGGTCATTTCCAGTGCTTTTTCCCAATAACTGGTTGGAGATAGCGTTATCTCTGATTTCTTACCTGATAGGTTCTTTAGTACGTTAAGATCAGAATTATTCAACTCAAATAAAAGAGCACTTGCCTGCACAGGTGCGGTTGATAACAACGGCAGATAACTTGGAATAATTCCTTTTTTGGCTAACGATTGAAGAAATAGTTTCATAGCCACAATTCCACTGTATATACCATTCTTTTTCCGTTCTTCATCGAGGTATAATGATACAAGATTTCCATTTATACTCTTGTCATCATATATTCCATGCTTCATCATGAACAGCATAAAATTAGAAATCTGCTCCAGTTGAATTTTAACGCTTCGTGAGGTGCTACAATTTAGACGTTCGGCTTGATACCAAGCAAGAACTGCCTTGAAATCATCAGATAGTGCTTCATCATAATGATTGTTTATTATATTATTCATGCATATCCTCCTTGAATTTGATATTATTATTATCCACATCTTTCATGAGGAGGATATGTCTATTTAGCGTGGCTACGCTTAAAAGTTGATGATAATTTTTTGTACACGATAATATTTCAAGGATTAAACAGGAGGAACAGCATATGAAACAGGGTAGATCATTACCGGAGGTGCTGACGGAGCTGCAGCGGCAGAACGCTGCAAAGCGTGATTATGTCAGTCCGGCGCAGGCATTCACATTGCGCCCCGATGGTGCAACCTTTGAAATGCAGCATCAGAATACCGGCGCACAGGAGCTGTTCGGAACCACCGACCTCTTTCACAGACAGATCGGCAGTGTGCTGAATATCCCGGCGAAGTATTATGATCTCATGCGGAAGGAAAAGCCGGAACTTCTGGCGGAGAACGTCAATGCGTGGTTTGGCAGCCGGGAGCAGTCCTACATGGTACGTTCTATGGATTTCGGCGAAGGCAGAGTTGCACGCGCATTGCTCTCCGACCGCTACCGCCGTATTGACAATCTGGAGGTTGCATCGGCCGTCCTGCCGCTTTTCGCCGGTAAGGAGGAGATGGAGGTCGTTAGCTGTGCTGTCACCGAGACAATGCTGGCGATCAAGATAGTAAATCATCGGCTCGAAGCACAGGTCGTTCCAGGCGATTATGTTCAGGCGGGTGTTGTCATCCGAAATTCTGAGGTAGGTCTCGGCGCTGTCTCTGTGCAGCCGCTTGTATATCGTTTAGTATGTTCCAACGGAGCTATTGTGAATGACTTTGGTGAGCGCAGGGCGCATGTCGGCAGACAGGTGAAAGCACTGGAGGACAGCTTCAACGTATACACCGACGCCACTTTGAAAGCGGAGGACGATGTGTTCCTCATGAAGATGAAGGACGCAACCCTTGCCGCTATTGAGGAGGCGCGGTTTGCACAGATCGTCGGTAAATTGCAGGATGCAACGCAAGCTCGTATCACAGGCCGTGTGCAGGATGTCATCGAGCTGACCGGCAAAGCGTATGACCTGAACCAGCCGGAGCAGGACAGCATCCTGAATTATCTCATCAAGGGCGGTGACCTGAGCCTTTATGGTTTATCCAATGCCATCACACGCGCTTCGCAGGATGTAGAATCTTACGACAGAGCCACTGCGTTAGAAGGCATCGGATGGCAGGTCGCCACCATGACAAAAAATCAGTGGGAGGAAATCAACGCATGAGCAGAACCTGGAAAGACAGAAAGGGCTATAAGACGAGACATCATCACCCTTCCTATACAACAAACGATTACCAGAACCGTACACGAGGCGGCTATGAGGATTATGACCACAGCGATCAGGAGCTGTATGTCTACGATCAGAACTGCGAAAACTGCCGCTACCGCCATGACTGTCATCACACGCCGTTCCCGTCCGGATGGTGTGAGTATTGGAAGGACGGCACCAGATGAGGGAATATGTCGTAGAGAACGAGTTTGTCAAAGCAGTAAAGGCTGCCGGCGGTGTGGCATATAAGCTCACATCGCAGACAGCCAATGGTCTGCCGGACAGACTCGTTCTCTTTTTCCCGGCAAAGACAGTCTTTGTAGAACTGAAAGCACCGGGGAAAATGATGCGGCCGTTGCAGAGAAAACGGCGGTATCAGTTGATGAAGCTCGGTTTTCCGGTGATGTGCATTGACCGGGTGCAACAGATCAGACCCTGCATCGATGCAATTCTATCATGGACACCCGGCGAACCGTTCCCAGATGGAATCGGTGCAAGAATCCCGGATCTGGAACTTGCAACGCTGCCATCGGATCTTGATGATTTCGGTGAAACACTGGAGCCGGTTGACCCGGAGGATCTTGCCGGATTCTACGAACTGGAGGATGCAGAATGAAATACACACCTCATGACTATCAGCAGTTTTGCATCGAATATATCAAAACGCATAGGATTTCTGCGCTGTTTCTGGACATGGGCTTAGGCAAGACGATCATCACATTGTCTGCTCTCCGTGACCTGCTGTTCGATGAACTTACAGTATCTAAAGTGCTTGTAATAGCTCCGCTCAGAGTAGCCCGCGACACCTGGCCTGCCGAGGTAAAGAAGTGGGATCATCTCAGCGACATCGAGCTTTCTGTTATTGTCGGCTCGGTTAAGGAGCGCACCGCAGCGGTAAACCACAATGCCTTCATCTATGTCGTGAACAGAGAAAATGTCAAATGGCTGGTCGAATATTACGAGAAGAATGGTCTGCGCTGGGATTATGATATGATCGTGATTGATGAGCTTTCGAGTTTCAAGAACTACCAGTCTCAGCGTTTCAAGTGGCTACGGAAAGTAAGACCTTTCGTAAAGCGGTGGGTAGGGCTGACCGGCACACCGACCTCCAATGGTCTCATGGACTTATGGGCGGAGATCGGCATCCTCGATGGCGGCGAACGGCTCGGACGTTTCATCGGGCGTTTCCGTGAATCCTACTTCAAGCCAAGCAGCATGAATCCGAGTACAGGCGTAGTATTCGCATACACACCGCGTCCTGGCGCAGAGCAACAGATTTATGATAAAATCTCGGACATTACGATCTCCATGAAAGCCCTTGACTATCTGGATATGCCGGAATGTGTATTCGTCAACCATGAGGTCGAGATGGATGCTGCCGAGCGAAAGCTATACGATCAGCTCAGACACGATCTTATTATCCCGTTGGAGGACGGTGACATTGATGCTGCGAATGCCGCATCTCTTTCCAACAAGCTACTCCAGATGGCGAACGGAGCTGTGTACGATGAAAACAAGGAAGTGCGTCGGATACACGATCACAAGCTGGAAATGCTGGAGGATCTGATCGAAGCGGCGAACGGACAGCCGGTATTGATTGGATACTGGTTCAAGCATGACCGCGCCCGCATCATCGAACACCTGACCGCTTGTGGATACAAGCCCCGTGACATCAAGGACAGCTCCGATATCGCTGATTGGAATAACGGTTCTATTCCCGTTGCTCTGATACATCCTGCATCCGCAGGACACGGATTGAACATCCAGTCCGGCGGTCACATTCTGATCTGGTTTGGTCTGACTTGGAGTCTGGAACTGTATCAGCAGACGAATGCCCGGTTATGGCGACAGGGTCAGGAAGCCACCGTCACGATCCACCATATCGTATGTAAAGATACCGTGGATGAGGATGTACTTTCTGCCCTTGCCAATAAGGATGTAACGCAGGAAAAGCTGATAGCAGCAGTCAAAGCACGGCTGTAACGATTATACAGTCTGTAGGTTCCGCTGACATTTGACGACAGCGCGGCGAAGAAATGACGACAAAACGGTTACGTCTAAAAGTAACATGAAATGCTGCAAAACGGTAACGCCCACATATTTCACAGGAGGTGATCTTATTGGCTCGTAAAAACAATCGAATGCAATCCGAATACCACAGATCTCTCGGCTTTGATCCGAAGAAGTACACAACTGCGGCACCCGCCACACCTGACCGCACACCGCAGCGGTATGACATCTGGTTTGCAAGTCTCGGCTGTCAGCCAAATACCAGTGTGCAGGGCGGCACACGCCCGGTCATTATCATTTCCAATGACCTCGGCAACGCCCATGCAGAAACAGTCAACGTTGTCCCGATGACCCGACACCTGAAAAAGCCGGAACTGCCCTGTCACACACAGCTTGACCCGGACAGTGTCACGGACAAGCATCAGCCGTTAGACCCGTCTATGGTACTGGCAGAGCAGCTTACCACCATAAGCAAATATGCGCTGCGGTCTTATGCCGGCCATATTGCGGACGAGAACGCCATGCATCGCATTGAAGCTGCTGTGACCGCACAGCTTGGATTGGAGTGAAGAATATGCCCGTTAATTTTGTCAATATCCCGGATGCACTGAAGCGGAATGCTTCTTTCTGCGTCTGGAAACTGGAGAAACGCAGCGGTCGTCCTACTAAGGTGCCGTATGACCCGAAAACACGGAATATGGCGCGAACCAACGACCCTTCCACCTTTGCCGACTTCAACACGGCAATGAAGGCATACGCCATCGGTGGATGGGACGGCATCGGTTACCGTGTGTCCGAGGGAATCGGTGCCATCGACATCGACCACTGCATCCGTGAGGACGGATCTTTGAACGATGTCGCAGCATCTATCCTCGGAATCTTCCCGTCTGCCTACTTTGAGAAGTCACCCTCCGGCACAGGTCTGCGTGGTTTCTTCAAGCTGTCGCCTGATTTCGCCTATGACAAGACTGTCTACTATATCAACAACCGCAAGCATGGTCTTGAGGTGTATCTGCCCGGCGTAACGAACCGTTTCGTGACCGTCACCGGCGATATGTTTAAGGAAGGAACAGTCGAGCGCAATGACGAAGCGCTCCGTTCCTTGCTGGAAACCTTCATGAAGCGCAGCACCCGTGTATCTTCAAAAACGGTAGAACCCTGCTCCTACCTCGATGACGATGGCGTTATCGCGCACGCATCGGCATCTGAATCCGGCGACAAGTTCAAAGCACTCTACGCCGGAAACTGGGAGGAAGGCTATGATTCGCAGTCCGATGCGGATATGGCTTTCGTGTCCATGCTGGCATTCTGGTGCGGCAATGTCGAGGAGCAGATCGACCGCATCTTCCGTTCGTCTGGTCTGATGCGTGACAAGTGGGATCGTATGACCGGCGACAGCACCTATGGACAGATTACGATCCGCAATGCGGTATCATCCAACGGAGAAATCTATACGCCGATCATGGGATCATCCGCTGAGGATGATTTTGAGACCATCGAGGAGGAAGCGGAAGTTCTGAACTTCGAGCCGGATCTGAGCCACATTACACTCACGCTTGAGGAAATGCAGCCGCACACCAAGCCCCGCTACCAGCGTGACGAGATCGGCATCGGTTACGCTTTCGCCGATTACTATAAGCCCATCGCTCGTTTCGACCGGGAGCGCGGTATCTGGTATGTCTATGACGGAAAGGTATGGCAGCCCGATGAAAATGCCCTCGCAGTGGCGGAGCTTGCCAAAATCTTAGCTGACCGTCTGTATACCTTTGCGCTTCAGATCACCGATGAGGACACCAGAAACAGATATATCAAGCGTGTGCAGAAGCTCCAGATGCGGAAGAATCGTCGTACCATGATCGAGGATGCCAAGTCTGTCTATCCGGTATCCCACACAGTATTCGACCGCAATACCGATCTGTTCAACTGTCAGAACGGAACGCTGAACCTCACCACAGGAGAATTCCGCCCGCACGATCCTGCGGATTTTCTGACCATGATGTCCGGTGTCACTTATGATCCGGCTGCCACCTGTCCGCGATGGGAGCAGTTTATTTCTGAGGTGATGTGTAATGACAGCGATCTCGCTCTGTATTTGCAGAAAGCTCTCGGTTACGCTTTGACCGGCGACACCTCTCTCGAATGCCTGTTCATTCTCTATGGCGCAACTTCCCGTAACGGTAAGGGTACCACAATGGAAACGTTTCTCAAAATTATGGGTGACTACGGCAAGACCTCCAATCCTGAAATGCTGTCTACGAAATTCGGCAACGCCAATGCATCCGGACCGTCCGAGGAGATTGCCCGCCTTGCCGGTGTACGTTTCGTCAATATCTCGGAGCCGGAGAAGAAGATCACATTCAATGCCGCACTGGTCAAGAGAATGACCGGTAACGACACACTGAATGCCCGTTTCCTGCATGAGAACAGCTTCGATTTCAAGCCGAACTTCAAAATCTTCATCAACACGAACTACAAGCCCTCCGTCTCGGATATGACGCTATTTTACTCCAACCGTCTGAAGCTGATCCCGTTCAAGCGCCATTTCGAGGAGCATGAGCAGGATAAGGGCTTGAAGGCGTTTTTTAGCCAGAATGACAGCCAGTCCGCGATCTTCAACTGGTGTTACCAAGGTTATAAGCTGTTCAGGAAACAGGGCTTGGAGGATCCGGCTGCCGTGACGGAAGCGACCAGGGAGTATCAGGATGAGTCCGACCGCATCGGGCAGTTTGTAGATGCGTGGCTCGAAGAAGGTGAAGCCTATGAAGTGCGTACCTCGGCGGTGTATAACATCTATGGACAGTGGTGTGAGAAGTATGGCTATCGCAAGGAAAACAGCACCAATTTCAATAATGCTATCCAGCGTTTCTTCCCTATCGTGCGCAAGCGCCCGAATGACGGCAACGGTGCGCAGAAAACTACGATGCTGATTGGCTGTCGTTTTCTGGAGCATGAAAAGGGTGAAGATGAGAAGCCGGAGGAGTTCGCAGCTTTGGAGTGATGCAATCTTCAGCACTTGTAAGGTGCTAACAAACCAAAATCTCTAATTTTCCTCGATTCTACGTTGTTTCCGCAACTGGGGCAACGTGGGGCAAGTTTTTTTGGTCTTTATTATATATACTTTTCTTTATATATATTACTATATTTACTTGCCCCTACTTGCCCCAAATATAAATAAATAAAAGAAAAGATAAGAAGAATAGGGATTTTATTGAAATCAGGACTTTCGCCTACCGTCTTGCCAGGGATTGTAAGATACAAACTGTGGAAACCGCCACGGTGTGTCAGTGACAGGCTTGGCAAGGTGAGAGGCATCAACATCAATTTTTATCAGGAGGAAAAGACTATGAACAGAATCATCACATGTGAGCAGGTATCCGCAGGACATCCGGACAAGATCTGTGACCAGATCGCAGATGCCATCGTGTCCGACTGTCTGAAGCATGACCGAAATTCCCGCGTTGCCATCGAGTGCCTCTTCAAGAACCGCAGCCTTGTGATCGCCGGGGAGCTGTCCAGCACCCACAAGCCGGATTACAGGAAGCTGGTGCAGAGCGTGTTCGACCGCATTAACAACACGGACAGTGACAATCCCTATGCGCCGACCAGTCGCACCGATGCCGGCATGGACTATAAGCTGGACTTCGCTGTTGACGATCTCGACATCACAATTCTTGTCGATCACCAGAGTGGTGACATTGCACTCGGCGTAGACAAGGGCGGTGCCGGTGACCAGGGGATGTGCTACGGCTATGCCACAAACGAAACACCGGATCTGCTCCCTATTCCGTTTGTGCTGGCGACCAGATTTCTGCGTCTGTTGAAGGCGTATCCCTGCCGTATGCTGAAAGCCGATGCGAAGGCGCAGGTCAGTTTCGACTACGACACCGGAAAGATCACAACGTTCCTCTGCTCTGTGCAGCACGTCCACGGTGTTGAGGTCGAGGACTTCCGTGACATCATCGAAAAGCTGATGGTGAGAACGGCAACAGCCTACGGTCTGAACACCGACTTCGTAAAGCTCGTCAATCCGACCGGTCGCTTTGTTATCGGCAGTTCCTTCGCCGACTGCGGTGTGACCGGACGTAAGCTCGCCTGCGACACCTACGGCGGTATCGGTCACATCGGCGGTGGTGCGCTGTCCGGCAAGGATCCCAGTAAGGTTGACCGCAGCGGCGCGTATATGGCCCGCAAGATTGCACGAGATATTGTCAGCGCCGGATATGCTGACAAGGCAGAAGTACAGATCGCATACGCCATAGGTGTGGCAGAGCCTGTGTCTGTGTATGTCGAGACCTTCGGCACCGAGCAGCAGGACAAGGCGTTCATCGATCTGTACGTCCGTGAGAACTATGACCTCACGCCGAGAGGCATCATCGAGAACCTCGGTCTGCTGGATGTGGACTACAATACTGTATCCGCTTACGGAAACTTCGGAAAACAGGGCTTTTCGTGGGAGGAGTAAGAGAAACACTATTTTTTATCAAAATTTTTGAAAGCATACCCCTAAAACACCCCCCTGAAACGGTATATAGTAGAGGCCTTTGCACGAGGCGGTAAACGGAGGTGAAGCCAATGCCCAACAGACCCAACACACCATGCAAGCACCCCGGCTGTGCAGCACTTGTTCCTTACGGAACAAAATACTGTGAGCAGCATCGTTCCCTCCATCCGGAGGAGACACGCTCCGCAGGCAGTCGAGGCTACGGTCCCGCATGGAACAAAGCCCGTAAGCGTTATCTGGAATCGCACCCGCTGTGTGTGGAGTGCATGAAGGAAGGACGATATGTCAAGGCGACCGATGTGGATCACATCAAACCGCATCGGGGAGACAACGTGTTGTTCTGGGATCAGAGCAACTGGCAGAGCCTCTGCCACCGGCATCACAGTGTCAAGACACGAAACGAGGATCATACACCGGAGTACAAGTATTGAGCGAAGCTCACAGCCCCTTACCCACAGCTCAGACCAGCACACACGGGGCGGGCTACCCCAGGGGATGGGGCGCAGGCAGCCCGCCGGGGGCGGGTCAAAATCCTCGCAGGCAAGCCATCAGGAGACCGTCGGCCCCTCTCGTGTGAAAATTCGCAAAATTTGCAGCCCCCCGCCCGTTTGGGTCCCTATCAACGGTAGATTTTATTGCAGCGGTTTTACAAAGATATTTCAAAAAACATCGAAATTTCGTTCTTCCCGAATATTACTTGTGTGAAACCTGCTGCTTACATATCGCACGGAGTTTCGTTACATAGCGCTATTCAAAACGGCGAATTCAGGCGAAAAAACGCTTAAAAAATGCTATTTTTTATGTTTTTCCGCATATATACCGCAGCGCTTGGCGGAGCCCGTGTGGATACCAAAAAGTACGGATCTAAGCAGAAATTGAGGTGACGGTTACTTGACTGATAAGCAAAGAGAAGAAATTCGTCAAATGAGGCTAAATGGTCTCGGCTATAAAATCATCGCAAAGATGATAGGATCCAAAGAGAAAAATGTTTATGCGTATTGCAAAGCACATGGTCTTGCCGGCTCCGCTGAAATCGTTAAGCTCAACTATCCGATTTGGTGTCAGCAGAACAGCCGCTGTCCGGTGTGCGGTACAAAAGTCACACAGCCGCGAACCGGCAGACGGAAGCAATTCTGCTCCGGTCGCTGCCGTACAAGATATTACCGAATGAAAAAAGACATGGAGGACTGAAAATGCTTGTAACCGTTTTGTGCCTTACTTACATGATGGTCATCATCCTGATCCATGCGATATGGATCACCTCGATCATCAAGCATGATGGCAAATGCCACTACCACGACTGCGGTCACTGTCCGTATGACGGCTGGTGTCCGATGCAGGAGGAAAAGCAACATGACACTGACAGAAAACTTCATTCGTAATGCGATACAGCTTGACAGCGGTGCGGAGGTCATGTACGGCAGCGATCAGGTGTATGACACTTATCCTTGCCGCTTTCCAACTGTAGAGTTTCAGCTTGCGGCAACGGACGCTCTTGTGGAGGTCGCAGATCGTATCCGAATGGAGAACGGATTCCTCCCGATGCATCCGAGGGACGGGCGCACGGACGATGTTGACAATGACGGCTGGTACGACTTTTATATCGGGATCAGCAAGCTCCCCAGCGATCATAAGGAATGCAAACTTGACAGCAGCATCAGCTTCGTGGTCGTCAATTCAGATTCCGATGACAACGAGGATATGTACACAATTGACCTGACTGAAACAGAACAGGCGTATGTGTATGAAATACTGAACCGGCAGTGCCGGAAATATCATGGAAAGGACTGTGCCGAGCTTCTGGCAGAGTCCGAAAAGGAGCTGATGGATACAGCATGAGAATTATTAAGCGGAACGGCGTAGAAGTGCCGTATGACTGCGAAAAGATACGAGCCGCGATCACGGCGGCGAATTCAGAGGTTGACGACCAGATCAGCGATACAGCTATCGGCTTTATTGTCGGTAATGTAGAAAAACGGTGCGATGCCCTTGCAAGACCTGTCCATGTCGAGGAAGTACAGGACATGGTTCTCGATGAACTGGACAAGGCCGAAGCGTACAAACTTGCACGGCACTACAGCGAATACAGACTACTGCACGAACAGCAGCGCAGGATGAACACCACAGACGGCAAAATTCTGAGCCTGCTCGAACGCAACAACGAGGAAGCAAAACAGGAGAATGCCAACAAAAACCCGATCATCAACAGCACCCTCCGTGACTATATGGCAGGCGAAGTCAGCAGAGACATCTGCCGCCGATTCCTGTTTCCAGCAGATGTGATCGCTGCCCATGATGAGGGTATCATCCATGTGCATGATCTGGACTACATTGCAGAGCCGATGCATAACTGCTGTCTGGTCAATCTGGCGGATATGCTTCAGAACGGCACGGTGGTTTCCGGCACAATGATCGAAAAGCCGCACAGCTTTTCGACAGCCTGCAATATCGCAACGCAGATCATTGCACAGGTCGCATCGAACCAGTACGGCGGGCAGACGATCAGTCTTGCACACCTTGCACCTTTTGTTGATGTCAGCCGTCAGAAGATACGAGCTGAAGTATTCGAGGATGTGAACTGCGACTGCGGCGCAAAGTTGTCTGAAGATGAAATCGACCACATCGTTGAAAAGCGTGTACGCCGGGAAGTCAAGCGCGGCGTACAGACCATTCAGTACCAGATCAATACACTGCTCACCACCAACGGACAGACGCCGTTCGTGACAGTATTCATGTATCTCGATGAGGTTCCGGAGGGTCAGAACCGTGATGATCTTGCAATGATTATCGAGGAGACACTGCTTCAGCGCATCGAGGGTGTGAAAAATGAAAAGGGTGTCTGGATCACGCCGGCATTCCCCAAGCTGATCTATGTTCTCGATGAGGACAATATTCACGCAGACAGCAAGTATTACTACCTCACGGAGCTTGCGGCGAAGTGTACGGCAAAACGCATGGTTCCCGACTATATCTCCTCAAAGGTGATGCGAAAGCTCAAGGGCGATGTGTATGCCTGCATGGGTTGCCGCAGTTTTCTCACTCCTTCGAACGATCACAAGTATTACGGGCGCTTCAATCAGGGTGTTGTGACGATCAATCTGGTGGATGTGGCGTGTTCTTCTGGTGGTGATGAGGATAAGTTCTGGCAGCTTCTGGATGAACGCTGTGACCTCTGCTTCAAGGCACTGATGTGCAGACATGAACGGCTCAAAGGAACGCCGTCCGATGTTGCGCCGATCCTCTGGCAGAACGGTGCGCTGGCAAGACTGAAGGACGGCGAGATTATCGACGATCTTCTGTATAACAACTACAGTACCATTTCCCTTGGCTATGCAGGCATCGCAGAGATGACCTATCGTATGACAGGCTGTTCGCATACAGAGCCAGACGGAAAAGCATTTGCACTGAAAGTTATGCGATTCCTAAACGACAAGTGCAGCAAATGGAGAGCCGAGACAAATATCAGCTTCTCACTGTACGGAACGCCGATGGAGACCGTCACCTACAAATTCGCTCAGTGCCTTCAGCGCAGACATGGCATCATTCCTCATGTGACGGATAAAAGCTATATCACCAACAGCTATCACGTTCATGTCACCGAGCCGATCGATGCGTTTTCAAAGCTGACCTTTGAAGCGGAGTTTCAGGCGCTTTCTCCGGGCGGTGCGATCTCCTATGTGGAAGTACCGAATCTGCAGAACAACATCCCAGCGGTACTGGCGCTGATGCGGCATATCTACGAAACAATTCTGTATGCCGAGCTGAACACCAAGTCTGATTACTGTCAGGCCTGCGGCTATGACGGCGAGATACAGATCACCGAGGAGGACGGCAAGCTGATCTGGGAATGCCCGAACTGCGGCAACCGCGATCAGCGCACACTGAATGTCTGCCGCCGCACCTGCGGTTACCTCGGAACGCAGTTCTGGAATCAGGGGCGCACCGCTGAGATCAAAGACCGGGTGATGCACCTGTGAATTACTGTGGTCTAAATAAAAACGATATTGCCAACGGCGAAGGTGTCCGTGTATCGCTGTTCGTCAGCGGATGCCGGAATCACTGCAAGGGCTGCCACAACCCTGAGGCATGGGACTTCAGCTACGGGAAACCCTTTACAGCCGAAACCGAAAAAGAGATTATCGATGCCCTGCGTCCTTCTTGGATACAGGGTATTTCCATACTTGGCGGTGAACCCTGCGAGGAGGAAAACGAGCGTGTGCTGTTGCCGCTACTGAAGAAGATATGGTGGGAGATGCCGGAAAAAGATATCTGGCTCTATTCCGGATACACCTACGAGATGCTGCGTGGTGAGGAGATACTCCACTATGTCGATGTGCTTGTGGACGGTCCGTTCCTGTTGGAACAGAAGGACATCTCCCTTCCGTTCCGGGGCAGCCGAAATCAGCGCATCCTCCGTCTGCGAGGCGGTGAGGCGGTCGGGTACCCCGCCCTCAGTCGAGGGGGCGGAGCTTCCGGGCGTACACCTTCTCGATGAACTGCCGCTGGCGGTCGCTTTCCAGCTCGTAGACCACCCGGTGGTGGTTCCGGTCGATCTGCTCAAGCAGGATGACATGGTCGCGCATGGCGGTCTTGAACTGTGCGCCCTTCTGGTAGTTGTTGATGATAACCTCGTACTTCATATCTGTATCCTCCGTGTTCTGTATTCAGTGGGGTTTCCCCCGTTCCGTTGTATCCATATTACCACGTTATCGGGGTAATAGCAAGCGGCTAAATGTACAGAACATCGGGCGCAGATAAAGCACATTCTTTGTGCAGATCATGACAGGGAAAGGAGCCATATGAACAAGAAAACCAAGAAAAGCAAACCTCGCATTGTCCTGAAAAATGCGGTGCGGTGTGATAAGTGCGGATGTGCCTTTGTACCGGAGTCGAAAACGCAACGCGAGGGCGAGATCGAGTACAGCTACTTCAACTGCGACTACTGCGGCAAAGCATATCTTGTTTCCGTGACGGATGCAGACCTTCGCAAGGATATTCGCAGATACAGAACACTTGCAGAAAAGCACAAGATCAAGCCACTGAATGAGCAGTCGCTCCGCGAGTTGGCTTTGCTGAAGGAGCAGAACTTAAAACGAGCCGCAAAGCTGCGGCAGATATATATTCTGGAGGGATGAGATGAAAACAGCAGAACTTCGTGTGATCCCTGTCACGGAGCTGAAGCCTGCGGCATACAACCCGCGCAAAAAACTGAAGCCCGGCGACAAGGAATACGAAAAGATCAAAAACAGCATCGAGGAATTCGGCTTTGCCGATCCGCTGGTTGTCAACGCTGACATGACCATCATCGGCGGACACCAGCGACTGACCGTAGCAATGGCACTCGGCTACACCGAGGTACCCTGTGCGGTGGTGGACATCGACAAGGTTCGTGAAAAGGCACTGAACATTGCGCTCAACAAGATCACGGGTGCATGGGACGAGAGCCTTCTGGCTGAACTGTTGCAGGACATTCAGGACAGCGATTTCGACCTCGGTAAGACCGGCTTTGACCCGCCGGAGATCGAGCAGCTTTTCAATCAGGTACACGATAAGCAGGTCAAAGAGGACAGCTTCGATGTGGAGGAGGAACTGAAAAAGCCGACCTTCTCCCAGCCGGGAGATATCTGGATCCTCGGCAGGCATCGTGTGATCTGCGGCGACAGCACAGTCGCTGACACATACACAAAGCTGATGGAAGGACAGAAAGCAAACCTCGTCCTGACGGACCCGCCTTACAATGTGGACGTTGAGGAGACCGCCGGCAAGATCATGAACGACAACATGAGCGACAGCGATTTCTACAACTTCCTGCTCGCCGCCTATAAATGTATGTATGACAGTCTTGCCGATGACGGCAGCATCTATGTGTGGCACGCCGATACGGAAGGACTGAACTTCCGAAAGGCATTCAAAGATGCAGGATTCCAGCTTTCCGGCTGCTGTATCTGGAAGAAGAATTCGTTGGTGCTTGGGCGCAGTCCCTATCAGTGGATCCATGAGCCGTGCCTGTTCGGATGGAAGCAGAAGGGCAAGCACCAGTGGTATGCAGACCGCAAGCAGACGACTGTCTGGGAATATGACAAGCCGAAAAGCAGCCCCGACCATCCGACCACAAAGCCGATCCCGCTGATGGCATATCCGATCAAGAACAGTACCATGACCAACGGCATTGTGCTAGATCCGTTCCTCGGCTCCGGCTCTACGCTGATTGCCTGCTGCGAAACAGACCGTGTCTGCCGCGGCATCGAGCTTGATCCGAAATTCGTGGATGTCATCGTGAAGCGATACCTCGCATGGTGCCGGGATAAGCAGACCGCAGAGGTTGCCTATGTTATCCGTGACGGACAGAAGCTGTCATACGAGGAAGCGGTCGCAGCGATGCCGCAGGACGGTGATGCTGTTGAGTGAAGTAAAATGCGTTCTCATACACGATAATTTCCAGAACTACAAAGGCTATAGCATTCCGAGGGCGCAGCTCGTCATAGCAGACATTCCGTACAACATCGGTAGCGACTTTTATGCCAGTCGCCCGGACTGGTATGTGAATGGTGACAATCAGAACGGCGAAAGCAGCAAAGCGCACAAGGCGGCATTCCACACCGACTACTCGTTCAATATTGCTGAGTATTTCGCATTCTGCAACCGGCTGCTCAAAAAGGAGCCGTCCAAAGGTGGAAAGGACGCTCCCTGCATGATCGTATTCTGTGCGTTTCAGCAGATACCGGAGGTCATCCGGCAGGCAGAGAAATACGGCTTCAAGCACTACCAGTTTTTGTGCTTTATGAAGAACTACAGTCCGCAGGTGCTGAAGGCAAACATGAGGATCGTGGGTGCTACCGAATATGCGCTGGTGCTGTATCGGGGCAAGCTGCCGAAGTTCCGCAATACCGATGTGGACGGCAAGCGGCACATGATCTTCGACCATTTCGAATGGGTGCGGGACGGCAAAGATATCCCGAAGATACATCCAAGCCAGAAGCCGGTGAATCTGCTGAAGCGCCTGATCGGAATATTTACCGATGAGGGTGATGTGGTCATCGACCCTTGCGCCGGTTCCGGCTCAACACTCCGTGCGGCACGGGAGCTTGGCAGACACAGCTACGGCTTTGAAGTCAGTAGAGATTTTTATATCAAAGCCCGTGAGCAGATGCTCGGAGGTGCGGAATGACGAAACAGGAATGTGCCATCGTGACAGCATACACAGGGTTCGCAATGCTGAAAGGCAGCGACCTGAAATATCTGTACAATTATCTCTCCGGTTTCATCGGCAGACCGGTGTATTCACACGAAATACCTGCGGTCGCTGAAAGCTACAAGGAACAAATACGAGAAGATTTCCTTGCCCTGTGCAGGAACGCTGCTGATGACTGATCTTGTAAAAAGCATTGGCTATGATCAGGGAGAGATCATCCGGAATATTCTGAAGCTCCATGTGCCGGAGGGAAAGATCGACTGTGATCCGACCTTCAGCACAGGGGCTTTTTACAACGGTACAGGCATTGCGCTCCCTGAGTACCGCTTTGATATTTCTCCGCAGCGGAGCGATGTGATACAGGCGGATGCACGGCATCTTCCGCTTATCGACAGCAGTATTTCGTGCATGATGCTCGATCCGCCGTTTCTGGCGACCAAAGGAAAATCGCTGAACAGCACTGACGGCAACATCATCAACAGGCGTTTCGGTGTATATCCCGATGAAAAGAGCCTGCACCGCTGCTACTCAGATATGCTCGCCGAGGCATACAGAGTTCTGAAACCGGACGGCATCCTGATCTTCAAATGTCAGGACAAAGTCAGCAGCGGCAAGCAGTATATGAGCCATGTGTATATCATGAACGAGGCTGTGCGGATAGGCTTTTACCCGAAAGACCTGTTTATCCTGCTTGCCAAAAGCCGTCTGGTAGCTGATTGGCAGAAAAGAAATCAACGGAACAGCCGTAGATATCACAGTTATTTCTGGGTGTTTCAAAAAAATAACAGGCGCATCGAGTACGCCTGAGATCGGAGGTAAAATGGAACAGAGAAAACTGACCCTCGGCAGTCTGTTTGACGGCTCCGGGGGCTTTCCGCTTGGCGGCATCCTCGCAGGGATCGAGCCGAAGTGGAGCAGTGAAATTGAACCGTTCCCGGTGCTTGTTACACACAAACGGCTTCCAGGCGTGAAGCATTACGGTGATGTATCCAAACTCAGCGGCGCAGAGCTGCCGCCTGTGGATATCATCACATTCGGCAGTCCGTGTCAGGACCTGTCGATCGCCGGCAAGCGTGCCGGAATCCATGACGGTGACCGGTCAAACCTGTTCTTTCAGGCGATCCGTATCATCAAAGAAATGAGGGATGCAACAAATGGACGATACCCGCGATACTGCGTCTGGGAGAATGTTCCCGGCGCTTTCTCCTCCCACGGAGGAGACGATTTCAAAGCTGTCCTCGAAGCAGTTATCGGAATTAAAGAAGAAGGGATCGAGGTGCCTTCGCCTGAGAATCACCGATGGCCAAAGTCGGACATATATCTGGGAAACGGATGGAGCGTGGCTTACCGAGTTTTCGACGCTCAATACTGGGGTGTGCCCCAGCGAAGGGCAAGAATCTACCTTGTCGCAGATCTTGCTGGCGGAAGTGCCGGAGAAGTATTATTTAAGTCCGAAGGCATGTCTGGGTATACTCCGCAGGGCTTCCGTGCGTGGCAAGGAACTGCCGGAGGTGCTGAAGAAGGCGCTGGAGAGACAGGCGGGCGGTCTGACACTGGAGGTGGAACCCTCTGCGTAAACTGTCAGGGTACTTCCGGTGTCGGTATCACAGAGGAAATGGCACTCGCACTGGTCGCACAGGATCACGGCAATCATCCGGCGGTTCTTCATGCTGTCGGCATTGACGGCTACAACGCAGCGGTCACCGATGACACAGCGGCAACGCTCGGTGTGAACTGCGGGATGTCTACCGGAAGAAACGGTGTCCTGCAGGCGGCAGGCTTTTCAACGGAACACAGCGCAAAGGCACGAAGCATCGGCTACGAGGAAGAGGTATCTCCCACACTGAGAGCCGGTGTCGTTCCGGCAGCACTCTCCGTGGAGAATCATCCGACAGACGGAAGAATCCGTATCCGTGAAGATGACACCTGCCAGACACTTTGCAGCAGAGCCGGGACAGGCGGCAATAATGTACCGCTTGTGGCAGAACCGATAACGCTGAAGATTCGCTGCGGTAAGCCAGGAGGCGGCAAAGGGGCGCAGGTCACTCGTGACAAATCGTCTACACTATCTACCAACAACGACCAGACGCTCTTTCAGCCGGAGGTCAGGGCTTTCGGTGTATGCAGCAAGCATTCCAATGCGATGATGTCGGACAACCCGCACAGCGGCTTTTACGAAGCGACAACAAGCAGAACGCTCGATCAGAGCGGCGGAAATTCCGTGACCTCGAATCAGGGCGGCATCTGCGTGGTAGCACCTGCGCCGGAAACATTCGATGTACGTTTCACATCGGACGGCACAAAAAATGCCAGAGGGCATTGTTATCCGACCGAGATCTCCCGCTGTCTTGATACGAGTGAAGCAAACCCGGACAGCAATCACGGCGGCATTGCCGTTGTCGAGCCGGAAACCTATTCTCTGCAAGGCTCGATGATCGGTCGTGCTGACCAGAACGGTCCGCAGGGTGACGGCATTAACGAGGGCGTTTGCTTTACGCTGAATGCCACCGATCATCATGCGGTCGCTGCGCCGGAGCCTGACCATTATTCCACAAGCAAGAATTCCCATCATACCGTGGCGGCACATGAACAGGCAAACACGCTGGTCGCATCCGACTGGAAGGATCCGCCGCTCGTGAACGACCTTCCGAATGACGAGCCGGTGTATATCGTCCGCCGCCTGACTCCGGTGGAGTGCGCCCGCTTACAGGGATTCCCGGACTGGTGGTGCGCCGACCTTGCGATCCCCGATCCGACCGATGCGGAGATCGCTTTCTGGGCTGAGGTATGGGAGACTTGGCGGCAGGTCACCAATCCCAAGGGCAAGCCGAAAACGGAAAAGCAGATCTGCAAATGGCTGTCTGATCCGTACACCGACTCCGCAGAGTACAAGCTGTGGGGCAACGGCGTGGCGCTTCCTTGCACTTATTTTGTGCTTTCCGGCATCGCATGGGCGGCGCAGAGAGATACACAAAAGTGAACGCATAACGCGCCCGTTCTGAAAGCATCGGAAAATGCCGATTCTGCGCGCGTACTACTCTATTCAGATACACCTTGCAGCAAATTGTGAACGAAGTGATACTATGTAAACACTTCTTCTGGGGAATATCCGTGATATGCACAAACATCGGCGGATAATTCCCCCGTACATTCTCCGTTTTACAGTCTTGATTATTTTCCCGACATGGCGTAATATGTGACTACCGCCAGACAAGGCGAGAAACGAAAAGGAGCGTAAACATATGGAAATCAAGTACAATATCGAAAAGAGCCAGCGCAAGGCACTGGCACAGAAGATCGCGGAGATCATCGGAGCTGAAGTCGAGTACCTTGGTGTTCCGAGCTGTGCCTATCAGATCGACATCTTCACACTGAGCAAGGACGCAGTTCTCAGCTTCACCGACCGCAGCGACACCGAGATTGTGGAGAAGGTGCTGAACGGACTTGCAGAGGCGGGCTACACCAGCGAGACGGTAACCCCGCCGGAAGGCACGGAATCCACCCCCGACACTGAAGAGGACTATGTGGAGATCGATGTGACTATCGTCTCGGATACCGAGGAAGATATGCCGGACAACGATGATACCACCGATGTGAAAACTGATGCCGATGAGCCTGAGACCGAAACAGACGGATTCCCGATTGCAGTAACAGTTGCTCTTCCGCTGACCGACCATACTGTACAGAGCCTCACGAACCTCATCTGCATGATCCACTCACGAGGCGCACTTCTCAGCAAGTCGACTGGCGGACAGTTCTTCGCAGACAAGACGCTGGTGGATGAGATCGGCGGGCACGAGTTCCGCAGCATTTTAGAGCTGACTGCCTTCATCAAAGAGTGGGAGGAAACGAACCCTGAATTGCAGGGCATCCGCTTCGCCGATGACAAACTGATATTCGACGGATTCGGTCAGGCGGCAGATGCCGAGCACGCACAGGCATTCACCAAGCTCGCCGCAGCCATGAACCACATGGCGCTCACGCAGAAACGGGTACAGGCAAAGGATGTGGATGACAGCAATGAAAAGTACGCAATGCGCGTCTGGCTGGTACGCATCGGCTTCGGCGGAGCAGACCACAAAACCGACCGCCACATTCTTCTGGAGCATCTGACCGGTCATTCCGCTTTCCGCAACGATGAGGAAAGGGCGAAGTGGCTGGAGCGCCAGAAGGCAAAGCGTGAAGCTGCCAAAGCCGAGCAGAACGAGGAGGGCAATGACGATGCAGTTTCCGGATGAACGACAGCTCCAAGACCTGCGGAAGCGTTATCCCGCAGGCACACGCATCCGCCTGATCCACATGGACGATCCCTATGCGCCGGTTCCGGGCGGAACAGTCGGCGAGGTTCAGTACGTTGATGATGCCGGCAACATCCACATGGTCTGGGAGAACGGCAGGACGCTTTCACTGATCGAAGGCGCAGACAGTTTCACCATTATCACCAATGACAAGGAGGCAGAATAATGATCTACTTAGCCTACGGCTCAAATCTTCATATCGAACAGATGCAACGGCGATGCCCCACCGCCGAAGTCCTCGGCACGAGCACGCTCCACGGCTATCGACTGGTATTCAACAGCGTTGCGACAATAGAGCCGGATCCCGAACGCAGCGTCCCCGTCCTGCTCTGGGACATCAAGCCCGCCGACGAGACCCCGCTCGACCGCTACGAGGGTTATCCGCAACTCTACCGCAGAGAGACCGTTCAGGTCGAACTGGACGGCAAGACCGTCGATGCTATGGTCTACATCATGAATCCAAAAGGAATCGCACCGCCCAGCCCTTATTATTACGATGTGATCCGCAAGGGCTATGAAATGAATGGACTGGACATAGCAGTGCTGGAACAGGCTCGGATGGACTCCATCACCAAACGCTGAACGCGCCACGTTCGCCCGTGTGGGGCTTTATAGGTATCCTCCGACAAGCTACCCCGTTTCAGTTTCCGCCCCACACGGCGCGTTTTACGGCGAGTCATATAATGAACAAATAACGGCGCAGAATCGCCCGATATGATCTCTACATTTAGCCGCTTGATAACCTCCGCAGGGTATGGTAATATGTCACACAACGGCAGGCGGATGCCCGCCAAACACCTGAACGGAGGAGATCACATGAACAAGAAGAGATACTACCTCGCATACGGAAGCAATCTGAACCGCAAGCAGATGGAGATGCGCTGCCCCGGCGCAAAGCCCATCGGGACGGCACTGCTCGAAGGCTACGAGCTGCTGTTCAAGGGCAGCAAGACCGGTTTCTACCTGACCATTGAGCCGAGGGCGGACGGCGTGGTGCCGATCGCGGTCTGGGAGGTCACGGCGGAGCATGAGCGCCAGCTCGACCGCTACGAGGGCTGCCCCGTGTGCTATTATAAGAAGGAGATCCGGCTGCCGGTGTTCCGCACTGCAAGCGGTCGGACGATCCAGACAAATGGCTTTCTGTACATCATGAATCAGATGCGGCGGCTCGGAGAACCGACACCAAGATATTTCTGGACTTGTGTACAGGGCTACCGGTCATTCGGATTCGATCCGGAATTCCTCTACGAAGCCTATGAACGCAGTACGAGGCATCTGTACCGATAAGAAAAGCAGCGGCATGGCGGGGATCGCTCCCCGCTGTCCTGACCGCTGATTTTATACCTCACTGGGGGCCTCCGAAAATGAGAGATTCTATTCCATTGTATCCAAGTTTACCATAAAAATGCAAGGATATCAAGTATGTAAAAGTACCAGAGATACGGCAAAAATACACCGAAATGATCTGTACATTTAGCCGCTTGATATATCCTCCGAAAGACGGTAATATGTGACACAACGAAAGGCGCACAGCCTTCCGAAAACCGAAACGGAGGATACAAAAATGACTGAGAAGACCGCACAGCAGATCGCAAGAATGAAGGAGCAGACCATTGGGGTGGAGGTCGAGATGACCGGCATCACCCGCCGCGCTGCCGCAAAGCTCGCCGCCGAGTTCTTTGGCACCGACCACTACGAGAACACCGCAGGGCGCAACGGCTACAGCACCTGGAGCGCATGGGACACGCAGGGGCGCGAGTGGAAGTTTATGAGCGACGGCAGCATCCACGCGCAGAACGGCGAGGCCTGCGAGATGGCGACCCCGATCCTGACCTACGCAGACATCGAGACCTTGCAGGAGCTGATCCGCCGCCTGCGCAAGGCGGGCGCCAAGAGCGACTACACCCTCGGATGCGGAGTCCATGTTCACATCGGCGCGGCGGGACACACACCGCAGAGCCTGAGAAACCTTGCGAACATCATGGCGAGCCACGAAACGCTGATCGCCGAAGCGATCAAGGTCGACAGCGGCAGGATGCGCCAGTATTGCAGAACGGTCGACCCGAATTTCCTTGAGCAGCTCAACCGCAAAAAGCCCACCACGATGGCAAAGCTCGCGGACATCTGGTACACCTCGCAGGGATGCACCTACGGCAGAACGCACCACTACAACAACAGCCGCTACCACATGCTGAACCTGCACGCGACCTTCACCAAGGGCACGGTGGAATTCAGACTTTTCCAGTTCGACCCGCCCATGAACGGCAAGAAGAACGGGCTCCACGCAGGCAAACTCAAGAGCTACATTCAGCTTTGCCTCGCAATGAGCCAGATGGCAAAGGATGTGCGGAGCGCAAGCCCCAAGGAACAGCAGAAGGAAAACAAAAAGTTCGCGATGCGGACTTGGCTGATGCGGCTGGGCTTCATTGGCGAGGAGTTCGAGACAGCGCGGCAGGTCCTCACGGAAAACCTTACCGGCGACAACGCATTCCGCTTCGGCAGACCTTGACGGGTCTGCCCTGCGGGGCGGATGCAAAACAAAACGGCACGGGCGCGCACAAAGCGCCCCACGCCGCGCCGTGTGGGGCGGAAAGGGTATCCTCCAAATCGGTATCCCATCTCAGTCGACCGCGCCACACAACGCGACACGGCGCAAATGTGGGCAAAGCCCAGATCATCCAAAAAAGAACAGGAGGAATCCAAATGAAAGAACGAGTTTTTGAAAAGCGTACATGCCCCAAGTGCGGATGCACCTACACCGAGCGTCCCGCCCTTTCCCGACATGACAACGCAACGCTGATCTGCCCCGACTGCGGCACGAGAGAAGCCCTCGAAAGCATGGGAATCAGCGTCGAGGAGCAGGACAAGATCCTTGGGATCATCCACGACAAGTACAACGGCGAATAAGGGGCGCACAGTGGGCGGTGTGGGGCTTCACGGCCCTGCGCCGCTTGTTTGTTGGGAGAATTCCGGGCGCGACACAGGGCAGATGTGAGCATCCTGTGGGCATTGTGACTATGTACCTGAATATAAGCATAAAACAGCGGTATGTTCTACCTTGAAAATTGCAGAAAGGCGTGGACTTTTCGGGGGTTTAGAGTTAATATGTGTCATGCCGAAAGGCACGAATCACCTACATTTTCAAGGAGGATACCACCATGAGATTCCTGAACGAGCATACTCGAATCCTGCACGGCAGACACCCCATTGACATGAACGACCGCACCGGCGAACGCACCGCTGCGGAGCTTGCCCTGCCCGACAACTTTTCCGACAAGGCGAAGGCCTGCTGGGAATACTACAAGGGTGCGGCATACATTTTCGAGTACAAGGGCCGCTTGGTCATCACCGATGAGAGCCTTTACCTCACCGACCACGGGGACGGCTCACACAGCGCGCCCTTCGGCGGACCCCGCTGGGTCTGCGATTCATGGGAAGATGTCGAGCGAAACTTGGAGCAGAACTACGACGAGGTCGCCGATCCGGAACTGAACAGCGGCATCGAGCCGACCGCCGACGAGCGCCACATCATGCGCCTGAACGCAAATGGCGTCATCATCAGATACCCTAACGGCAAAAGCGAACCGGTCACCATGAAATTCTACTATGACACGATCAGGTTCCTTGCGGAGGACGGCAATGCGGTTACGACCTACCCCATTGAGCTGCCGGGCATCCCCGGTGATTTCACCCTTGCGATCTGGCGGAACGGTCATGCGGACAGCGGCTCGACCGAGCGAATCATGGCGGTCATTGACCGCTGACAGCGCACACAGCGGGCGGTGTAGGGCTTCACGGCTCTGCGCCGCTTGTTTGTTGGGCGGATTTCGGGCGCGACACGGCGCATTTGTGAGCCTCCTGTGGGGCGTTGGTATATGTACCAGTTATAACGGCGAAAATCGGCGATTCTTCTACGATTTATTTTGCACATAGGCGTGGACTTTTCAGGCAAAAGGCGGTAATATGTGACACAACGGAAGGGCGGACAGCCCACCGGAATTCAAACCAACACGGAGGAAACGAGCATGAACACTACTTATTTTGATGAGATGACCTTCAACTGCGCCGCATACGAGCGCGCAAAGAAGGAGCGAGAAGAGCGCAAGGCTCAGATTGCCAAAGTCCACGGCTACAACAGCCCGGAGATGGACGCATGGTACGCCGAGGATAAGGCGGCAGGACCTTACCCCTACAGCGCCGGCGAGATGAAAGCCTACTGGGTTTTCAAGTTCCGCCGTGAGAATAATGCTGATGAGTTCGAGATGAGCGACTACTGCTGGGACAAGGAATTTCACGATTTTGTGGAAACGCTTCGCAAGCTGGGCATTACCGAATTCACAATCACCAACCACAGCACGGCGCTGATGGAAAACATCTACGGCTTTATCGCCGAAGGCTGTACGATGGAGGGAACGCACACCATTACCAAGAAAGCACGGCGCTGGGCTGCGGAGGACTACGAACAAGTGATGGGCATCCGATTCAAGGTGAACTGAACAAAACCGCAAAGGGGCGGGCTTCACCGCCTGCCCCACAAGCGGAGCAGAAAGGAGGTATGTGGAATGGCAAGAATCGTGATCGTGGTCGAGGGCGGTCTGGTGCAGGAAGTTTTCAGCAGCGAAAAAGACACGGATGTCACCGTGATCGACCTTGATACCGAAGAGGGACAGGCTGCGGAACCTGAAACGGAAATGCCGGAATTCAAGGTGTGGTAAGAAGTACATACTACACAAGATCTCACGCAGATACGCTCGAAATGATCTGTACATTCAGCCGCTTGATATCGTGCGGAAACAGAGTTATAATGTCGCTACCGAAGGGAAAACCTCGGAATTACATTCTTTTGGAGGATACGAAAATGGCAGACTACAACATGAACGGCTGCAAGGTGCGCTTTCGCATCGCAGACTACGCTTCCGACCCGATGGTCATGGCGATCACCGCGACCGCAGAGGATGACGAGTTCGATGTGGTGCTTTCGGTCAACATCGGCAGCAGCATCGGCAACGGCACGCTGATCCCTCGCAACTGCGCCTTCATCGACACCAACAACAATCCGACCGCAGAGGACTTCCTGCGGAGCATCGGTGCAAAGCAGTACGAACGCTTCGGAGAGCCGGTCTACGGATACAGCGGATTCTGCCGCTACCCGCTTTACGAATTTTCGGATGACCTTCTTATGGAAATGGATGCGGACGGCTACGAAAAACACTGCAAAAGCTACGGCGGAGCCTTCCTGATGGTACAACGCAGAATGAACGCAGAGGTGTTCGGCGCAGACCTTTTTGGATAAATCGCAAGCTGGGTGCAGCCCCTTCGGGGGCTGTTCTCCTGCATGGCTTTATGTACAAGAAACCGCACAGATACTCCGAAAATGATCTGTACATTTACCCGCTTGCTATTCGGCACAGGGTATGGTAATATGTGACACAACGGAAGGGCGGACAGCCCGCCGAATACAAAACACGGAGGAATACCACCATGAAAACCCTGAAGATTTACAACACCCTGATCGCCCAGATCGCAAGCGACAGCACCTGCATCACCGCTCCGGTCGAGGACTACGCTTCCGAGCTGTTCGATGCGCTGGAGAAGGACGGCACCGACCTCGCCGAGTACGCTGGCGACTACCACGGTGCGACCTATTACAAGAAGCTCCGCAAGATCACGATGAGCGCCGAGTGGGTCGGCAGCAAGCTCTACGGGCTTGCCACCTGCGAGGTCGAGGATGACTGGACGGACGACGATACCGCACAGCTCAAGGAGTACCTCACCGGGCAGTACAGCGACGGCTGGGGCGAGGGTTTCGAGCAGCGCGAGATCGACAGCTACACTGACACCGAGACCTGCGAGGAGTACGATGCCGAGGAGGACGAGTACTACGAAAGCGAGTGGGATGTGCGCTGCTTCGTTTACGTTTCCTTCTGGCAGGACAAGAACTTCCGAATCATGACCGAGGCAGAGCTGAAGGGCTGAGCAGAAAGGGGCAGGGCTTCGGCTCTGCTCCGATCATTCCACGCTGTGTACATCTGACAATTCATAAGCCTGAAAACGGCGATTCTTCTACTTTTTATTTTGCACATAGGCGTGGACTTATCTGCAGGATCATGGTAATATACAACACAACGGCAAGGGCAGAACGCCCGCCGAATATAAAACTGGAGGACAAGAACATGAGCACGAATTCGAGAATCGGCATCCTGCACGACGACGGCACCACGGAGACCATCTACTGCCACTGGGACGGCTACCCGGAGCATCAGATGCCGATCCTGACCAAGCACTACGACACCGCCGAGAAGGTCAAGGCGCTGCTTGCACTCGGTGACATCAGCATCCTCGGCGAGCGCCTTGCACCCAATGCAGACGAGCCGCACAGCTTCGAGAATCCGGCGGAGGGTGTGACGGTCGCCTACCACCGCGACCGCAAGGAGCCGATGAGCCCGGCGGTCACCCACAAGAGCATCGTTTCCCTGATGCGTGCCGACTGGGGCATCCCTTACTACTACCTCTTCGATGAGCAGAAGGGACACTGGCTGCCGCCGACCGAGTAATAACGGGGCGGGCTTGCCCCACGTTCGCCCGTGTGCGGTTTTCCTGCGGTGAGCGATGAACTTGCCCATGCGGAAAACCGCCCCACACGGTCGAGGACACAGGCTCTGTGTGCGTTCTGGTGCCGCCCGTGGGCTTGGTGCTATGTGTACAACAAATAGCGCAGATCCGCCGATTTTGTTCTGTACATTTAGCCGCTTGCTATTTGGAAAAGATCATGGTAATATGTGACACAACGGAGGGGAAGACAGCCCGCCGAAAACAAAACACGGAGGTAAACCACCATGACCAAGAAGAAGCTGAACGAGATCAAGACCACCCTGAACTTCCTGCGCAACGGCAGAGCCGCCACCGAGCAGATGACCGATGAGACCTGCCTTGAGGTCTACGGCATTTCCAGAGCGCAGGCACTCGCAAACATGGACAGCAGCATCGCAAAGTACGAGCGCGAGCTGGAGAGAGCCGAGCATCCGCTGACCGGCATCGACAAGCAGCTCTACGACATTGCCGCCAAGCACATGGTCATTGTGCAGGAGCGCGGAGACCTGGAAGCCCGCCACTGCGACAGCGAGGACTTCATCGAGGTTCCGGTCTGGGGACTGGAAGCCGCCCTCAAGGACGCCTACGAGGCAGGACGCAAGAGCAAGTAAAACCGAACGGCGACCCCTTCCTGAAATACGGAAGGGGCAATGCCGGAAAAGGAGAAACCGAAATGGATACATACGCACAGCTCGAGATGCTGACGGCGGTCATTGCCAATCTTTCTGTTACCGGGGTCTGGTCGGAGCGTGATGTGATGGAAACGCTTCTGGAGGTCTTTGAGCCGAAGGAGCTTGAACAACTCGGCTACGGCGACCGGATCGATGCCTACCTGAAAGAGTTCGGCTGATCGCCCACAACGCACCACGTTCGCCTGTGTGGGGCTTTTCATGGCGGCAGCGGATAACTTGCCACTGCAGAAAACCGCCCCACACGGCGCGACTGTGCGCGTTCTGTGCGATGTACAATTCCGCCTGAAATATCGGCACATGTTTGGTACATTTATTTTGCGAAAAGGCGTGGACTTATTGCGGAAAAAGAGTTAATATGTCAATACCGCCAGACAAGCGGAATCAAACAAAGGAGCGAATCTACATGAAAATTCTGGTATGCGAACCCGGCAAGCACCCCTACGTCAAGGACATCGAACACACCCTTGAAAACCTTCAGGCGGAAGTGGACGGCTACATTCAGGCAATCTACCCCTTCGAGGAACAGGTCGGTGTAATCGTGAACGAGGAAGGGCTGTTCCGCGATGACCTCGCATGGAACAGAACGGTCGAGAAGTACGGACCGATCAAGGGAACCTTCTTCGTGTGTGGGCTGGGCTTCGAGGATTTCACGGGGCTGACCGATGAGCAGATCGAAAAGTACAAGGCACTCTTCTGGGAGCCGGAGATCTTCATCCCGACACCGAACGGCATGGTGGTACTTCACATCATCGACTGAAAAAACGGCGGGGCTGCCCTTCACCGGGCAGCCGAATGCCGAAAGGAGAAATTACATGGATATCAGTTACACATTTGAACAGATGGATCGTAACATCTACGAACGCAAAAGCAATGGTCAGAAGTCGGGCTACAGCCTCGGTGCAAGAAAAGCTCTGTGGAACTACAAGGACAGCAAGCGTCACAACAGCAGCGAATTTGAGGTCACCGACCTTCCGAGCGAGTCCGACATGGAGGATTTTCTCTCCACGCTACGCATCGCAAAAGTTACAACCTTCGTGGTCACTGCAAAAAGCACCGCACTGATCGAGGCGCTCCACCAGATGCGCAGGCTTGGATGCACGGTCTACGGGCTGGATACCATTACCCGCAACGATACGGAATACCACGTCATGGATGACTACGAGGTCGAAGGCATCCGCATTATGTTGTGAAATCATAAGGGCAGAGCTACGGTTCTGCCCCACCTCCGCACCGGTTTCCGGTGCTGTTTTTGTCCGTCATAATATGTACAATTCCTGCGGAAATACGCCGATCTTGTTCTGTACATTTAGCCGCTTGATAGTTTTCCAAAGGTATGGTAATATGTGACACAACGGAAGGGCAAAGCCCACCGGAATACAGAACACGGAGGAATCCACCATGAACTTTTTTGAAACTGAGCTGAAGAAGATGACCGCGAAGGTCGCCGCCCTGAAGAATCCCAAGCTGGTCGGCAGAGCCTGCATTGCCCGCCTGACTGACACGACGACGGTCAAGGCAACCTTTACAACGCTTGGGGTTTCGGAGCATTACCCTGCGATCCGGATCACGCTCCTGAACAGAAGCGAGGGTAAGATTGACGAGATCGTCATTCGCTTTAGCGACCACTGGACAGGCAAGGATGCCATTCACGCATGGACAGACCGCGGAAAAACCGATTGGTACGCCTACCACCCAACCGCAGCGGACTACACCAAGATCGCAAAGGCGATCAGCGACTACCTTGAAAACTTCGCCGACTGAAAACCGAGCCGCCCTTCTCCGGAGGGGCGGCATCCCTGAAAGGAGCGCATACATGGATACCAAAACAGAAAAGGCACTGGAGCAGATCGCAATGGAAGAGAGCCTTGTGCTTGCGGAGCACGGCGGGCTAGACTTCCGGGGCATCGACAACGACCTCGCTGAGGTCAGCATTATGACGCTCCGCATGATGCTGGCAAGAGCCTACGAGCTGGGCAGGAACATCAAGCCCTGATTCGCGCCACGTTCGCCCGTGTGGGGGCTTACGGTATTTCTGCGGATCACTTGACCATGCGGATAACCGCCCCACACGGCGCGTTCTGGCGCGTTTTACGCAGTCCGGCAAAAGCACCAGAACACAGACGCCATATTCGTGCAGTATTCCACTTGAATTTAGCCGCAAAAGACGGTAACATTGGACTACCGCCGGGGCTGCTGCCCTGCGGAATCTACACATTGGGAGGTCCTGATATGGACAAAAACTTGATCGAATACTTTGATATTGTCAAGGAATCGTACATCGACAAGGATGGGAACGAGATCCCCGGCGCTCTGAATGAAGGTGCAATTCACGCGGTACACTGCTTCGACAACAGCCTGCTGGACGAAGCCGATCGCTTTGAGGTTGCGGAACTTCCGAGGGCTGATCAGGCGGATGACTTCCTCGACATTATCAAGCATTCGGGCGTAAAGGAGATCGCCGTGACTGCAGAAGAAGGACTGCTCGCCTTTTTGCAGGCCGCCTACTCGTTCGGCTGCAAGGTCGGCGGTGTATGCAATGTGGTCCGTCACCCCTACAGCAATGTGCCGCCGACGGTCATGCGCGGTATCCTCGTTCAGTTCTGATCCGCAGTTATCACGAGCACAGCCCCTTCCAAGGGGCTGTTCTCAATACGGCCCTCTGGTTTGCGCCACGTTCGCTTGTGTTGGGGCTTCCGGCATTCTTGCGGATAACTTGCCCGAGCGAAAAGGCGCCACACACGGCGCGTTCTGGCGCGTTTTACGGCAAGGCATATTGTACACAACAAACCACCAAATATAGCCCGAAATGATCGTGATCACTCACTATTGCTATATGTGCGAAACAGAGTTATACTGTTTACAACGGAACAGGATACCGAGCCGAAAATTACGAAAGAACGAGGTAAACACGATGTGGACACAGGGCGTTATCAACTATAACGGGAAGGCTTACCGCTACAGCGTAAAGCACTTCGAGGAGCCGAGCGTCTTTGGGTACGAGGAGGGCAGAGCCTCGAAGATCTGGATCCAGCGGGACGGCATCGAGGTTTTCAACTTCGACCGGGGCATGGACAGAGAGCCGGCAGACGCAGATACCAAGGCAGTCCTTCAGATGCTCCTCGACAAGTTCAACTGAGCAGAACAAACGGCGGGCGGCAGCAAAAAGCCGCCCATCCGTCCCACAGTAAGGAGGTGAAGCGGATGGGAGCGATCAGTGAGTTATACCGTGGCAGGATCAGCGCACCGACAGACATCAAGGTCAGGGCAGATCAATACGCTGAACTGAATGCCCGTGCAGATACGCTGTACTGTCAGATTTCAGATGCGCTGACGGCAGATACGGGGAGTGCGTTGGAGGAACTCATCGACATACACCGGCAGATGGAATCGATCACCTCGGAGGACAGCTACACGAGGGGCTTTCGTGCCGGCGCAAGACTGATGCTGGATATGCTGGAGCCATAAACAAGGTACATACTCCTCAGCCCGCTTCGGCGGGCTTTCCTTATCCCATCGTAAAATGTACACTATCCACCAGATAAAAAAGTACATCTCTGGTAGTATTATTCGTTGACTTATCGCCGAAAAGACGGTAATATGTACACAACGCAAGGGGCAAAGCCCACAAGCGAAAAACAACGAGATCTGGAGGAAAAGAACATGATCAGCTACGGAATGGCACTGGCAAGAGCAAAGGCAGCAAAGAGCAACTGGAACGAGGAAGAGTACATCACGAAGGCGGTCATCACCTGGGCGGATGCCGACTACGAGAACGAGCTTGAGATCGAAAACGACGGCTGCAGCGACGAGGAGTTCGAGGCTTGGATCGAGCAGAACGCCGAGGAGCTTGCAAAGAAGGCGGCCGCCGAGCAAGGCACGACCTTCGAGGAGCTGGTAGGCATCGACTACGAAACGGACACCTACGACGATGACGAGGCCTTTTACGACGCCTACCTTGACGCCTGCGACGCCGAGGGAGACTACTACAGGGAGATGGGCTGGTAAGCAGCCCACCCCATTACATACAGCAGCGGAGCCGAGAGGTTCCGCTTTTGTTTGTCAGAAAAACTGTCTTGTGGACAGTTTTCGGGCCATGAGAATTTGAAAGGAGTGATGCAGATGGCTCAAAGAGGCAGAAAACCAAAGCCCACAGCGATCAAAGAGCTGGAAGGCAATCCGGGCAAGCGTCCGCTGAATGATGCAGAACCGAAGCCTGTAAAGAAAGCACCGCCCTGTCCGAAGTGGCTGGAGCCCGAAGCGAAAAAGGAATGGCGCAGGCTGTCGAAACAACTTGAAGCGATCGGTGTGCTGACCGAGGTAGATCAGGCGGCATTCGCATCTTATTGTCAGGCATACGCCCGTTGGAAGGAAGCCGAGGAATTCATGACGCAGCACGGCACGATCGTAAAAACAAAATCCGGCTACTGGCAGCAAGTGCCGCAGGTCAGCATTGCACAGACCTATCTGAAAATCATGAACAAGATTGCGGAGCAGTTCGGTCTGACCCCGGCGGCAAGAAGCCGTATCACTGCCGGTGCAGATATGAAGGACGCTGCCGTTGACGATATGGATGCACTTCTGGGAGGTGGATGATGGCAAGACCAGCAAAAGCAAGAGAAAGACCCGCGAACTACCCGAAACTCACCGACTATCAGCCCACCCGTTTCATGCTGCCGGAATCACACTACGATGAGGCAAAGGCGGACAGGGCTGTTCGTTTTATCGAAAACCTCTGCCACACCAAAGGTCGCTGGGCGGGTAAACCGTTCTGGCTCTTGCCGTGGCAGGAGCAGATCATCCGGGATATATTCGGCATCGTCAAAGAGGATGATACCCGGCAGTTTCGCACGGCATATGTCGAAATACCCAAGAAAAATGGAAAGCAGCTTGCATTGGATACACCGATCCCGACACCGCAGGGGTTCACTAATATGGGGGATCTGAAGGTCGGAGATACTGTATTTGATGAAAACGGCATCCCGTGTCATGTGGTTGCAAAAAGCCCTGTGGATGATACAGAAAAGGCATACAAGCTGACCTTCAAGGACGGTACTTCGATCATTGCCGGTGAACGGCACCTGTGGAACTGTCAGTATATTTACGGCAAGCGTAAGGATGTCCTCTGGACAACCGGCGAGATCTACCGCAGAACATCGGAATACAGACAACGGTTTTCAGACAGACCTCAGTCAAAGCGGGATTCCCTGATCCGAATCCCTGTGTCCGGTGTCCTTCAGACCGCAAGGGCTGAACTGCCGATTGATCCGTATCTATACGGCTACTGGCTCGGAAACGGCAATGCAACCAAGCCGGAGATCACCGCCCGGACGGAAGATGTCGAGGACATTATCTCGTTTATTCCGTATAAGGTACACAACCGCTATCCACAGAAATGCGGCGGCAGTGAGATCGTGAAGTACAATGAATTGAAAGCGGTGCTGCTCGGCGGCTTCCGTGAAAAAAAGATTCGGTCAGAATATCTGAGGGCATCCGCAGAGCAGCGATGGGCATTGCTGCAAGGTCTGATGGATTCAGATGGCTGTATCGGTGAACGCAAGGGGCAGAGCGTGTATGTCACAACGCTGCGAGAGCTGGCACTTTCCGTCAGAGAACTGCTGTGGTCGCTCGGAATCAAAAACGCTGTAAAATGCGAGCCTTCTACACGGCACGGGTGGCCGACCGGAGAGATTTTGTATATCGTCCGATTTACCACCTTTGAAGATCAGCCGACATCAAGGCTGAAACGCAAATACACACGCACACGGGCGCGGGTAAAAGAAACTCGCTCCTGTTTTCATTATCTGCTGGATATTCAGCCTGTGGATCATCCCGTGAAAATGCAGTGTATTCAGGTGGACAGTCCGAGTCACCAATATCTCGCAGGAACGTCATTTGTGCCTACGCACAATAGCGAGCTTGCGGCGGCGATCGCACTGTATCTCTTGTACGCCGATAACGAGCCGTCCGCCGAAGTCTACGGTGCTGCCGCTGACCGACAGCAGGCTTCTATCGTTTTTGACGTTGCAAAACGAATGGTGGAAATGACGCCGGCGCTTCTCAAACGTTCCAAGATCATGGCGGCGACAAAGCGTCTGGTAAACTACAGTAATGTCGGCTTTTATCAGGTGCTTTCGGCGGAGGTCGGTACCAAGCACGGTCTGAATGTATCCGGTCTGGTGCTTGATGAGCTTCACGCGCAGCCGAACCGCAGCCTTGTGGATGTTCTGACAAAAGGCTCCGGTGATGCGAGAACGCAGCCGCTGTACTTTCTGATTACGACAGCGGGAACGGATAGAAATTCAATCTGCTACGAATATCACACCAAAGCAAAAGATATTCTGGACGGCAGACGCATCGACCCGTCCTTCTATCCCGTGATCTACGGACTGAATGATGACGATGACTGGAACGCGGAGGAATCGTGGTACAAGGCAAATCCCTCACTCGGATACACCATCACCATCGACCGTGTGCGGGATGCCCACCGGGAAGCCCTGACCAATCCTGCGGAAGAAAATGTATTCCGTCAGCTGAGACTTGACCAGTGGGTCGGAAGCGCGGTCGCATGGATTCCGGAGCATATCTACGACAGAGGAAATCTGCCGATTGATTTGGAATCCTTGCGGGGACGGGAGTGCTATGCGGGACTGGATCTTTCCAGCACATCAGATATCACTGCATTTGTTCTGGTGTTTCCGCCTCTGACCGAGGGCGATAAATACATCGTTGTTCCTCACTTCTGGCTGCCGAGAGAAACCCTTGACCTGCGTGTCCGGCGCGATCATGTGCCATACGATGTTTGGGAACGCATGGGCTTGTTTCATGTGACTGAGGGCAATGTGGTGGATTACAATTTCGTGCGGAAAACGATCAATGAGCTGCACACGGTGTATAACATCAAGGAGATCGCTGCCGACCGCTGGAATGCGACACAGCTTATCACAGATCTGATCGGAGATGGATTCACAGTCGTGCCGATGGGCATGGGATTCAAGGATATGTCGCCCCCGATGAAGGAATTGTACAAGCTGCTGCTCGAAGGCAAATTCATCCACGGCGGCAATCCCGTTCTCAGATGGATGGCAGGAAATGTGGTCGCTGAAATGGATGCGGCAGAGAATATCAAGCCATCCAAGAAAAAGTCAACAGAAAAAATCGACGGCATTGTCGCATGGATCATGGCGCTTGACCGAGTGATACGCCATGAAATGCAGGGCAGTGTCTATGACGAACCCGATCATGACCTGATCGTTTTGTAGGGGGTGATGACTATGAGACACCAGATTAGCGACCTGTATCAAATGCAGTCGCTATCACTGGAAAGCAAGATCATCATGACACAGCACCGCATTCGTGGGTGGTACGACCATTACGATGGCGATGTGTATGTCAGCTTTTCAGGCGGTAAGGACAGTACGGTACTTCTGGATATTGCGCGGAATACGCCGGGCGTTTATGATGTACCCGCTGTCTTTGCGGATACCGGACTGGAATTCCCTGAGATCAGGGAGTTTGTTCGCACCTTCGATGATGTGACCATTGTCCGCCCGAAGATGAATTTCCGACAAGTGATCCAGAAGTACGGCTATCCGGTAGTTTCCAAAGAAGTGAGCCGCCGTGTGCAGTATGCACGGAAAGCTATCGCAGAAGGCAGAGAACAGAATCACGGTGATTATCAAAAGCTGTGTGGTCTGGCGCTGGATAAAAACGGCAATAAAAGCCAATACAACTGCGAAAAATGGAAGTTCCTTCTCGATGCGCCGTTCCGATGTTCCTCGGAATGCTGCAGCGTCATGAAGAAAAATCCCATGAAGCAGTACGAAAAGGAGACCGGCAGAATGCCGATTGTAGCGACGATGGCTTGTGAAAGCCGACTGCGCAAAGAACACTGGCTGATCCACGGCTGCAACGCCTTTGATGCGAAACGTCCTCGCTCTCAGCCCATGTCCTTCTGGACAGAGCAGGATGTTCTCGAATATATCTACACACGAAAGATCCCCTATGCTTCGGTATACGGGGATATTTTTATCGGCGAGGACGGCAAGTACCACACCACGGGCGCACAGCGGACAGGCTGTATGTTCTGTATGTTCGGCTGTCACCTCGAAAAAGAGCCTAACCGTTTTCAGAAACTTGCCGAGACGCACCCGAAAATTTATGATTACTGCATCGGCGGCGGTGCGGAGATGGACGGTGTATGGCAGCCGGACAATCACGGTCTTGGACTTGGAAAAGTCCTGGGGTATATCGGGGTGAATTACGAAAAAACGGCCGATGCAGAAGGAGGATGATACTATGGGCTTTTTGAGCTGGCTCGGCTTCAATAAGCCGAGAGATGCGCCGTCACTGCCGGATATCCGGGACAATGTCCGCGATTCCGGTAATCTGTTTGTATTCGGCATGACGCACAGCGGAGAGCGTGTGGATGAACGAACGGCAATGCAGATCGTTACTGTATACGCCTGCGTGAGACTGCTGTCAAATACTATCGCAGGGCTTCCGCTGCATCTGTACAGATATACAGGTGCCGGTGAGGATAAGGAACGCGCTACCGATCATCCGCTGTACAAGATACTCTACCGACAGCCGAATCCGGAAATGAGTTCATTTTCATTCTGGGAGGCGCTCATGTGCCACCTTTTATTATGGGGCAATGCCTATGCACAGATCGTCCGGGACGGCAAGAATGAGATCCTCGGTCTGTATCCGTTGCTACCGGAAAACATGGAGATCGACCGTGACCCGAAAAGCGGCGACTTGTTTTACACCTACCACGCATACACCGACGAAAAGCCCGGTGAGCATGACAAGGATATCATCTTTCAGCGAGATGAGATACTGCACATCCCCGGTCTGGGATTCAACGGTCTTGTGGGATTTTCCCCCATTGCCATGATGAAAAATGCGCTGGGCGCAGCAATGGCGGTGGAACGTTACGGCAGCGCCTTTTTCAAAAACGGAGCGCAGCCTGCCGGTGTTCTGGAACATCCGGGCGTACTGAAAAATCCGGAAAAGATCCGCGAGAACTGGACGAGAGTGTACGGCGGTTCCCGCAATGCGCACCGAATTGCAGTCCTCGAAGAAGGTATGCAGTATAAACCAATATCGCTGCCGCCGGAGGATTCGCAGTTCCTGTCTACCCGCGAATTCGATGTGGAGGAAATATGCCGAATGTTTCAGGTTCCGCCGCATCTGGTGCAGGATCTGAAGCGCAGCACCTTCAATAACATCGAGCATCAGGGTATCGCATTCGTGCAGTATTCGCTCATGCCGTGGATCATCCGCATTGAAAAAGGCATCATCAAAGATCTTCTGCTGGAGGAGGAACAGGATGTATATTTCCCGAAATTCAATGTGGACGGCCTGATGCGCGGAGATTACCAGAGCAGAATGAACGCTTATGCGATCGGTGTCGGCAACGGCTTTATGTCGCCGAATGATGTGCGCAGGCTTGAAAACATGGATCTCATTCCGCACGATCTCGGCGGCGATGATTATTACCTCAACGGTTCGTATAATAAGCTTCAAGATGCGGGCGCAAGCTACGGTCTGGCACAGTCACAGCAGGAACAGTCAGATGATGAGCCGGATGAAAACGCAAACGATGCTCCGGAAGAAGATACCGACGACAGACTCCTGCGGCAGAAACGCAGGAAATACAGAAAGTGAGGAATGTGAAATGCAGAAATTCTGGAACTGGATTCACGATGACAGCGGCGGCAGGGTGCTGCGGCTGGAGGGACCTATCGACTCGGAGTCTTACTGGGGGACGGAAATTACTCCGCAGGACTTCCGTGATGAGCTGTATGCGGAGGACGGAGATATCACACTTTGGCTGAATAGTCCAGGCGGGAATGTGCGCTCAGATAGGGCGTTGTTAAAAGTAGCTTAAGGTACTACGCTGTAAGATAACACAGCAGCCAACCTGCCTAACCGAAAGGCGAAAGCTGATACGGGAACAGAGCACGGCAGGAAAGCGGTAAGTTGCCTAAAGGCATTCGGGCACGACTGAACCGCAATGGCAAGTGGATATGAGGATAAATCTGGGTCTGGTGAATGTGAGTTTCCAGTGTCCGTTCCCGGGTGGAGAGAAGAAAGTGCCTGAAACTTCTCGCTTGAAGAACAATAATGTAAGTTACCGATTATTGTGTTATCAGATACTTCAAGCCACGTGCAAGAGAACTTGTGCTAACGAAACGAAAGCATATCCGACAATCCACAACACCTATTAACAACGCTAACTGAGGATTACCTAAATCGGAAAGACTGAAAAGTCTATGTGTAATGCCGAAAGGTGATAAATTTCAAGCCGTAAAACGCAAGAAAGATGACACTGAATATCCGACAGGGTAACGGAGTCTCCATAGTAGTCCGAGGACGGTAACGCCGTCTGCATGGCGAAGGGAGACAGTTTGTGTGTACCAAAATCAAAACTTGATTAGAGAGGAAAGCCTCATATGAATTCAACAATAGAGATTTTGGCGAGAATCAACGAAAATTCCCTAAAACATCCCGACGAAGTATTTACACGCCTGTACAGATATTTGCTGCGAGAGGATATTTATTTTATTGCATACAAAAATCTGTACGCAAACAGCGGTGCATCGACCAAAGGAATAAACGATGATACAGCAGACGGGTTCAGCGTGGAATATATCCATTCCATAACCGAAAGTTTGCGGAATGGTACGTATCAGCCAAAACCTACACGCAGAACCTATATTGAAAAATCCAATGGAAAAATGCGCCCGATTAGTATTCCTACTTTTACGGATAAATTGGTGCAGGAAGTCATGAGAATGATTCTGGAAGCGGTATATGAGCCAATTTTCTTAGATGTTTCACATGGATTCAGACCTAACAGGAGCTGTCATACAGCACTGGAACAAATCAAACACGAATTTACAGGAACAAGATGGTTCATTGAGGGTGACATTAAAGGCTGTTTTGACAACATTGACCATGAAACACTTGTCTCCATTGTGAACCGCAAAATCAAAGACGCACGATTTATCCAACTGCTTTGGAAAATCCTGAAAGCCGGATATTTAGAGGACTGGAGATACAACAAAACATTCAGCGGAACGCCGCAAGGCGGTATCATTTCCCCGATTCTTGCTAATATTTACCTGCACGAATTGGATAAGAAAATAATGGAAATCCGCAAGAGATTCTATAAACCGCGTGAACGCGCATATACTCCGGAATACTCTAAATTACAGCATGAAATACGCGCCATTAAAACAAAAATCAGCCGTGCAGATGGAGAAGAAAAGGCAGAGTTGATAAGGGAACTGAAAAAAGTCCGAAAACGACAAAGAAGCACACCTTGTGTCTCACAGACAGATAAACGCCTATCATATGTCCGCTATGCAGATGATTTTATCATTGGTGTAGTCGGCAGCCGAGAGGACTGCGAACGAATCAAACAAGAATTGACAGAATATGTTGCAGGAGAACTAAAAATGGAACTGAGTGCAGAAAAGACGCTCATTACACACAGCAACAACAAAGCGCGGTTTTTAGGCTATGACATTCGAGTGCGCAGAGACAGCAAGGTAAAAAAGACAAAGGCAGGACGTAAAGTCAGAACCCTGAGCAACAAAGTAGAACGCACAGTTCCCATAAAAGACAAAATTGAAAAATTCCTTTTTTCTCACGGTATTGTCTACCTGAAAAATGGAAAACTCACGCCATGCCACAGGAACAGACTGCTGCACTTGACAGACCTTGAAATAGTGACCGCATATGGTGCAGAAATCAGAGGCATTTGCAATTACTACAATCTTGCCAGCAACTACTTGGATTTGCATTATTTCTGTTACCTTATGGAGTACAGCTGCCTGAAAACACTTGCCGCAAAGCATAGAACGAGTCTAAAAAAGATTCGGAATAAATATGCCAATGGTAAGAAATGGGGCGTACCCTATGAAACCAAAAAAGAACAGAAAATCGCAGCACTTCCCACACAAGCAGACTGCGCAAATGTCAAGAACGGAACGGATACCATCCCGATATTGACAATACAACATCTACACAGTCGTACAAAATTCGAGGACAGGCTTAAAGCAAGAAAATGCGAACTTTGTGGCAGTGAGGACAGCGAGCATTTCGAGATTCATCACGTAAACAAAGTGAAAAATCTCAAAGGGAAAACACTCTGGGAACAAATTATGATAGCCAAAAGGCGAAAAACACTTGTGGTATGTCGGGAATGCCACAAGAGAATTCACGGGAAACAAAGTTGATTGAACGCAAATGGAGAGCCGGATACTCCGAGAGGGGTAAGTCCGGTTCGGAGGGGGGCTTGTGTAAACCTACTGTAGCAATACAGCAAGGCGACACTTGCCTACCCTACGTGTTCGCCGCAGCAGAAATCTACACGATGATTCGGGATTATCCGCACAACGTTACTGTCAGAATTGCAAGTATCGCGGCTTCTGCTGCGAGTGTGATCGCAATGGCAGGAAATACCGTGCAGATGTCTCCGACCGCGCTCCTGTTTGTGCATGACCCGTCCACAATTGCGATGGGAAACGCCAAGGACATGGAAAAAGCAATCGCAACGCTCAATGAGATCAAGGAAAGCATTATCAACGCATATGCAGCAAAAACGGGGCTTTCCCGAAATAAAATCTCAAAGCTCATGAGCGATGAAACGTGGATCAATGCAAAAAAGGCGGTCGAGCTGGGCTTTGCGGATGAGATTCTCTTTGACGAAAGGCCGGAACCGGACAAGAAGCAGGATGAGCCTGACGATCCGGACGAGCCTGAGAAGCCCGATGAGGAAGGCGGTGACGATGAGGGCGATGAAAAGAAAGAGACCGAAAAGAAGCCGTTCAAGCTGGACACCGGCGATGCCCTTTGGGAGTACAGTACCCGTGTCATGGGACAGACCATTCTGGGAAAGATCACCGCTTCCGCTGAATCCGAGGACACAGAGCCGCCCGCTGACCGCAAGGCAGATGATGCACCGAAACCTTCCGAGGAAGGGGTAACTGTTACTGTGCCGGATATGCCTGTGATCGGCATGGACGGTAAAACCGCAGACGGCGCAATGCCGTATGAAATTCTGAAACAGCAGCTTGCTTTTCTTAGATAAGCAGGCTGTATTTTTATGACCGCCGGAGTTTTACCTCCGGAGAATAGGAGAAAAGATATGAGTAAGATCATGGAACTTCGCAGCAAGCGTAATACCCTGTGGGAGCAGACAAAGGCATTCCTCGAAAAGCACCGTGGTGAGAACGGTCTTGTTGAGGCTTCCGCAGTGGAGCAGTACAACAAAATGGCTGGTGAGGTGCAGGCACTCGGCGCAGAGATCGAGCGTCTTGAGCAGCAGGCAGCACTCGATGCGGCGCTTTCCGCACCGACCAGCAAGCCTGTCACCAACGCTCCCGGCACAAAGAATACGCCGCCCACCAACCCGACCGCAACCGACGAGTACAAGTCCGCCTTCTGGGATATGATCCGCAACAAGGGCGATCAGCTTGCAGTCCGCAATGCACTCTCTGTCGGCGAGGACACCGAGGGCGGCTACACTGTGCCGGACGAGTTCGAGCGCCGTCTGATTCAGGCTCTCGAAGAGAACAACATCTTCCGTCAGATGGCGACCGTCATCAAGACCAACAGCGGTACTCGCAAGATCCCTATCGCCAACGATACGATGGAGGCGCAGTGGATCGATGAGGGTGAGGAGATCCCGGAGACCGACACTCGTTTTGGTCAGACCACGCTCTCGGCATACAAGCTGGGTACGATGATCAAGATCTCGAACGAACTGCTTCACGATTCCGCCTTCGACCTCGCAAGCTATATCGCTGTACGCTTCGGTGTGGCAATGGGCAATGCGGAGGAGCGTGCGTTCTTCACCGGTGACGGCGATAAGAAGCCCCTCGGTATCCTCGATGAGACCGGCGGCGCAGAGCTGGGCGTGACTGCGGCATCCCAGACGGCGATCACCTTCGATGAGGTGTTCGACCTGTACTACAGCCTCAAGAGCCCCTACCGCAGGAATGCACAGTTCGTCTGCAACGAGACCATCCTGCTTCAGCTCATGAAGCTGAAGGACAAGAACGACAACTACCTCTGGAAGCCGTCGCTCGACATCGCAAAGCCGGATACACTGCTCGGCAGACCGATCCGCACCTCTTCTTTTATGCCGGGTATCGCAAAGGGCGAGCGTGTGCTGCTCTTCGGTGATATGAAGAATTATTGGGTCGCTGACCGTCAGAACCGCACCTTCCGCCGTCTGAACGAGCTGTATGCCCGCACCGATCAGGTCGGCTTCCTCACCACACAGCGTGTGGACGGTCGTCTCATCCTGCCGGAGTCTGTGAAGGTTCTCAAGATGGCAGGCACCAAGTCCAACACCACGGGCGGCGGCACGACTGGCGGTAACACCGGCGGCAACGGCTGATAAGAACGGAGGGCAGATAAGTGAATCTGATCTCACTGCCTGAAACAAAAAATTACCTCCGTGTTGACCACTGTGAGGATGACAAGCTCATCCTCACTCTGATCGATACGGCGCAGCGGCTCGTGATGGATGTGGGGCGCATGAATGAAAAGCAGTTAGCGGAAAATGAGGAAACCTCCCGGCAGGCTATGCTGTATACTGTTTCTTACCTCTATGAAAACCGCAATACTGCTGATTATCATGCGCTGACGTTGACACTCAGGGCGCTGTTATTCGCACAGAGGGAGGGCATCGTCTGATGGAGATCGGGAAACTGAATCAGCGGATCGCCATCCTCGAAAATCATGTCAAAAAAGATGCTATCGGAAATCACAAAGCCCGGTGGGAGGAGGTTTTCTCTCTCTGGGCTTCTGTGACGGTATCCAATACCGTGGGCGGTGCAACTGAGGAGACCAATACCGGAGTGACCAGAGAGATACAAAAGATCGAGGTCATTATCCGGCAGACTCCGCAGACAAAGCGCATGGCATCGACTGCGTACAAGATCCGTTTTGATGGGATCGGCTACGACATCAAGGGCATTGTGCCGAATTATCAGACGCAGGACTATATGAAGCTGATCTGCGAATCACGAAGGGCTGGTGCAAAGGATGACATCTATTGACGATATGGCTGCGGAGATCATGGAGGGCTTGTCGGAGTACGCAGAGCTTGCGGATACAGCAATGAAAAAAGCAGTCCGCAAGACTGCGACTGCCGTCAAAAACGAGATCTCTGCAAACGCCCCTGTGAAATCCGGACGTTATAAGCGTAGCTGGACGACCAAGAAAACCAAGGAAAACAGCCACACGCTGGAAATGACCGTCCACAGCAAAGACCGCTATCAGATCGCACATCTGCTCGAACACGGTCATGCGAAACGAGGTGGTGGTCGTGTAGCAGCTATCCCGCATATTGCACCGGCAGAAACGCATGGTGAGGAAATGCTGGAATCCCTCATCGAAAAGGCACTGTCATAAGGAGGGGCATTCGTGACCTACGAGGAAATCAATGAAATGATGCAGGAGATCGGGCTGCCCTTTGCGTATCATCACTTCGCAGAGGGTGAAAGTCCGGAGCCTCCGTTCACGCTTTTTCTGTCGCCCGGTGAAAATACATTCGGTGCGGATGACTTGATGTATGTCAGCTTCAAGCGGCTTCACATCGAGCTTTACACCGATGAAAAATCCCCAGATACGGAGGAGCGTGTGGAGGAAGTGCTGCATCAGCACAATATCTATTACACAAAAACTGAGGTCTGGATAGAGTCCGAAAAGCTCTATGAAGTCCTTTATACAATGGAGGTATGAATATGGCTCTGAAGAAAAACAAGGTCAAGTTCGGTCTGAACAAGGTTCACTGGGCAAAGATCACGGCATGGAGCGATAACGGCGTTCCCACGTTCGCAACGCCTGTGCGCCTGCCCGGTGCGGTCTCGCTGAGCATCGACGCCAACGGCGAGAACGACAATTTCTACGCTGACAACACCGTTTACTACGTCATCAACAACAACGCCGGCTACGAGGGCGATCTGGAGGTGGCGCTCATCACCACCGACTTTGCAACGACGATCCTCGGCGAACAGCTCGACAGCAAGGGCGTCCTGGTGGAGCGCAATGATGCGGAGACTTCGCAGTTCGCACTGCTCTTTGAGTTTGACGGCGACAAGAACCACATCCGTCATGTGCTGTACTGCTGCTCGGCAAGTCGTCCTGCGACTGAGGGTCAGACCACCGAGGAGAGCAAGGAGGTCAAGACCGAAACGCTGTCTCTGAAGGCATCTGCGCTGCCCAGCGGTCTGGTGAAATCCAAGACCTGTGAGAGCACGGATGAAACCACTTACAACAACTGGTACAACTCCGTGTATATCCCCACGGCGGCGACCACCAACAGCACCGGCACCAAGACCGCAAGCACCACCAAGGCATCCACCACTGACTGATTCGGAGGAGAAAAATATGGCTATCAAGAAGATCATCACCGTTGACGGCATCGAAGTCCCGTTCAAGGCGAGCGCAACGCTGCCTCGCCTGTACCGTGCCAAGTTCCGCAAGGATATCTTCAAGGACTTCTCTGCACTGAAGACCTCTGTTGACGAGAGCGATGAGGAAAACTCCGGTCTCGGTATCGAGAGCCTGGAGGTCTTTGAGAATATCGCATGGACAATGGCAAAGCACGCCGATCCGCAGGGCGTTCCGGACAGCCCGGACGAGTGGCTGGAGCAGTTCAACACCTTCTCGATCTACGAGGTACTGCCGCAGCTCTTTGAACTGTGGGGCGTGAACCTGGAGACGCAGGCAGAGTCAAAAAAAAATCTCGCCCAGTTGACCGCGAGATGACAACGCCGCTGTTCCTTCTCCGATGTGTGCAGATCGGGCTGAGTTTATCTGACCTTGATCTGCTCACCATCGGAATGGTCAACGAAATGTTCATTGAAAAGGATAATGACGACTATGATTACCCCTATAAAGCAACTCAGGCGCAGATGGATGCCTTTTAATGCACTCCGTGTGTCACTCTATCCTCTACCTCGGCTCTTTTTCCATCGTTAAAACGGTCGAGAGAGCCGACGAGGTAGCCCGTGATGCGGCGTACCCGGTCAAACGGGATATCTGCAAACTCATATTTCAGGTCTACAAAGTCGCCGTCCGGTGTGATCGTCATTTTATTGATGATCTTATTGGGATATAGTTCTTTTGCACGAGCGATATATGTGTCAATTTCCTGCTGAGGGATCTGCTGTCCGATTACTTCTATTTTCATTTTATATTCACCTACAAGTTCAGTATTTCATAGTAAAGCCCCTACCGGAACACAGAGGTGGTTGCATTACCCGGCAGGAGCTATAACTATTATAATGTATATCTTTGAAAAAGTCAACTGAAAAATGGGAGGTGATATCGCATGGCAAACAGAATCAAGGGTATTACCGTTGAGATCGGCGGCGATACCACAAAACTCAGCAAAGCACTTGAGGGTGTCAACAAAAACATCCGAAACACGCAGACACAGCTAAAAGATGTAGAAAAGCTGCTGAAGCTCGATCCGACAAATACGGAACTGCTGTCGCAGAAACAGCGATTGCTTGCCGATGCCGTATCATCGACCAGTGACAAGCTCGAAACGCTGAAAAAAGCAAGCGAACAGGCGGCAAAGACCAAGGACAATTACGATGCTTGGAAGGCGAAATACGATCCGCTGAAGCAGAAGATCACTGAGACGGAGACCAAACTCGCTGACCTGAAAGAGCAGGCAAAAACTGCCGATGAGCAGCTTGCAAAGGGCGAGATCTCGCAGGAGAAATATGATGCACTGCAAAGGGAGATAAAGGAAACGACAGATGAACTGTCCGGACTGAGACAGCAGGCTAAGGATGTGTCTGATGAATTCGGACATCCGATCTCACCGGAGCAGTACGATTCCCTTCAGCGTGAAATTATCGAAACAGAACAGGAGCTTCAGAACCTACAGCGTGAAGCGGACAACTCCCGCACGGCACTTGTGAAGATCGGTGAAGCCGGCGAGTCGATGGAAAAGGTCGGTGACAAGATCGCAGGTGTCGGCACCAACCTGACTAAATATGTGACCGCCCCGATTCTCGGATTGGGTACTGCTGCCGTGAAAACGACGGCGGATTTTGATGCTTCCATGAGCAAGGTCTCCGCTGTGTCCGGTGCGACCGGTGAGGATCTGGAGGAGCTTCGTGCCAAAGCCCGTGAGATGGGCAGTCAGACGAAATTCTCCGCATCAGAAGCCGCCGATGCCATGAACTACATGGCGATGGCGGGTTGGAAAACAACGGATATGCTCGACGGTGTTGAGGGTATCATGAACCTTGCCGCCGCATCTGGCGAGGACTTGGCGACCACATCGGATATCGTCACCGATGCTTTGACGGCACTCGGCATGAGCGCAGAGGATTCGGCACATTTCGCAGATATTCTGGCAGCGGCATCGAGTAATGCCAATACCAATGTGTCGCTTATGGGCGAATCGTTCAAGTTTGTTGCACCTGTGGCGGGTGCGATGGGCGCATCTGCGGAAGACTTGTCTATTGCGCTGGGGCTCATGGCGAACAGCGGTATCAAGGGCTCTCAGGCGGGTAACAGCTTGAAAAATGCACTGGTAAACCTTGTCAAGCCGACCGATAAACAAGCTGCGGCGATGGAAAACCTCGGCCTTATCACAACGGAAACGGTCAATGTGATCGACCAGGCAGAAGTTGACAAGGCAATGGCGAAGGTCGAGAGCAAGACCATCGACGTGCAGAAAGCGCAGATCGCATACAACGATGCTGTGGAGAAATACGGCGCGGAATCCTCGCAGGCGCAGACCAAAATGCTGAATCTGCAAAAGGTCGAAAATGCCCTGACCGCTGCGCAGGAGGAACTGACCAAAGCGCAGCAAGGCACAATTGAAACCGTCAGCACCGGGCAGTCTGCTTTTGTGGATGAGTACGGCAACATGAAATCGCTCGGCGAGATCATGAACATCCTGCGGCAAAACCTCGGCGCGGTCAATGTTGACCTTGTGGACAGCGAGGGCAATCTGCGTGAATATGATGACATCATCGCAGAGCTGGAATCGACCGAAGAAGGTCTGACGCAGGCAGAACAGCTCAAAAATGCGGCGATCATTTTCGGCAAGCAGAACCTCTCCGGCATGATGGCGATCATCAATGCGACCGAGGAGGACTATAACAAACTGACCGATGCAATCTACGGCTGCGAAGGTACTGCACAGAATATGGCGGAAACCATGCAGGATAATCTCAGCGGTCAGCTCACCATTTTGAAGTCGCAGCTTCAGGAGCTTGCGATCAGTTTTGGCGACCTGCTCATGCCGACCATTCGTGCGATCGTCAGCAAGATTCAGGCGTTTGTGGATAAGCTGAATGCGCTGTCTCCGGCAACCAAAGAAACCATTCTAAAAATCGCACTGGTAGCGGCGGCGCTCGGACCGCTGCTTGTCGGCATCGGCAAAACGATCTCCACGGTCGGCAAGCTGATGCAGCTCATTTCCAAAATGCCGCAGATCATTGCAAGCTGTAAAGCCGTATTTGCAAAGCTTGGCGCGGCTATCGGAGGCATATCCGCACCTGTGGTCGCTGTTGTTGCGGTCATCGCTGTACTGATCGCCGCTTTCAAGCACCTGTGGGATACAAATGAAGATTTCCGGAACAAGATCACGGCGATCTGGAAGCAGATCAAGGGTGCATTTGAAAAGCTGACCTCTGGTATCGTGGACAGGCTCAACGGTCTGGGATTTGACTTCAAAAACATCGGTGAAGTCATCCATGCCGTGTGGGAGGGGCTGTGCAATTATCTCGCACCTGTCTTTGAAACGACTTTCAAGATCATCGCTGATGTGCTGTCGGCGGCGGTGGATATTATCCTCGGCATTGTCGATGTATTCATCGGCATTTTCACCGGCGACTGGGACAAGGCGTGGACAGGAATCAAGGAGCTTTTCTCCGGCATCTGGGATGCTATTGTGGGTATTCTGGACGGCGCACTGAACCTGCTCTGTAACCTGTTCGGCACGGATCTCGAAACGGTTAAGTCCTTCTGGACGGATGTCTGGACAAACATCAAGGCGTTTTTCGTGAATATCTGGAACAGCATTACCGGCTTTATTACCGGTGTGCTGAATGGCATCAAGACCTTTTTCACGAACGTCTGGACTACGATCAAGGACTTCTTCGTGGGCATCTGGACGGCGATCTACAACAGTGTGGCGGAAAAGATCGAGCTGATCCGGTTCGTCATCACGACCGTTTGGAACGCCATTTATACAACGATCAGCACGGTGCTGAATGCGATCTGGTCGGTCATCACAACTGTATGGCAGACGATCTACGACATCATCTCTCCGCTGCTGGACGCTTTCCGCTACCTGTTCGAGACGATCTTCGAGGCGATTCAGATCCTGATCGGCAGGGCGATGGACTGGGTACACGAAAAGATCACGGCGATCTGGAATGCAATTGTGGCTTTCCTGACTCCGATTTTGGAAGGCATTTGTGACTTCTTCCAGACCATCTGGAATGCGATCAGCACGACCGTTTCTACGGTGCTGGATGCGATCTACAATGTCATTATGACGGTGTGGAACGCTGTATCCGGCTTCATTTCGTCTGTGTTGAATGCGATCTGGTCGGTGATCTCCAGCATCTGGGACAGCATCCACCGCCACATTTCCAATACACTGAACGCCATTTATGCGGTCGTTTCAAGTGTATGGAATACGGTCAGCGGATTTATTTCCGGTGTGCTGAATACGATCTTCGGCACGGTCTCCTCCGTATGGAACAGCATCAAGACCACCATCACAAACGTAATGAACGCTGTTAAGACGGCAGTTTCTAACATCTGGGACAGCGTGAAAAATGCCGTGACGCAGAAGATCACGGCGATCAAGAATACCATCGTGGGCGGCTTTAATGCCGCTGTCAGCTTCATCAAAAATCTTGCATCGCAGGCATTCCAGTGGGGCGCAGACATCATTGACGGTATCGTCGGCGGCATCAAGAACTGTATCGGCAAGGTGTCCGATGCGGTCAGAGGTGTGGCGGATAAGATCCGCTCGTTCCTGCACTTCTCCGTGCCGGACGAGGGGCCGCTGGCGGATTTCGAGAGCTGGATGCCGGACTTCATGAACGGTCTGGCGGAAGGCATCAACGCCAACGCAAGTGTTGTGACCGATACGCTGACCAATTTCGCCAACGGTGTGACCGAGACGGTCAAGAACATCATCACCAAGACGCTGGACGGTATTGTGAATATCACTTCTGGCTTTATGGATCAGGTGTTCGCAGTCATCAAGACGGTATGGGACGGTGCAAAAAAGACCATTGATACGGTGATGAACCAGATCATAACTGGTGTTACGGGTGGTTGGAAAAATATCGTTTCTACGATTAAAACGGCACTTGAAAATATCAAAACAGTCATCACCACAACTTGGAAAGCCGCGGCGACTGTCATCGAATCTGCGTTGAACGGTATCAAAAAGATCGTGACGGCGGTCTGGGCGGCGCTCAAAACGCTCATCAACACTGGGCAGCTTGACATCAAAAATGTGATCTCGACAACGTGGGGCGCTGCGAAGGACGTTGTGAATGATGTGCTGAGTGCGATCAGAACCGTGGTGCAGTCTGTCTGGAACGCAATGCCTGACATTGTGCGAAACCCGATGAATCAGGTAAAGGACGCAGTGCTGTCTATCTGGGACGACATCCGGGACGGCATCGGCGACCGGCTCGGCGGTGTGCGTGATGCTGTCAACAATGTCATGGGTGCGGTCTATGACGCCGTCATGGACAAGGTGAACAATTCTTGGTCGTGGGGACGTGACCTCATCCAGAACCTCGTCAACGGCATCCGCTATCTGTATGCGGACGTGGTGAACGCCGTTGCGGACGTGGCGAATGCGATCTGGGAGTACCTGCACTTCTCCGTGCCGGAAAAAGGACCCCTGACCACCGTGAATGAGTGGATGCCGGACTTCATGAAGGGGCTGGCAGACGGCATTGACCGAAGCCGAAAATATGTCGAAAAGGCTGTTGAAAGCGTGTCAGGCGCAATGCAGCTCTCCATGCAATCAGGTCTTGAAATGAAACTGGACGGAATTTCAGGTGCAATGCTGGACGGCGGCGCAGGCGGTACTGTCATCAACAATTATAACAACGATAACAGCCGCACAGTGAATCAGACCAATAATAGTCCGAAATCGCTGTCACGGCTGGAAATCTATCGTCAGACGCGCAATGCGCTGAATGTGTGACGGGGTGGGCTTTTGCCTGCCCCAATTATTATATCAGTCCGAATACTACAATTCCTGTTAATGCTGATATGCCAATCAATCCAATGGGAGAAATTCCGTTTTTCAGGAATTTGAGTTTCAGCTTTTTTGAGCCGAAATACAAAACGGCAAGGAAAGCGGTTATCAGTAATGCGGTTATATTCAAAGAATGTTCCTGCTGTGTACGGATGCACTGCTGGATTATCATGAAAACACCAGTTGCAAGAATGATTCCGATGATACAGGGCTTTATACCACGCAGAGCCGCCTGCACATAAGGATTTTTCAGCAGCTTATTCAGCACAAGCATAATCAACAGAATGATTATGAATGACGGCAATGCAACTGCTATTGTGGCAATGACAGCACCAAGAATACCTGCCTGTGAATTTCCGACAAAGGTTGCAAGGTTCACCATGATCGGACCCGGTGTACTTTCACTGACAGCAATCATATACGCCAGTGAATCATCATTCATCCAGTTATTGGACAGGACTGTGTCTCGTATCAGTGGAATTGCACCGTATGCTCCGCCGAATGAGAAAAGTCCTACCTTCAAGAATTCGATAAACAGTTTCCAGTATATCATTTACCTGCGCCTCCTTTTTTCTTAATCATGAAAACAGAGAGGCTTATCACTGCGGCAGCAAGCATCAGCGCAATTGAGGAAATCTTCAATGCAAATATGTCAATCAGCATCATGCAGATAAAAGCGCAGCCCATAATGATGCAGGGAAACGGCTTCTTTTTCATTTTCTTGATCATCTTGATTCCGGCATCCAAAATCAGAATACCCACGGCGCATTTGATACCCATAAAAGCGTGAGATATCCAGCCGATATCGAGATAATTATCCAAGATGGTGGAAATCAGAAGAATGATAATAAAGGACGGGAGAATCATTCCCAGTGTAGCAATCACAGCACCAAGCAGTCCTTTTTGCTTATAGCCAACATAGGTGGCACAGTTTAATGCAATCGGTCCGGGTGTTGATTCAGCAATTATGGTAATGTCCATCATTTCATCGCTTGTGATCCATTTTTTCTTTTCAACGCAGTTGTCTTCAATGATAGATATCATCGCATAACCGCCGCCGAATGTAAACAGTCCGATTTTTGAAAATGTCAGAAACAAGTCTAACAGCAGATTCATATTTTTCGCTCCTTTTGCCTATACCCAATAGAATATTATACACTATCCGCCATGAAAAAGCAAGGAGGTGCAACTATGTTTTTTCGCCTTATTTTAGAAAACGCAAATGGTGACCGAGTGGATATGACCACGACCGCCAACCAGTATATGACCTCAAAGGTTGAAGGCTTGAATCCTCCACCCGGCACAATCAGCACCTCCAGCTATGCCGGCATGGACGGAAGCTATCTGAACAATGCCTTCATCGAAAAGCGGAATGTCGTCATTTCCTTCGAGATGCGGGGCGTGGGCGTAGAAGCCCGCCGTCATCAGCTTTACAAGGTGGTGAAACCGAGCCGCTATGTCAAGGTCTACTACAAAACGGCGGGCATTGATGTGTTCACGGAGGGCTACGTCGAGACCTGCGAGGTGAACAATTTTGAAATGCTGACAACGGGGCAGATCTCCATTCTCTGTCCCGATATTTACTGGTATTCGACCGAATCGGTCATGGCGTACTATTCGCAGATCACCGGCGCTTTCACGTTCCCGTTCCCGACCGAAAGCAACCCGGAGCCTTTTGTGCTGGGTAAGTACAACTCCAAAAACATGATGGAGATCATCAATGACGGCGATGAGACCGGATTTACGCTGGAGATAGAGGCGATCGCCGATGCACGTTCTCCTACGCTCTACAACGCCGACACGGACGAGTACCTGCAAATTTCCGGTGACATCCTCACCGGCGACATCATCACGGTCACGACCAAAACAGGCAACAAGACCGTCACGCTCGACCGTGGCGGTGTCAAGACCAACATCATCAATCGGCTGGTGTCCGGCTCGACTTGGCTCACGCTGCGTGAGGGCAAAAACAGATTCTATCTTCGCGGCACAGGTCTGCAAAATCTGAAAGTGACCATCGTCCACACAAACGCTTATCTGGGGGTGTGATATGCAAATTGAAGTTTACAGAATGGACGCTGAGGCGGACAGCCTGACGATCACCCTCGAAGCAGTGTGTGACAGCTTTTCCTCACTCCTGTGGGATATTGAATATTATCAGTGCGGCAGCTTTGAGGTGTATATCGCAGCCAACCCGGAGAACCTTGCGATTTTTCAGACAGGCAGAATTGTAGGCAGAGATGATGACAGTCAGCATTTCGGCATGATTGAGTCCGTACAAATCGAAACCGATGCAGAGAACGGCGACTACCTGACAGTAAGAGGCAGATTTCTCATGTGCCTGTTGGAGCGCCGCATCATTCATCCGACATACAATGTCACGGCACAGAAGCCATACAGCGATATCATCCGTGAAGTCGTTACACAAAATACGATGCTATCGGATAACCGCCGCATTCCCGGCTTATTACTCGGCGCAGTATCGGGTTCTTGCTGGGAACAGACCACAACGCTGCAAGTATCCTATGAAAACCTGATGGAATGGTTATACACAATCTGCGAGAAGATCGGCGGCACTGCAAATATAAGGCTTGTGAAGGATATCGGTGAGACTTATAAAATGGTGCTTGACCTTGCAGAAGGCACAGACCGAAGTCTGTTGCAGGAGGACAACCCACATATCATTTTCTCCGACGCTTACAGCAATCTGCTGTCTTTTTCCTACGCTTCGGATACTGCAATCACACGCAATTTCGCCTACATCTACGGTCACGGCGAGGGCGCAGAACGGAAGAACACCACATATTGTGTGGATGCCGAGCCGACATATCTCGACCGCTACGAGTTGTATGTGGATGCGAAGGATATCTCCGAGGAGGAACAGGTCGAGGGTGAGACTGTGCCAATTCCGGAGGAGCAGTATATTGCGCTGCTGAAAACAAGAGGCTCAGAAAAACTGGTCGATCCCAAAACTGCATCAGAATCGGAGATCGCCGCCAATTCCACACAGTATGTCTATAACCGTGATTATTATGTCGGTGATTATGTGACAGTCGAGCATAAGCGATTTGGCATGATACAGCCAAAAGTGCAGCTTATCGGTATGATCGAGGCGTTTGACCAGAACGGGCGCAGCCTGACACCGACATTTAAGGAGTGATTTTTATGGCTTTTTCAAGCGGATTTTTCAATTCAAAAGGACTCGACCGAACCTACACAGCCGAGGACTTCACAAGCTATCTGTCGAGCATCATCTGTAACGGCATCCTCGACACCTACGGGCAGATGTTCAAGCTGACGGCGGCAAGCAGCGGTCTGAAAGTAAATCTCGGCACCGGCAAGGCATGGATCAACGGGCATTATTTCATCAACGATGCGAGGTATAGCATCGACTTATCTGAGTATATGGACGAATCCCTGCCGAGATATGTGGGCATTGCAATCTATCTGGATACCACAGAATCCGTCCGCAGCGTCACGCTGAAGCTGTTTCCCGGAACGCCTGCGGAGAGTCCACAGCTTCCCTCTATCCCGCAGGACGCTGACCATGTGCGCCTTCTGATGTATGCCGTGCGCCTGAATCCGGGGGCGACCGAGCTGACGGAGCGTGACTGGTACGACTACCGTGAGGACAGGAACGTCTGCGGCTATTGCAGGTGTATCCTCGGCAAATGCAAGGTGACGGATATGTTGGCACAGCTTGCGCAGATCACGGCGGAGATTCAGGGCTACAATGACACCGTCGCCGAGCTGACCAACAAGGTCGATACGCTCCAGACGGAGGTCGATGACATCATCGGCGGCATCGTGGAGATCGGCTCCTGCGGTGAGAACATCCACTATGTTCTGTACGAGAACGGCAAGCTCCTGCTGCACGGCAGCGGAGAGACATTCGACTACGAGATCGGGCAGTCGCCTTTCTGGGAGAATGAGAATATCAAAAGCCTTGTGGTTTCGGACGGCATTACAAAACTCGGAAACA